CCATGCCATTACTACCAGGAGTATTAAAGGCTCTGACTAAGGGAGGGGCCATTAAAAGTGGATGGAGTACCGGCGGCTCGATGCTATTGAGAGGAGGAGCTTCTCCTCTAATCGGGGCAGGCGTCGGAGGTGCCTACGGGTTTGCCTCTAGCGATTATGACAGCTTCAACTTACGAGCTCAGTCTGGTATTCGCGGAGCGATTGCTGGTGGAGCTATTGGTCTCGGCGTCGGTATGGCAGGAGCTGGATTAGCGGTAAATCGAGCTGTTGGCCAACGCAGAGCTTTAGCCTTGCCTTGGAAGACAAAGAGTTCTCTTCGTCCAGTACAAGAAGCTGCCTCATTTAGCTCGTCAAGTGTTACTGACGATGTAGTCATGGCTCCATTCGACTCTCCTAACCTTACGATGCTCAGAAGCGAAGTCCCTGAGAGAGGAGCTCGGGTGTTTACCACTGGACGCTTTAGCAAAGCCGCCACATTTCCCAGTCATACCAACAGCCGGTCACGGTCGTTTATCACTGGGCGTTTCAGAAAGCCTTCAGTAGGAGAGGAGCCTCTTGGGCTTCTCCGAACTCAGGCCGGAACTCCTATATCCCCTGGTGCTGCTCGGTTCAATGCTAACGTCTTTGCCCAGAGCCCATTGGCTAATGCTGCTGGCATAGCCTTCAAGGGGACCGCTGGTGGGGCCGTAGGGGCAGGGAAGTTAGCCTGGAAAGGAGTGAAGGGGATTGGCGGCTGGGCACAAAAAGCCTGGGATGATCCTGGTAGACTTCTTCCCGGGGCTGTGATGAATGCACCGAATATTCTTGGCTCTGCCGCTCGAGGCGGAGCTGGAGCCGTTAATGCAGCTGGAACAGCTGCTGGCTTTGCTCTCAAGCATCCCTTTATGACAGTAGGCGGAGCTGGAGCTGCCTACGGTGGGTACAGTATGCTTTCTGCCTCAGGCGGCACAGACTCCCCTACCTTACAAGGAGCTCAGGTGAATACTAACTATGATGCACAGATGGCAGCGACTGACTTCATGTCTCGAGGAAACTATGCTCCAACAGGTCAGGTTGGGCCAGCTCCTGTAATGATGGGGCCTCAGCAACGATCCTTTAGAGAGAGTACCGATGGACTAGTCCAAGGACTCAGTAGAGGGAGGCATGGCTAATGGCTTCTGATCAAGCAGCTAAGTTTAGAGCAGTAGCGGGGACATGGGCAGGTAGTGCTCATCGTGCTGGATCACAAGCTCTTAGCTTTGCTGGCGGAACCACCATAGGAAAGGAAATGGGCGTCGGCTTTGCTGAGTCGTTTGGTTTCATGCAAGACCCACGTGGTCAGGGGCTACTCGGATCTGGTAAAGGAACCATGTTCAGTCGTACTGGACAGTATAGTTCTGCTGGCTTCTTAGGTATGGGAACATCGGCAGCTGGAAGATATGGCAGGATGTTTGGTCAAGGCCATGCTCCTAGTTGGGGAATGGGAAGCTTTCAGACAAGAAGCCACTCCATCCATGGTCAAATCTCTACTGGAGCTAGGACAGCTGGTCTTAGAGGTCAAGCCCTAAGGGGAGCTGCTCAGAAAGCTGGTCAATTCCGTGCAGCTGGACACTTTATCAAAGAGAGAGGGGTAAGGGCGGCGTTCAAGGGTGCTGGTGGAAAGATGGGAGGCATGGGTATAGCAGGGCATGCTCTTGGTGTTGGGTTTGCTGCCCATGCTATGTACACTGGCTATCAGGAAGGTGGAGTTACTGGAGCGGTTGGAGCAGGGGTTAGGTTTGGAGCAGAGTGGGGAGCTATGCGCGCCGGTATTGCTCTTCTAGCTAAAGCTGGTATTGGTGCAGGTGTTCTTGCTCCTCTTGCTATCGCTGCTGGTGGAGCCTATGGCTTCTATCAGTTTGGAGAAGCAGCTCAAGAGTATGGTAAGCAAATGAAGAGCCTAGAGATGGGAGCTCCTATTGTAGACCCATTCGGGACAGTGGCGACAACTAGACAGAGAAGTTTGATGGCGTTGAACAATACGCACATCAACGGTAGAATGGCTATGGGTAACGAAGGTATCCTAATGCATGACGGGGCCTACAGGAGGTAGTGATGATTGGAGGAGCTTGGGCAGCTGGACGAGCCGGTGCTGATCGTCTTTGGGGACGAGCAAGCGCCTCTGTGGCTCGAGGTGGCTATTTGAATAATGCAGCACGCGGTGCTTGGGCTAGTCCCCATGGTAGGCGAGCTATTATCGGAGCAGGAGCAGGAGCTGGATGGGGTATGATGTCTAGTGACACGAGTGTTCTTGGCGGCGCAGCTATGGGAGCAGGTGTAGGATATTATGGAGGCTTTGGAGCTAGACGTTTTGCTCACTCACGAGCTCGAGGTCTTGGCGTCGGAAGAAGTGCTGGTCTTGCTGGCCGCTCTATGTTCTCACATGCACGAGGGAACTTCCGCTCAGGTAGGAGAATAGTAACCAACGAAGGGATCAATGCCTTTACGGCGATGGGCCTATAATTAATGGCGTTAGATCTACAACAGTGCAGTAACGACTGTATTACCTGTATCCGAGGATACAAAGGGAAGCACAAGCTAGAGGCGGGCGAATCATTTGACATCCGTTGTGACGGAATCACTGATCACAGAAGGCAGCTATCTCTATTCAGTGGAATGAATGACGAAGAGCAGCTGACTGCTCTGTCTGTTCTCGATCCTGTTGAGTGGGCGATACAAGTCTTGGATTGGCATTGTCTCGATCCTGATGGAGCTATTTGGAAGAGAAAGAATCCAGCCGAGTACCAAGAGTGGGTGGACGATAACCCTGGTGCCTCTATCTTAGGGAAGTCTCGCTACCACCGTCCCTATCAGGCAGAGATGCTTAGATGCTCAGCTAAGTACAAGATCTTCCGCATTGGTCGTCAGGCAGGAAAGACTGAGGCGATTGTTGTCTCAATCCTTTACCATATGTTCACTCAGCCGAACTGTGCAGAGAACGAAGGATTTGAAGTTTGTTTGGTAGCCCCAATGCAGACACAGATTGAGGTTGTCTTCAATCGGATATACGACCTTATCTCTTCATCGCCTTTGACTGCTAGCTCTATTCAGCGTTCAGTCAAGGCCCCTAACTATAGTATCAAGCTACACAACAAATCTGAGGTTCGTGGTTTTACCGCAGGAACGAAGTCTGGTGGTGACGCGCAGAACATCCGTGGTCAGCATGCTCACATGTTGATCTTTGATGAGGCTGACTATCTGTCATCTGGAGACTTGGATTCTGCGATGGCTATCACTACCAACTTCCCAAAGGCTCACGTGTGGATGAGCTCTACTCCTTCTGGAAGGAGAGAGCGCTTCTATCACACTTGCTTCGATAAGACCTATCGCGAGTTCTACTATCCATCTTCTATTAACCCGATGTTCACAGACGAGACAGAAAGGCAGTTCCGTACAGCCTACACAGAGATTGGGTATCAGCATGAAGTCCTTGCTGAGTTTGGAGAGCAAGAAGAGGGTGTCTTCCAGAACACGTATGTACAGAATGCTAAGAGACGTTTTCAGTATGGTGAGTTCAAGTACTACAAGCACTGGACCTATACCTTTGGGGTGGACTGGAACGATACTAAGAATGGTAGCTGTATTGCAGTTGTGGGATTTGATCCCAGCAGAAACAAATTTGTGCTGGTAGATCGTCACACAGTCTCGAGAGATGGTTGGACACAGCTAGCTGCTTGTCAGAAAGTTGCTGAACTGAATAGGATCTGGCATCCGATGGCTATCTATGTTGACTCAGGCTTTGGCGGAACTCAGTTTGAGATCCTCCGCAAATATGGCTTTGACTCAACTATCGATGGGACTAAGGGACCAAACCATCCAGATGCTAAGCTCAAGGACATTGTTAAGCAGTACAAGTTTGGTAGCACTATAGAGGTAAGAGACCTGTTTACTAAGCAGCCTGTGAAGAAGCCAGCAAAGTCGTTCCTGGTAGAGAGCACTGTGCGTCGTTTTGAGTCTGGGGACTTCATATTCCCGGAGAAGGATGATCTCTTTGAGCGTCAGCTACTTGGGTATGTTGTCAAAAATATTTCTCAGAGCGGGGTTCCAATTTATGCAGCAGCAGACGAATCAGCTGGCGACCATGTCCTTGACTCTGTGATGTGTGCTCTGGTAGCCTTTGTCCTCGAGTCTTCTCCTTTTGGTCAGCCTCAGTATGCAACAGATGTTGCTTTCTCTGGTTACTTTGGAGATAAGCTTACTCCTCTAACTGGGGAGGGAGACCTTATCATCCAGGGAGATCTTAAGCAAAAGAATGAGACAGCTAGGGATAGAACGAGGCCAACAATGGCTCGATCAGAGCCTATGCGGCAACAGACCTTGTTTGCGGACAAGGGTCTGCCTGCTGGTAACCTTAGGGAGACTTCTGTTAAGTTGTGGGATCCCTCAGGCTTTAATCGTGACGAACCAAAACCTGGTGCACGAGGGATTCCTGACTCAGCAAATACACGAAAAAGATTGGGGTTTGGGTCAAGAAGAAGTAGAAGGCCTAGCCGAAAGCATATATAATGCCTTCTCTGAGGTGAGAACATGTTAGGAATCTACAGTTCTGCGGACTCTGGTAGCAAGTTCAGTGACGATGGTGGTTTTGCCACTCCGTTTTCTGTCTCGATAGACGGTGTGACTGGTGGAGCAATCGAGAAGAGGCTCTATGTCAGAAATGACAATGGCGCAAAAAATTATTCGAGTATTCAAGTTCTTGCCGTTGACGGTGGTGATGACCTCGTAGACGGTTCGACTGGGTATTCTTGGAAGTTTATTGCTGGCGATTCAAAGCCTACTTCTACACAATGGGCCAATGAATCAGATGGTAATACGATTTCTCTGAGTGATATTTTGGACACAACCACCTATGCCCCTTTTTGGGTGCGGATAGAGGTTCCACTTCGAGCTCCTGTCTCTTCCTTTCAGAGTGTCTCATTGAGAATTGACTTCGACGAGTCGTAAGGAGTTTGAATGTCTAAGAGATTGGACAAAGACAGTAGAGATATACTCGAGTTTCGGCCCAACATTGAATTTGTTGAGCCGGAGGTTACCTCTGTTGTTCCGACTCCTATTCCTCAACCTTTACAGATAGAAGGCATCCAAAAAGAGGTTGATCAAACTGTTGCTCTTGCTAAGGCAGTAGATACTCTTGCAGCAGCTGTACAGGCTCGAGCAGACCTACGAGCGTCCGGAATGGTCATTGCTCTTGACCCAGGGATAGACGCTGCCGCTATCTCCTCTATGCGCCGTCTCTATCCAGATGATAACCCCAACGAGATCAACTATGATCAGTATAGGAACTGTAAAGACCAGCAGAGAGATCATGGCATTGAGACAGCTAAGAAGGCAGCAATCTCAGCTGATGATATTAACAAGGCCAGAAAGGATCTTGATAATGCTGATGATGTCCAGAAGACGAACCTAAGCCAAATTGGCGGCTTTGGTTCCCCTGAAGCTGCAAATGGTGGGCTTCGACCAGAGCTGAACAAGAATGCTCAGATTGTTCCTCCTCTGGACATGGAAGAGACCCAGGACCTTCTAATCAAGCTTTTCGTGAACTTTCTTTGGGAGAACTTTATTCGTCCTATCATCCCTCTCCCCTTCCTTCCAAAGAAGATTGCAAAGGTTCCAAAAAATACTAGAGCAGAGCAATTTATTGGTGCAGCAGAAGATTCTGTTAAGAAGATCCCTAAGGTCCAGATTGATAGTCTTACCGAGGCCACCCTTGAGTCTGTAAGGTCAAGTCAGGCCCCTGACCTGACAGGGATAGCAGCTCGAGAACCAAAGGTTAGTGAACCATTCAAGTTCCAGGATTGTCAAAACCTTACTAAGACATTTGAGCGAGCCGCCCATTTCTGTACAACAGAAGAGTCCGTCTTTGCTATGATGACCCCAACCTTGAATGGTATGCGTACTAATGCTAACGCCTTCTTGATACAAGCTCAGGCAAACCAAATCATGGTTGATAGAGAGTCTGGGATGAAAGGTCAGGGTGAAGCAGAGGAAGATGCAGAAGCTTACAAGAAGAAAGACTGGTTCGCCGATTGGATCAAGGACTGTATTCCGTGTCTAGATAGGATAGATTTTGGCGAGCTGGGGTTTGGAAAGATTTGGGAAGAGATCTATGAACAGCTCCTCTTTATCAAGGACCAGTACCTCAACCAGCTGAAACAGCTTGCCAATATGCTCAAGTTCTGGGACTTCGAAGAGTCATATATAGACCTGTGTGCACTGAAGGACTTCTTCACCAAGTTCGTCTGTATTCCAGATCTGGCAAAGCTTATCGCAGCATTCATGGCCCTGTTGATGAAACTAGCTTTTGAACTAACTAATCTTTTTGATATCATCCTAGGCTTGATTGCTCCGTTGATTACTCCGTTCTTGAGTGTGATCATCAATACAGTAACCCAGTTCCTGATGCTGATTCTTAAGCCACTGAACTGTCTAATTGACTCCATGATCGCCTTCTTGGAGAAAGCTGACTGGAGCCAACTCTTCCAAGGAGGGGCGGCATTCAATGTGCAATTTGGAACAGAGGGACCAGGTGTCCATGTCGCAGCTTCAAAGATTCCTCTTCCCTTTACAAATAAGCGTCTCCCTGATCTGGACCTGAAGGTTCCACGAGCAGAGTTCAATATTCATGAAGAGGTTAGTCCTTATCTTGGTATTCCTGGGACAGAGTTTACAGTCTCTGCACAAAAGAAAAAGGAACAGCAGGATGTAGACGATGCAAATGCTGCTCTCGCCAAGATTCGCAAAAAGCTTGGTGATGTTGACATGCGCGATGATAAGCAGCGTAAGCAGTATTATGACGAACTAGAGAAGGCTCGAGCTGAGCTCAACGAAGCCGTCTCAGAACAAAGCTTCTCTGAAGCACAGCAGAGAGCTCAGGAGTTAAGGGAGCTAAAACAAATGGTGCGCTCTCTCTTCCAAAAAATTATTCAGTATGTGCGTGAGATTATCGAAGCGATTGAGACCTTTTTTGTAGAACTAGTTGACGAGTTCAAGAAACTAATGGGGGACATCTTTGGAACCAACAATATGATCTCTATCAAGCTCTTCAAGAAACTCGAGATCATCAAGCTCATTTCAATTATCATTGCCATAGTTGTGGCCCTGTCTAAGGGACTTGATTGCGACGATCTGGCAAATGAAGTAGAGGTACATTCCCTTGTTCCACAGCGCCAAGGGTTCACTGTGCTTACTGATGAGTTTGGGAACATCAATATTATCGAGGACTCTGATGCTGTAAAAGGTGCCATTGATGATGTTGTAGCCTCTCTCGAGGCTGGCCAGTCGGCTGGTCAACCGGCTGGCACTAGGCAGAACTTAAAGTCTTTGATAGAATTTACCGGTGATCCGGTCTTAGACTCCGAGATTGCGAGATTGGCCGACGCAGTAGAGACTCCAGTCTCTGTAACCTTCAAGTGTCCACTTGTGACTTCGGTCGCGGATGCAGAGAAGGTCAATACATGGATTAGAGAGCTGAATACCGTATAAGGAGAAAGCCTCTTGAAAATCTTTGGGCTGAGACTCTTCGAGAAGAAGAACGAGGTACAGGACAAAGTTCCTGATATCGAGGTCTCGATTCCCGACACCAAGAAGCCCGCTATGATCAAGCGAATCAATAACCCAACCCTGGGTTATCAGAGTTCGCGAGTAATTGGTCGCGGTGCCTTTGAACAGGCTGAATATAATTTGGCCGAGATTGGTAGAGTCGAAGATACCGATAGCTATGTTCGTCAGGCTTTTGACAAGAAGGTTGCCCTCATGTTCAAAGAGGGCTGGGATATCACTGGAAAGAATCTGCGAACTATCAAATATCTTAAGATGCGTTTTGCTCAGATATCTCGAGCGACTGGGGTCCCCACCCGTAGCCTCATGAGAGATATTGGATCTGGATTGATCCGTAAATCAAACGCTTTTCTCATCAAGGTCCGTAAGACTGAGTCATCTGGTGGTCGACTCCGCAGGGAACCTGGGGCTAACGTTGATCTGAAGCCAATCGCTGGCTACTTTGTTGCTCCTGCTGAAACGATGAGCTTCAAAATGGGGAGTGGGAACAAGATTACTCGATGGCGACAAAGGATGCCCTCTGGTGACTATAAGGACTTTAGCCCTAAAGATGTAGTCCATTTCCATTATGACAGGAAAGAAGGATTTATCTTTGGTACCCCAGTTCTAACTCCAGTCGTAGATGATGTTCGAGCTCTTCGAAAGATTGAAGAGAATGTTGAGCTCCTTGTCTATGCTCATCTCTTTCCTATGTTCCAATACGTAGTAGGGACTAAGGAATCACCTGCAGGCATGACCGAAGATGGTCGTCGTGAAATCGATGTAGTAAAGCAAGAGATTGAGTTCATGCCTACCGAGGGTGGTATTGTCACTCCGTTCCGACATGAGATACGTGTCATTGGAGCAGAGAATCAGGCACTGCGAGCAGAGGGGTACCTTGAGCATTTCAAGAAGCGTGTCTTTGCCGGCCTAGCCATCTCTGCTGTTGATATGGGTGAAGGAGAGACCGCTAACCGTGCAACGGCTGACAATATGTCTCGTAACCTTATTGATGCAGTCAAAGACTTTCAGCAGGTGGCAGAGACCTTTGTTAACGAATTTGTGCTCAATGAGCTCCTTCTGGAATCTACTTTTGGTGACGATGTCCTCAATGACGACAATGTCTGCTTCTTGAAGTTCAAGGAGATTGATGTTGACGCTCAGATCAAGAAAGACGCTCATCATGCAGATCAGTTCAATAAAGACGTCATTACACATGATGAGGCACGTCGTGCATCTGGCTATGAGCCTCTACAGATTCCTTCTAGGAAGGAAATTGAATCAGAGCAGGATACTGCTGAGCTCTATCCAGAATGGCATCGTACGCGTTGGAAGCTTTTTGAGGAACCAACTCTCATCATCCAGTCTCTCGATGAACCTTGGACTCCGACTGCTAGAGCAGTAGCAAGGAGTTCTTCTCTCGAGACCACACAGGGTGATATCGATGAGTCTGGCAAGCAGAAGCAAGAGGCTGAGATTGCTGTAGAGAAGGAAAGAACCAAGGCTAAGGTAGCTGTTGCTAAAGCTAAGCCGAAGCCCAATACGAATACCCGTCCGTCTAAGCCTAAGAGGAAGGATGGTTATCTCAAGGCAACCTATGAACAACTGGCAAATGATCTGGTCCTTAGGACTGCTATGGAGGCACGTTTCAATGAGGACTGGACAGCACAGCTAATTCGGACTGCTATGGATACGTCTATTCAAAGGCTAATTGCTGAGCAGGTCATGGCATTTCGCCAAGGCTTCAACTCTGTCTCCTTCTCCTATTTAGAAAACCAACCACAGACTGTTTCGGTAGCCCGCAATCGATTCTCTACCAGAGCTAACCACTATGTGGCTCGCCTAGTTAATCATGTGATTTCTGCTCTCAAGAAGAGAACTCGTGAGCTAACTAGTTCTGAAGAGCTAGCTGAGCAGGTCAGAGCTGTGTTTGATGCTTTCAACTACAGGACTGACTTCATAGAAGATGTAGAGATCAGGAAGGCGTTTACCTGGGGACAGGTAGTTGCTTGGCGTGCCAAGGAAGTCAAAGAAGTAGAGTCTACAGCTGGAGCTCCTTTGACAGTATGTGAAGATTGTAAGAGGCACAACGGATCGGTCAGACTAAAGAATCTGACACTCGAAACTGTTCCTCCATATCATGCTCATTGTTACTGTTCTCTAGAACCTCTATCTGGTATTGAGGATTCGATCAGAGACTCAGAGAGATCTCTTCCTCCACCACCTCCTGGCACTCCAATGAGTGACGAGCCAGCAGATGTCCCTCTTCCTGACACGGGCGGAATAGAAAAATGCCCAAAGTGTGATAAAACTGCATTACTGAAGACAGGCACTGCAGATCTCTATAATTGCCCGGCTTGTAAACATTCCTGGCAAAAGGAAGAGAAGACAGAAGATGCAGGAGAGCTTGGTGGCCCGAAGAGTAAACGTGCCAGGTGGCTCAAGTGTGTTCAGAAAGCCAAGGCCCGTTTGAGAACACAGAATCCCAAGTGGGATGAAGGTACGGTTAAAATGCATGCCGAAACGGCCTGTGACCACCTTCTCCAAGATGAAGATGAAGAAGGATAGATTACTATGCACAAAAGTACAACATCACTCAAGGAGAGATAAAGGTGGGTAACAAATTAAAGTTCAATGACGTTGTTTCTTTTTCCCTCACTAATCGTGCCTTGATTAAGGTTAAGGACGATTACTATGGCGCATTTAAGCCATCGAATGAAGGAGAGGAGCTACACGGAAGCGGCTTAGGAACTCAGGAACCTGGAGCACAAGATCAATCTGTTGCTCGAGGTCTCCTAGTCCGTATCGCAGCAACCCACTCTGGTATCATTACTCGCAACAATGGTTTTTACTTGCCTGATAAAATGTCAAAGGGCGCCCCCTCTTTTACCGAAGACTATGGCAAGCCCTTATTGCTCCATCACAATGATCGAGAAGATAGCATCGGCCGTATTGTTAAGGCAGACTATATCGACACGTCTGGGGCTCTTCATGACAATTTTGACCTCGTAAAGGGCATTGTCGTTAAGGACAGAAGCGGAAGAAAGAAGGGGGTCATCAACGAGCTCCTTATTAAGGACTTCTGTGAAGGTCGCATGCCTCATGGGATGCAGGTCGACACAGTGGTTTCCTTGTTCCGAGATAGTGTGTTACTAGAGGATGAGGGCTATTCTGGCCTTGGATTTATCCAGTTGGTCGGAGATGTCGTGGACCCAGAGGCTATTCAGAAACTGATGGATGGCCGCTATTTGACTGGTTCTGTCGGAGCTACTACAGATCAGGCTATCTGTTCTGTTTGCCGCCAGGATTGGACAGAAGGAGGTCCTTGTGAGCATCAGCCAGGAGCTTTGTACGATGGAGCTAAATGCTTCATTATTGCTGGTCGCCTGGACTATGATGAATACTCCTTTGTTAACGCTCCAGCCGATAGACACTCTAAGGTTTTGGAGCTACACTACAATGACTCAGTACAAAAGATCGAGATCGCACAAGATTTTCGTGGTCCTCTCTATGAGGTGCAGCTAAGCTTCCCTCAATATGATGAGGATACTATGCAGGAGGAAACAAAGATGGCCGGGAAGAAAAAGAAGGCAGAAGTTGTTGATCAGACTCAGGTCCAAGATTCTGTTGAAGAAGAAGAAACTCCTAAGCCAGCTGATGAAGAAGTTCAGGCGACTGACGAACAGATCGAGGAAGTTGAAGATGCCGTCGAAACCGATGCAGATTTTCTTACTCGTGTCTTTTCAACCCTGAGCGAAAAGCTGACCGAGGAAGATGAGCCACGCCTCTATGACCTGGTCATTAGAGAAATGGTTCCTATAGATAAAGTCTCCGAGGAAGAACTTGGGGACAACACCGAAGGGTCTCAGGATGACTCGAGCGGCGCGCAAGCTGAATTTGTAGCTACTGCAGAACAGAGGGGAGCTTTTCCTCTATCTGTTTTCTGTGGTCCAAATCGCAGCTTCCCTGTTCCAGATGAGTTTCACTATCGTGCAGTTCTAAGGTTCGTTGATCGACATAGTGAAGTAATTGATCTTTCCATTCTCAAGGGAAATGTGGAAAGAAAAGGTCGAGCTCATGGCTGGAAGCTAGAGGATGCAACATCGACCGAAGCTAAGCCAGTTGATCATAAAGCTCTTTTGGCACAGGTTCAGTCTGCTATTGCTGGGATTGATAAGGACATAGCGGCGGGTCTTGAGGAAACACCTTTTGAGGGTGACGATCTTGAAGCTCTCAAGTCAGTTCTTATTGCCCTTGTGGCTCTAGTAGGAAAGGAAAACATTACCAATGCAGTAGTTGCTAATGAGCTAGCAGTTGCTCCTTCATGTGAACAGGCTCTCGCAGATGAGGTCGTTCGCAATGAGGAGACTATCTGTGAGCTCCGTGATGAGCTAGATGCGTTGCGCAAAGAGTACAATAGTCTATTCAAGGATATGGACTCACTCCAAGATGCCCACACCGAATTCGTTGCCGATAGTCGCAAGATGAAGGAACGATTCTTTGGTGTTCTAAAGGTAGTCAAGGAAGGTTCTGTGTCTGAGACAGACTTCACTAAGCTATCTGATGCTGACTTGTCGGCCGATGTCGAGAGACTCGAGCGAGATGTTGACATGACTAAGATAGCTGATAAGCTTGGGGATGGAATGTCAAGGGTACCTACTGAAACAGTAGAAAGTCCCCTTGAGGTTTCCGACAACGCGGAACAAAACACTCCAACCAATCAGAAGAGATTTTCTCCTGAAGAGAAGGCAAAATTCCAGAATCGCGTCTACCGTCTGGTCTTTTCCGGAAAGCAGGGAGAAGCAAACAGCCTCATTGATTGGGCTATTGCCGAAGGGCATATTGAGCCCAACATGAGGAGTTAATAAAGTAGGAGGAAAGTATCAATGGCTTTCGACAGTCTGGGAAGATACGCTGCGAGCCATAAGTCCTGGGATCACGTGGGTAATATTATCCCTCAGGTTGAACATTCTGAGGGTATTCGCCCACATGGTGAATTCAGGCCAGCTTCGTGGCTTCCAGTACAATTTTACGATAAGTTCTTTGAGGACTGGTTCGTAATTATGCCGGGTAAACCCCTGGCATTTGAAAATGATGGTTATTTGGTTCCAGCAGGCCTAGGTGTCTCTGGCGCGACCATTGTTTATACGGCAAATGATGTTAACTCAGGTGTCATCGATATTCGAACAGGAGTAGTATTACTAATCGGCGCCATTGGCACGGTTACCCTGTCGCAGGTCGAAGGCAGCACTTATCACTTCATGGGTCGTGCGGGCATTGCCCTTTCAGTCAGCAAGATGGTCGGAGTTGCTCCGTACGCTTTCTGGCAGTGGGCAGGTGACTCGAGTGCATTTGATGACGGCTTTAACCCAGCTGGGCTCCGTCAGCACAACTATAACCTACAGCATCAGGTCGCAATTCTTTGTGACTACGTGCTAGAGGTTCCTTTGGTGCCGGCATCGGCATCAACAGAGAATATGGACCAAAGTTCTTTTGCAAGCAATGTCTCTACCTTTACTGCAGTGGACAATCTGCCTGTTGCAACCAACACGGCACGCACTCCACTAACGTGGGCTGACGGAATTCTGTCAGATTCAGATGAGCGCTTTGTAATCCAAAAGGATGCACTAGCAGAAATATCTGCTAAGGGCGACTGGTATATTAACCTCACCACTGGTGTGGTTAGTTGCTTCGCCGATAACTCTCTAGGCGCGGGCAATCTCTACACTCTGAGTTACAGCCACTATGGATCAGCTCCAACTGGCTCGAACGTTAGTAGATTCTGTTCTGCTCTCGGAGATCTCTCCGCTGGTGATTTCGTTAAGGCCAATGTCGACTCCAACTTCGTTGTTGCAGTCCCAAAGACCTATGGCGCTTCACAAACGGACAACTTCGACACCCATGCTGACATTGTTGGCCAGGTACTAGAAGTTGAGAACGTCAAGGGCAAGGATGCTCTTGATAGGGTACGTACAGCGTATCCAAGTCTGGGCACAGATGCTTCCGGTTCCCTGCCAGCTTATGCTGGACAGATGGACCAGATGCCTGGCTCAGCTACTGGTGGTGTATCTGACAAGGTACATTACGCAGGTGCAGCAGACCTGGTCGTAAGGATCAACCTGATTTCCAGGTAATTTATAGGAGGTAACCGAGACAATGCTCGAATTTAAAGACGCCAGACAACTCGAGTTCATGTGGCGAAATAACGGCCGACTCGAGGATGGCACTGAAATAAAGCTCGAGGATGCTCTTTCGGTTCCCAATGCACCAATGCTTATGCCGAAGGTGATTTCCAACATCGTGAAGGAAGCTCAAGAGCCCCTTCTAGTTGGTACTAGCCTGCTCCAGAGAATCAACTATTCTTACGGACAGACAATCACTTTCCCAGCTGTAGGAGCTCTAGTAGCAGCAGATGTTGCTGAGGGTCAAGAGTACCCAGAGCGCAGCCTACAGATGGGTGGAAGCACAGTTACGGCAACTATCGGGAAGACTGGTCTCGCAGTGAAGATCACTGAGGAAATGATCAGGTACTCGCAGTTCGACGTAATTGGTATGCATCTACGTGCGGCAGGACGCGCATTGGCCCGTCATAAAGAGGTCAAGATCTTTAACTACATCCGTGCGATGGGTGTGCCCGTTTTCGATAACGTCACACCAGCAGCCTCTGTCAGGGGCGTGTGTACGGGACGTGATATAAGTGGAGCAGGAAATGGAGCCGTCACTATGGACGATCTATTTGATGCTTATGCTCAGATCATTACCCAGGGATTCTTCCCTAACACACTGCTTATGCATCCCTTGACTTGGGTTATGTTTGTGAAGGATGCGACTCTCCGTGCGTTCGTTCTTAATAACGGCGGCGGAACCTTCTTCGCTACTTGGACTGGAAATCCTGCGGGGCGTGCCCCATGGGACAGCTCTAGTCAGGGCGGTCTAGGAATGTCAGGCGGACAGCTGATTACGCCTCCAGATGCAGCATCTGGAGACCAAGCCAGCCCACTAGCTGACTATCCACAGACACTCAATTCGGCACCGCAGTTGCCGGGCTATATGAACATTCCATTTAGGATTATCGTTAGCCCATTCGTTCCATACGATCCCGCAACTAAGCTGACTGATATCTACATGTTCGACTCATCAGAGCTTGGCGTTCTGATTGTCGATGAGGATCTGATGACTGAAGAGTTTGATGACCCACGCGTAGACATCAAGAAGATCAAGATGCGTGAACGTTATGCGATCGGAATCCTCAATGAGGGTATGGCAATCGCAACGCTGAAGAACGTCCATGTGGTACCAAACGAAATCGTTCTACCGGCACAGACCACAATCAGTGTTTCTGGTAGCATCGAGAAGATTGGTGCAACTGATAGCGTTTTGAGCTAATCTCTAGTAAGATTAGCGAATAGCTAATATAATGAATGGGGAGGGCAACCTCCCCATTCTTTTATCTAGAAGGGAGAACTACATGAAAGTAGCTCTAGCAGACAGAAATAGAAGATCTATGTTGTTTATTGGCCCACTATCGTTTTCGTATGATGATCCTGGTCCTAAAGAGATTGAGTTGAAAAACTTTTCTCAGGATCAGATCGAACAAATCCTTTACAATTGGAGGCAGAATGTTCTCGTCGTTGATGACGAGAGCGAGCTTAAAAGGCACGGACAGGAAGCTCCTGCCAGCGCGCAAGGGTATGCTCCACTGGCTTCTCCTCCACCTCCAATCGATCCTGCAAAGCCTATTTCTAAGTCCCCTCAGGAGACTCAGGAAGAGAGTGCCAAACAGCTTCGCAAGCTTCTTTCGGGACGGATTCCTACCATCAAAGCCGCCCTCCCAACTCTCAGAATGGGAGAACTTCGTAAGCTCCTTGAGATTGAAAAATCAAAGAAGGCACGAAAGAAAGTAATAGCGATGCTCGAGCAGATTATCAAGGGACATGAGAAACAGGTGACTGATCGAGTAGGAGCTTCTGATCTTTCAGATATGGCGGGTATTCATGCCCAAGATCGTGTTGCAGCTGTGTCGACACAGCTATCAGATATAGTAGAATCGGAAGTAGAGCAAATTGTTCTAAATCCAACTCTCGAGGAATAATAGCCACAAATGGCCGACCTCATTGACGTTATCTCTGATTATTTCCCTCCTGCATCTGGGGTATCCATTCCTTTGCAGAGTGAGGTCACAGTCCAGTTTAGTATCGAGATGGATACTGACCGGCTTGAAGAAGATTTCTTTCTGCAGGGGCCTGATACGGACCAGTTCGTTGGCCCCTTTATGGCCGAGCTCATTGACCCAAGCAATATCTCACAAGGGGATTTGGACGACTTTCTCCAGTCTCCTGGCTACACAGGCATTGTTCAGGGAACATTCAGCTTTGTAACAGTCTCAGGTGTTAGTACAGAGCTGACATTCTCTCCAACTAACCCTATGGCTCCCCTGACTCTGTATACTGCTTTCATTGGAGAGACACTGGATGCAGACGGAAATACTCTTACCGGTTCGGTAACCTGGAGTTTTGAGACAGGAACTGGTTCTATTGAGGAGCTCCCGAGTAACATCTCGAGCTCAATTCTTGCTGCCTCTCCTCAGGCTCTATCACAGCTGGCTTCACAGACTCCCCTTACCATAGGGAAGACTATTCCAGCTGATCATTCTGTGCAGAATGATGTCGACATAGAAGAGATAGTAGTAGAGTTCAACAAGAATCTGGACTCTGACTCAATCACTGATGATAACGTCACTGTAGAGACTATACCTGCGACAGACCATCCTGGTGCATCTGCGAACGCGCATGGCGAGCTAGCCAAGGAGCTGACTGTAGAAGGGAATCGGCTGAAGATCAAGGTCTAAGGAGGTTCCTATGGCTGCTCACGCTAACTCTCGTCAGATCGGTTCTGCGATGAGGATCTACAAAAACTCAGCTGGTAAAGTTATCGCAATAGATAACATTGCGGTTGTTGCAGAAACACGCAAGATTTCAGCTACCAAGTTCCATTTCTCTGCACATCCTACAAGCAAGCGTACTCTACTCTATCTTGGGGTAGGAACCCGCGTAGTTGCTTCTATCTTAGTTATGGGTGACTTTACTACTCTCACTGACGATTCTGGAGATCACCTCACTGCTACCTGGCCTGCGCAGAACACAGGCTATAATGATGTAGAGATCTCGTTCCGTACAGTCGGAGCAATGATTGGGGATACTCTGTAATGCCAGTCAGTCCAGACTCTATAGCGGATCACATCATTGAGCATGAGATCCTTGGTATTGACGACACTGGCAGCGCCGGGGTTACAGTCTCTGGGCTCTGGCAAGCAGACGGAGTTCTCTGGTATGAGGATACAAGTAGGTCTAAGTGGCTCAGTGCTGATCGAGCTACCTTTGGAGTAGCAAGCGCAGGTAGGGCGAAGAACAGGTATCTGAGCACTTGGGACGGACTAGAGCTCGGAGTTAGTGGATATAGGCTGCCACGCGATGCTACTCTTATAGCGATAGCAGCCCAGACTCGCACAGCTGAGACATGGACCGTACAGATACGAAAGAATGACAGTGCCACTGATCTTGCCAGCCTAGCTATTGCCGCAAGTGCTGGTGATCATGATACTGACATAGACGTTGATTTTGCTGCAGGGGACTACATCCAGATATACGCAGAGACAACTGGTGTCTTTGGAGTCAGAGATCCAGTTGTCTGGATACAAATTGCTTGGAGGAATGATAGTCTCTAATGGGTCGTTTATTCGTAAGAACTGCTAGTGCAGGGACTGGGATCGATGTTGAAATCCTCGACCTGGGTGTTAACATAGTTTCTGGTGTTGACTGGACCGAGATGTCTTCGATGATGGAAGGTGTTCCGCTCGAGGCCTCAGGTCAGTTCACGGCTACAGAGATTAGAGATTCTAGAGACTTATACGACGGTATTACGAGCAGTGGCCTTGAGTGGTCAGGGGACTCACTAATCATAGAGGCTCCAGCTGACTATTCGGCTAATTATCTTTTCATTGAGGAAATCTATGAAGATTTCCAGAGGGCAGATGACGTGGCAACAAAACTAGATCTATTGCTCGATGAAGATGGAGACTATACATACATTGGAGAAGCTGCTCCGGGATCGTCATCGAGCTCGGCAGTTTGGCGAGTTTTCAGGCTCGATGAGTCTGAGTCAGGTGATGAAGAACTACTAAAGAAGTATGCCAATGGAGACGCGGCATTTGTCCATATCTGGAACAATCGCGGTTCCTTCTCGTACTAAGTTACTCTTACTTGACACTAACTTCGAACACTATATTCTTTTTTGAAGGCCTCGGTGGAGGGGTCAGGGAGTAAAACACAATGGCTATTGGCGACGACTTTTCTGCTGCGGTAAATGGCGACATTCGCCACGTCAGTGGAGCGACACACTATACCGTTCTTGCACTACACCGTTGGCTTCAGGATTTGGCTGATGATCCAGCGGCGAGCACAAGTGGTAACGATCTGATCGATATCGTTTCAAGCACTCCGTCTGAACGTATTACGGACCAGATCATCACTCTCCTAGGAACTTACAATATCGACGATGATGCAGCTAAGTTTTTGTATGGAGGATCAATTACGCAGGCCAGTGGAGGAACAATCTATTCTGGCCTACGAGTTCTTGGAGCTGTAAATAACAGCGTAACCCAGCTTACTATCGTTAGGGATAACGATTTCTACGATAGTGACACGGTTCCTTTCTGGGGAACCCAGTCTGGTGGTGGATACAACGGTGACTCTACTGCTGGTATTCTCATGCGTGTTTTGGTGAAGACTCGCCAGAACGCTCATGACGTTGACTTGCAGAAGGTCCGTGTCCAGGCCCGACATTGGGGCGATACATATGACTTCTTTAATGTGCAGCTAGGGACAGGAGAAGCAGTTGCTGCTGTCTCGACTACTCCAGATGCACAGAACGACACTGCTCAGCTTGAGGTATCTGGATATACCCATGTTGTCAACAGTGGTGGATCAGCTGCGGCCCCAACAGGTGGCTATCAGTTGATCGACATCAATGATGGTAATGGTGACCAGCCTTACTATTCTAAGTGGACTTATGGTGCAGATAGCTCAGCTGATCAGCTAAAGGGTGTCTATGAATACCTTAAGGCACTAACGGGTAGTGGAACGACTAGAACTACTGATGGTGTTATTGGAGACTTGTTCCTTGGTATTACCCATGAGTTTGACTATAACAATGAGCTTAGCGGCCCATTCCAGGAGCAAGAGATTATTACATGGGGAACTGATGTTACCTATACTTCTCTAGTTGGTGGAACCTTTGCTGAGGGAAACTACGTCGTATTTGCTGGCGGTAATGCCGGAAAGGTATTGTACGACAATGGCAGTACTGATTGTAGAATAGCCCTCGAGGATACCTCAGCGGCTCCTGCTACTACGGAAGTAATGACTGAGTGGAGCGTTTCTACTGGTGCTGTTACAGGCGTCACAGCGGCTGTCGATGGAGCAGTTACCAATGGAGATAAGGATGGAGGAGAAGGTGTTCTTCTAGCTCTGTATGACAACGTAGCAGAGGGAACTTTGTGGATTCAGCTCATCTCTGGAGTTGCTCCAGCAACCGGTCTTCCTCTTCGCGGAAGAGACTCAGATTGCACAGCTGATGTAAATGGAGCATCTACTTCACGTACTATTCCTAAGATCTTCTTGGGCGCGTTTACTGGTTCTCTCATCGGTGCCTTCGGTATCGGCGTAGATCAGGATGACCTAAGCTTCCCAGATACCGTACAGGACCTTGAAGGTGACACTAATCCTGCTCCTAACAATGTTACCTTTACAGTTGATGGATTGACTGCCGGTGACTATGTCTTGGTAGGACCAAAGGATACTGGTGCTGACTTCGAGAAGGATCAGATGGTGTTGGACACCACTCTTGACGCAGGCACGGAAAACGCTGTTGTTTCTACGACGCAGATTCCGGACGATACTCCAACGGCTGGCACCATTCGTATTCAGCTTGATGTCTTAACTTATCGTAGAATCAACTACTACTCATGGGCTGCTTCTACTTTCTCCATCAGTGGATATGACTTCTTGGATCCAGATGACTCAACAGCAGGTAAAAACATCTTCATCTCGTACCTTGATAAGGCAGCGGTTGTTTCGAGCATGTCGTTTACTACGGTTTATGACTCTCCTCGTACACTGTGGATTCGAGTAAGAGATGGTGGGCCTACCCCGATTAAGACCTTCGAGTCTCAGGGTACCCTAGGCTCTGGTGGTGGTTCCGTTACCGCTATTAGAGCGTCGGATGCATAAGGAATAATTGTGGAATGCGATGGATGCACACTCTGTTGCAAGCTATTCCTCGTGTCCAGGGTCACCAGCCGGGTGATCCTGGACCTAGGGATCTGGAGATCGTATGACGGCACCTAGCTATACAACGGATCTGCTTGTAGTCGATGATGCCGAAGACGTAACGTCGTGGGATGAGTCGACCAATGCTGCCTGGGACGACCAGGGCGCACCGGATGATGAGGGCGAATACTACATCGCCAACGTGAACGGCGGCGCCCAGTGCATCTCTGCGCAGTGTACCAAGGCCGGCGTGGGCACGATGATCGCCGACTACGGTACCGACATTAGCGCGTGGGACGGCACGGACTGCCTGTTCGTGTGGCAGTTCTTCGGTGTGCCGAACGCGCTCGCCATCTACACCGCTGGCGGGCAACGGGTGATCATCGGGTCTAGTCGTGGTGACTTCCGCGCGTGGGATACTGGCGGCAGCGATCGTGAGCCGAACCCATACGGCGGCTGGGTGAACGTGGTGGTCAACCCGGAAGAGTCCGAGGACGACAGCGTTGGCTCACCATCGGCCACCGTCTACCAGTTCTTCGGTGGAGCGATGTCGATCGCTGCGGGTCTTTCCCGTGGGCGACCGTTTGGGCTCGACGTGTTCCGGTGGGGTCGCGGTGAGTTGATCGTTGAGTACGGAGAGGGGGCGGACAACTATGCGACGTTCGCCGGGATTGCTGCAGCAAACGATGCCGTCGCTGCCAGGTGGGGTTTGTTTCAGGAGGTCGGCGGCAGTTACGTGTGGAAGGGGCTCCTGTCACTCGGCACGAACAACATCGTCGATATGCGAGACAGCAATGTCGACATCAAGATTGCCGACACGCCCAAGGCAACGGCCGATGTCTTCAACGCGATCGTAGTAACCAATGCCAGTTCGCGCATTGACTGGTCCAACGTCAAGTTCACCGCGCTTGGTACGTACTGCCCCGGGACATTCTCTTCGGCCGGGGTCGATGCAGATCTGAACTGGGATGCCTGCCAGTTTACTGGGATGAATACATTTGTATTTGGCGGTACCAACGCTACCTCGACCAATACAATCTGGACTTCGTGTGGAGCCATCACGGCAGCCGGTGGAACCTTTACAGGATCAAAGGTCATCACTTCCACGGTCGCAACTAATACCTCAGCGTTCATTTGGGATGTAGCAACAGATCCAGATGGTTATCTGGACGACATGACGTTCTCCAAAGGAACGAATGCTCACCATGCAATCGAGCTCGGAACCAGCTCTCCGACAACGATCAATCTACGTGGTTGGACAACAACTGGCTTTAACGCAGGTAACGAAGAGGACGACTCGACTATCTATGTAGCGCGTACTAGTGGCACTGTGACTATCAATGTCTTCGGTGGCAATGGCAATTTTACCTATAAGACTGCTCCAGGTACCGCAACAGTTATTATGAACGTTAACCAAGTTGAGGTGAAGATTATTGCAAAGGATGCTGCCTTACTTACGAACATCGAGACTGCTCGTGCTCTCCTGCTTGCTGATACTGGTGGTGACCTACCCTATCAGATATCGGTGGACATTGAGCGCTCTGGCTCTACAGCGACTGTGACACACTCCTCTCATCCATTCGAGACCGACGATAAGGTCTTGATTAAAGGGGCTGCAGAGCAGGAATATAACTCTGTCACGACGATAACTGTTACTGGAGCAAGTACCTATACCTATACTGTGACTGGTACACCTGACTCGCCAGCTACTGGCTCACCAACTGCTACAGCAGTTATCCTAGATGGAGATACGGATATAGATGGCGAGCTCGCGATCGCATTTGTCTATACGAGCTCTCAGCCAGTTGAGGGCATTGTTCGCCGAGGGACTACAACTCCTCTCTATAAGGCAGCTCCTCTGGTAGGAGCAATTGGGTCGGGAGGCTTCTCTCAAACATCTTTCTTGGTGAAGGATGAGTAATGGTGCTATTCTAGGCAGCGACAGGTCAGTAATTTGAAAGGGAGTACAATGTCTGAAAAAGAAATTCCGTTAGAGGTAAAGTATAAGCGCCTGCAGGAGATTCACACCTCAACAAATGAGGCAGTAGAGAACCTACATAAGGCTCTCAATATTGCTGCAGCAGAGAATCGCCAGCTAGCTGTTCAAATACAAAGTCTACAGGCGGGGATAAGCCAGCAGCAGACAATTGTCTCCAATCATTTGATGCAGAGCTCAAATGAAAAGAGACAGCTAGAACAAGAGATTGCTGGCCTTAGGTCGAAGATCAAGGCCTTTCGAATGGAGAAAGGACTAAAGTCAGACCCCGGCGACGAAGACTAATAGGAGCAGCTGATGGCTATTTCAATTGACTGGGGAACAAGAGTCATCACTGTCCCTAAGGCTGACCTAACGTTGATTGACGCAGGGCCTCCCGAAATTAGAGAACTAGATCTCAATGATTTTCACCTCTGGCTAAGAGCAGCAGAGTGGGACCCAGAGGGAATGCCTTTTCTTGATACCCACAATCATAATACTGAGGTTCTTTTGGGCGGCGTAACCTATGCTCGAATTATTGAGATTATCAATGGCTATACAGTCACCTTTGAAGATGGCCAGTATGTTGTAAATCTAGTTGGTGCTAACTCAAATGTTCTCGAAGTTACTAATGCAAACCAAGTTTCGGTTCGTGCGGCAAATAGCGCAGGTTTGATTAATGTCATCACTCCAACCGAAATCGCTGCTGCTGTTTGGGACGCAGCTCGGACAGACCATGTTGTATCTGGTTCATTTGGTGAGTGGGTAGGAAGAAAGTTGCTGACGTTTGCTAAGTATCTAGGAGCTAAATAAGTGCCTAACCCTATTGTGGAACATAAGAGAATACATGATATTCTCGGCGTGACCAGCGGCGGAGGAACCACTGTTAGTGGGATTGTCACTAACCATGGCGAACTAGATGGTCTTCTAGATGACGACCATACTCAGTACTTGCTGGTGACTGGCTCTCGAGCAATGACTGGTGACCTAGATATGGGGGCCAGCGCTGTCACCAATGTCGGTAATGTAGATGGAGTAGATGTCTCTACTCTTAGCTCTAACTATACTTCTCATGCTGCTGATACTGATATTCACTTTACAGAAGCATCTATTGATCACAACAGTATCCTCAATACACATAATCTAACGACCGATATTGATCACGCCTTAATTACTAACACACATAATCTGACTACTGATATCAGCCATCTAAGTATCCAAAATGTTGGTTCTAATACCCATACTCAGATAGATTCTCACATCTTGATTGCTGTTACCAAGGTAGATACGCCAGTTGATGACCAGGTTGCCGTATGGACTGGTAATGGAACCCTTGAAGGTGATGCAAATCTGACTTGGGACAGCAATCAGCTATACGTTAACAACGCGGCTTCAGCAAATTGGCCAATTTTGGCTGAGTTTTCTTCCAGTCTCACAAGTGTGTACCGGTCTGTACTCAGTGTCCGTCATGTTACTGACGGAAACATGGTGGATGGCTTCGGTGCCGGTGTTGTGTTTTCGATCAAGGACCCCGGAGCTGTCCAGTCAATTGCTGCTATCGCTGGTATACGGGATGGGGCAGACGGCCAGGGTGCACTGATCTTTGAGACTGACAGCGGCTCTATGTTCGTAGAGGCCATGCGGATCGACTCCAGCCAGCGCGTTGGTATTGGCACTGAAACTTTAGGGAATCGGCTTACTGTCCGTGATTCTTCGACTTCTTGCCGATTGGAGTATGCTGCCTCTTACACAAATACTGCTAGGTCGCCGCTCAACATCGTGCACGAAACTGATGCTGTGATGGTGGATGGTTTTGGTGTCGCAATTAGCTTTACTCTCAAAGATGGTTCCGGTGGCAATACTATTGCTACAGTTGAGGGACAGCGTAACGGGGCAGACGACCAGGGCAAGCTAGTCTTTCGCACCAATGATGGTTCAGATCTTCAAGATTATATGGTGCTTGATTATGAGGGCAATGTTGGTATTGGTATTGGTACTGCTTCGCCTGGAGGCAAGCTTGAGGTTGCTAATGTGAGTACCTGTGCTACGAGAGTCAGTGCTTATGGTACTGGAGCAAATGATTACAGTGCATTGGACCTTCGTCGTTCCAGGGGAACTAGTGTTGGAACCCTCACGGCTACCGCTGACGAAGATATTCTTGCATCAATCAATTTCCGAGGTGTTCGATCATCTGGGCCGAATTGGGATGAGGGTGCTAGAATTAGGTGCATCCAGAACGGTTCTGCTGTGGACTCGGTGTCCGCCGATCTGGTGTTTAGTACCGGTAACACGACTGGATTGTTTGAAGCAATGCGGATCGATTTCAACCAAGATGTTCAGTTCGCCAACGGTATCCGAGTTGGTTCTACGTCTTCAACGACAGCTGGTGATATTCAGTGGGATGGATCTAACTTCCAGGGACATGATGGAGTCGATTGGGTAGACCTTGACGTACAAGCTGCTGGTGGCGTAGATACTTCTGGCTCACCTGCTGATAATCAAATCGCTGTTTTTACGGATGGGGATACAATCGAGGGCGACTCTACTTTCACTTGGGACGGCGTCACTCTAACCACGTCCGGGATCCAGCTCGCAGGAACGACGAGACTCACGGCTCCTGCCGACGGTGATCTTATCATCAACAATGCAGCCAGTGGCCAGGGCATCAGGCTTGATACCTCAACCACAAATGCTCGACTTATTGTTCTAGACGAGGATGGGTATACGGCTTCCGTACAGGGGTCAGCTTTTTATTGTGGCTCAACTGCATATATAAGCGACGCGGCAGTGAAGTTCTCTGCTGCGATGAATGCTTCAATTTACCAAAGCCATACCTACTGGGGCCTCAACATCTATTCGTCCAACCATTCTTTCACTGGTGATAGTGGCTCTTTGCACTTATGGACCGGTGATCAAACCAACGTGGGCAACTACGATAGCGGTTCGATTACTCTCGAGACGGGTGCGACGACAAATACCATCGGTGATTCGGGAAGCATTATTCTAAAAACGGGTGTTGCTGTTGTTGGTGCTGCCGATGCGGGAGACATTATCTTCCAGACTCATGGTACAGTCGAGCAGCTCCGCATCGATGCGAGCGATAGTACCGTCCAGCTAGGTGGCTTGACGAGGTTGTCAGCGCCTGCCGATGGGGCGCTCAAGATCTGGAACGCTGCAGGGACGTACTCGTTTCGCCTGCTTGTTGGGTCATCGTTCCTTACGTTTCAGGATGCCGGCGGAGCCCTCGGCAACGTAAAAGCCAACTCCTGGGCGACAAGCATAGACAGTGCGTACTTTGCTGCGAATCGGCTGTCTCTTTATGCCTCCCTTGGCCGAATGAACAATTACTATATCGGTGGAGATACTGAGTTCTTCACTGCTGATGCCTCTACTGCCATAGATTCTGGTTCCCTCGACTTCTACACGGGGGATCAGACCAATGCGGGCGACTATGCCAGTGGGGCTATCACCCTTGTAACAGGTGCGACAACTGACACTGACGGCAATACAGGAGATATCACATTAAGGACCGGTGCTGCTGTTGTAGGTGTGGCTGACGCGGGTGGAATCTACTTCCAAACCCATGGCACCAATACACGGCTGGCTATCACTCCGACCGGGTTCCTTGAGCTGGAAGAACTTGCTACGGAAGCGACCGGTATCACTGCCGGGTATGGAGCTCTCTATGCCAAGACTGACGGCGCCTTGTACTACAAGCCTCATGATGGTGCCGAGATTGACCTGACTGCATCCGGTCTCAGCGGGACTGGCGTTGATGCAACGGATGGCGAAGACGACCGTATTGCAGTATTCACCGGTAGCGACAGCATTGAAGGTGATACGAATTTTACATGGGACGGGTCGACATTGGCCATTACTGGAGCAATTACAGTCACTGGAAATGTTGACGGTGTAGATGTATCTGCCCATGGCTCACGACATCATGATGGTGGAGCAGACGAGATTGAGGCCGATGATTTAGCAGCAACTGCTATTGCTGATGGTTACCTATTGACTGCCGTGGGCGACGGCACATGTGCATGGGAAACTAGCGTGGCTATCGATGCTGCTGAAACTCCAGCACAAAATGAGATAGCTGTTTTTTCTGATTCAAATACTGTTAGCGGTGACAGTAACTTGACCTGGGACGGTTTAGACTTAGCACTTGGTGCCAGCAATAAAATTTCTATTGGTCCTATTACCTATTTCACCTCAACCGCCCTTAGACTCTATAGTGATTCGAATGTTGATTTTTATAACGCAGGTCGTGGCACGTTAGATCTCCGCACAAATGATGTATCTCCTGCATATAGTAGTGGAATGATAACTATTAGGACTGGGGACTCTGAAAATGCAGGTGATTATGATAGTGGAGAACTTCGTCTATGGACTGGAAACAGCGATACAGTTGGAGAGACTGGTGATGTCTCTATTAGAACTGGAGAAGCAGACGCTGGGAGCTCTAGTACAGGGAGTATCTTGTTGCAGACACATGGAGACAATACACGTATGGCTGTTCTTGGTGATGGTGATATAGAAATTTCTAATGATTTATCTAACAGCCAAACTCTGAATATCAAATCTGTTAGTACTGTCTTGAGTAGCTTGGATGGTGCAAGTGACACCACTACGGGCATTTTTATTCCAGCTGGCGCGGTTGTGGTGGCAGTTTCTACTCGTGTAACAAGCTCAATTGAAGGAGCAGATAGTTATAGCATAGCTCCACTTACTGGTTTTGGTAACGAAGATTGGGGTAGTGAAATCTCAGGGGCACTTGGGACAACTAGTGACAATACAGATTGGACTAATTCGACGATTCAAAATTTTGCGGCTGGAGACGAGGTTCGTTTAACTGCCATCGGTGGGGATCCTGGTTTTGACGATGGAGCAGTTCGTATTACTGTTCATTATTTGGACTGTACAGCCGCCGCTAGCTAAGAGACAGAGTTAAGATATAATGACAAACAACACTAATAGGAGGGCAGGCCGTTGAGTAGAAATGTAAGGGCCGGAGATACCATTACTTTACGGACTAGGTTCAAGGACGACCTAGGGAAATCCCAGCAGGCCCAGAATGTTATTGTCCATATCTACGATCCTGATGCAGAGGAATTTGTTCCAGCAAATGCTGTAGTCGTCTCTGGTGTGGCTACCTATTTTGGGGAAGGTATCTTTGAGTATGACTATGCTGTCCCTAGCATAGGTCCTGGTGGTGCCTGGCATGACCAGTGGATAGGGGATCTGCCGGCCCAGACAATCTCTGGTGTCATGGCCTTCAACGTCTCAGCCTCCGGCCAAATTTTCAGTCTCCCTGCTCAGCTCAATGTGAACAATGTAGTCCAGGTGACATTGGCTTCTGGGATCCAAGCAGAGGATGGTAGCGTGCTCGAGGACGAAGAGATCTTTGAGTTCATGACTACAACTAGCCCTGCTTATACCAACGTTCGTAAGGTCAGGTTGGAGATTGGTAGACATATCGTAGACCTCTATGATGACGTTATTCAGACTGCTATCTTAGAAGCTAGTCTCGAGGCTAATGTTCTCACCTTTAAGATCGGCCAGATCAATACGGCTCTTTACGAACATGCTCGCCGTGAGTATGTTTCCTGTTTCTCTTCATCTATTCTCCTTAACAACATTACTGCAGGAACGATCAGGTCTAAGACCCTTGATAACCTAAGTGTAGAATATGACTCTAATACAGTAAGAGACAGTATGAATAGAGTGAGAGAGTGTATGGCCCGATGGGAAGGTCAGTTGATTGCTGGCGGCTGGGCTAAGGCAGCAACCAATCCCTCCTATGTAGTGAAGGGGGAGATGGATGTTGACAGACCAGATGTGAGTCGCTCTTGGGAGAGTACTGACTCTGGCGACATCTCGAGACGTTATCCTGCTGCGAATACTAGAGTAAGACCAACGGGTCATCGTCGCCATTTAAGAACCTATAACGTTAATAGGAAGAAGTGGTGGTAAAAAATGAGTAGTCGTTTTTGGGACAAGAACCCAGCTCAGAGAACTCTTTTTGGTGACGGACGAACAGAACCTAATATGAGACAGGAGCTCATCAACTTCCTTGATGGAAAATGGCCAGAGATAGCTAAGGGTCAGCCAGCGGTTCTACGTAAAATGCGTAGGAATAATGGTATCTTACTTGGATGTCCCTGTGTTGATTTGGTTACTCATGAGCCCGACCGCGATACCTTTTGTCCCTTTTGTCATGGTGAAGGTTTCTTCTGGGACGAAACCTTTATCAGTGTCTATCGGGTAGTCCTCGGTAGTGACATTGGTCAGGCCATTAGGGAGCAAATCATTCCGCCTGGGTTGATGAACGTGCCCCTTATGGTATTCTATCTGAGATCCAGCGTTTCTATTACCCCTGATGACAAGATTGTAGAGCTGGTTAGGGATGAGGAGGGACAGCCCGTCCGTCCATATCAGAGGGAAGCTCTTTACCGTATATCAAGTGCATTGGACTTGCGATCCGACAAGGGTAGGCTCGAGTATTGGAAACTCGACTGCTATAAGGAAGAGAAGAAGTTCCTTAATGGAGTTGGCTAAATGACAGATAGTCTACTTCTAGATCTTCTAGATGAAGAACTGGTAGATGATGGGCCGAGGATCGAAGTCCAACAAGTCTATTCTGCGATCACTGAGGACGTGTTCGGGTACCAACCTGGGAAGTCCACAACTGTTGGCAAGGCGAAATCTCTTCTGGAATTTCATGATTTGGTTCGCCAAGCTATAGATAACTATGAAGATAGAGCCGGAACATCTCAAAAGAACCGGGTGACCTTTACTGAGGAGGAACCTGACGTCAAGTCTATGACTGAGTCAATCACCTTCAGTTTGGTCAGTAGACAGCCTGGAGCTTTTGGACAGGGTCCTCCTGGACAAGCAAAGGTCCACAATCGTAGACCTATGTTTAGAGAGGAGTTAGACGACCCTGAGAATCCAAAGTACAAGAACCTGAGTTTTGGGTTCTGGTACGACAATGTAGTGCGTTTCACATGTTGGGCTCGAACCAATAAGGCAGCTAACCGGCGCGCTCTTTGGTTTGAGAGTTTGATGGCAGAGTACAATTGGTGGTTTGTTATGCAAGGCGTCAATAGAGTATTCTGGGAAGGTCAGGGAAGCGATATTGTTGTTCGAGTAAACGAGAACAAATGGTATGGCCGACCGATCGACTTCTTCGTAAAGACAGAAAAGGTAAGCACATTTAAGCAGAAGACACTCGAAGAAATCATCATTAGACTAAACCCAGCGATGGATACTACTTAAGAATGTTTACAAGGAGGAATTGCTAAATGGCTCGCGAAAACCTGCCAGGGATTGTTGAAGTAAAGCAAGATGGCAATACTATCACCAACTCTGTTAATAGTGATCCCGTTTCTCTAATTCTTGGAACTGCCTCAAAGGGTAGGTCCGAGACTTTGTACGGGGTGCAACGCGTAGCAGACGCGGCAAGCGAGTTTGGCAAGGCCGAAGGAACTCTCACAAGAGGTATGTATGAAGTTTCTGTTGGAGGGGCTGAGAACGTCAACCTATTTAGGACTGGTGCTACTTCAGCTACTCTTACAGGTGTTGGTACTGGAATCACTGTTGAGACTGTCTCAAAGGATGACTCTGCCGGCACTGATTACTTAATCTTCTGGGATGACACTGGCCTTAGGCTAAGACTTTGGCGCGCTTCGGATGATGAACTTGTCTATGACAACATCCCATCATCTCCATCGGATCGCGTTGACCTTAGGGAGCTTGACGTAACTGGTACCGCAACTACTGGCGCAGGGGACATCGGAACCCTTTCTGTGCCAGTAACACTAGCTGCAGCAGATGCAGTTGGCGGCGCGGTATACACAGCAGGTACAGACGGTCTTACCGTATCCCGAATGAAACTATACGAGCATTTGTATAACGCATATGAACTGCTCGAGGATCAGGAAATTGACGTAGTAGTCCCCATGGATGTTTATCTAGATGACCTCAACGTTAGGGATATGAATGAAGCAACCGTTTCTGGCCTGAGCCTTGCTGCTCTTACTGGGTACCCAGTTGCCGCAGCGTCTGACGACGCTCTCGGTATGCTGTACACAGAAGAGTTTGAAGGAACTAACTATTTTTGGTGGTGGTTCCCAGAACAGCCCAACGCATCGTCTCCGTCGTTCACTGTAGCACAGGTCTTTACCTCTTCTGGGGTAGGATCGGCAACTGCATCTGCGACGACTGACGGAACGGCTTTGACCGCAGGAGACTTCCATGAAGTCAACTTCGGTTATCAGCTGGCTGATTTCTGTTACCGCCAGGCTACAGACAACATGGACATGACAGGTGTAATTGGTGTCAAGCCACCTACGAGTTACTCTCTCAAGGGAGCAGCACAGTGGGTAGGAACCGCACCAACTCTAGAAACCGACGCAAACGGTAATAGAGTTGTGGCTTCTGGTGGCAATGGTACTGGACTGCTAGGGAACAAGTTCCTAGCCGGTCGTCTAGCAAGTGGAGGAGTAACTGGTACGCCAGGATTTACCATCGACGGAGTCGAGGGTCTGGCATACGGTGGTTTCATCGCTACTGATGATCATTGGTTGGATGGTACCCAGCTAGAGGATGACAACGATCACCTGGTCGATATTGGTAAGTATCTCAGTGTCGTGGCGACATGGCCTGTTCTGGCTAACTCAAGCAGAACGTCAGCCTACGTTGCGTCTGGTGCTGCCACTTATGCAGGGTTCTACTCTGCACTAGCTGTTAACAGTGCGCCTACAAACAAACTGTTGAACAGTGTTAGACTGCCATTCCGTCTTAATCTAGCTAAGATTGACACGCTTGCAGGCTATCGCTTTGTTACCTTCCATGCTAAGAAGCGTGGAATCGTAGTCAGCGATGGTCCAACAGCAGCACGTCCAGATTCTGATTATCAGCGTCTGTCAACCATGCGTCAGGTCAAGGCTTCGATGGACGCGATTCGCGACGTAGGAGAACCATTCCTAGGCGAAGCAATGACGGGAGCTCAAACTGCAGCTCTCGAGACGGCTCTTGAGCGTGTATTGCAGAACCTTGTTAAGAATGGGGTAATACGTCGCTTTGAGTTCCAGCTCATTATCACACCACAACAGAGGGTACTAGGACAAGCCACAGTTGAACTAAAACTAGTACCAGCCTTCGAACTACGTAGAATCACTGTCTCCGTAGCTTTGGCGGCGGTATAAGGAGAAGTAAATGGCCAACACAGCAGATAATCAATTTGGAAAGAGCTACCACAGTTTTTCCGGCGTAGACATTAAGGCTGTTTTCGGGAGCAAGGTTATTGCAGAGATTCAGGCTATCTCGTACTCGGTTACGAGAGAGAAAGCCCCTCTGTATACTATGGGATCAGCGGATCCTAGATCCTTCTCGCGCGGTAAACGTGGCATTGCTGGTACCCTAATTTTCCTCATGTTCGATGAACATGCTCTACTTGGTCTCTTTGGAATGATCGCTGATCGAAAACATGGTGCAGGAACTGCTCCGAAGTTTTTGGCCGATAAGGATGACTTCATTCCTCAGAATACCAATGACGCTTCGGTGACGACTCTACCGATTGCTCAAGTCTCTGACCCTAATGTGGCAGTAGACTTTGACGATCCAGATTTTAATATCGAGTCGGATATCACTAATGTTGGATCTGATCAGGTTGCCATGGCTCCATGGTTCTCAGATCAAATTCCTCCGTTTGATATCACACTAGCAGCGGCTAACGAGTACGGCAGCTTTGCTGTCATGAGGATCTTCGGTGTTGAGCTACTCAATGAGGGATATGGTGTTTCGATTGACGACATTACGTCTGAGATGCAGAACACTTATATCGCTAGGACACTCGTACCTTGGCAGAAGGTTGAGCTTCCTGGTCTAACTAGTCAACTATATACATAATTCTAAGATACAGAGGAGCATCGGTTAATCCCGGTGCTTCTCACAAGGAGTTCTGATGCCAGGCGATCGACCAATCAATGTTAAATCAGACTCTGGCCCTCCTGATCTTGCTGCCGTCGAGGCGCAACAGTTCCAACCCGGTGAAGTCCTCCTTCAAGAAGACTCTTTCCCTGCCTTAATCCGACAGGAATATCATAGAGAAAAGGATAATCTTCCTGTCGAACAAGACAAACATAGTGAGATCAAGTGGGTTGGTAGTAGCTTTTCTGGAAGCGACATCAAGGTTGTGGCCCATTTGTACGGCAGAGTGGACAAGGACGTACAGATCGCGGCTCTCAAGGAAGAGGTCGATACCTCAGTAGAGGTTGTAGCTGCTTGTGAGAATATCATCAACAACATGAATCCGCTGGATGTTGACGCCGTCATCCGTTCTAGCTATGAGGATCTCAAGCGACACTTTCTCACAGTTGCTGGTCTATATATAAGAGGTGCCGCAGACGGGACAGACAGTCCAGCTAAGGATCTTGCTGTTCCTATCGTCCTCGGAATATTCAACAGACACGGCTTTTCTGCAGCTGGGTACGAGAGAATGATTCGTGTAGCCTTTGCTATGAAGGCAGAACATCAGTTCATCAAGGATGGCCTACAGCGCCGCATTGATCACATCAAAGAGATGGATGATGCAGCTACCAATACTCTTACTTTGGCTACCCTACAGACTATCAGTGTCCAGAGCCACCGTGAGAAGATGGGGGTAAGGGCTCTGGGCCAAGGCTATGTAAAGGGATATACCCGTGGACCTAGGACTATTGGTGGTTCGATGATCTTCACTCTCTTCAATGAGCATGCCCTTGCTCCCTTGATTCGTGCGATGGGAGACGCCAGGACTGCAGGAGAAATGGGAGCAGATACTGAAGTCTCAACTCTCATTCCTGATCAACTTCCTCCAATGGATCTTACCGTTCTCTTCGCTAATGAATATGGTTCCATTTCCCGTATGGGGATCTATGGTGTTGAGTTCATGAATGATGGAGTTACTATGTCCGTAGAAGATCTACTGACAGAACAGGTGATTAACTTTGTCGCTCGAGATGTAGACATCATGACCTCTGTAGGCAGAATGAAGCTCTCTCAGAATGATAGAGGTATTTGGAGTAAAGGAAGAGAAAGGACTGCGTCCGAGCTTCTTGTAGCAGGTGGAAGAAGATATGTTAGATACCTGGAGAGTATGGGGCTTAGGCGCTCAGGGAGAAGGCTCTAATGGCTATTGATCCTCAGGGCGAATCAGAGAAATCCTTTTGGGATACTCATGGGGCTACCTTAGACCGAAGGGGTATCTACAACAATGATTACTTCTCGGGCGCACAGGTGGCTATCTATATTGGCGATGTACTTATAGATGAGGTCACTAGTATGTCTTATGCTGTCACTCAGTCTCGTACTCCTCTCTATGGATATGCCTCTCGTCTATTTGACGCCGTGGCGGAGGGGAACGTAATTGTACAGGGCCAGTTCACTATCAACTTCAAAGAGGCTGGCTATTTGTGGCTTGTCCTACAACGCTATAAGGCTCTAGTAAAGGGCGAGTTTACTCCCTTCTCTGCTGTGAAATCAGACAAGGGAAAGTATATTGGAGAAGAGACAGTTACGGCAAATATTGAAAAAGTCATTAATGGTAATCTCGGGCTCCCTGTCGATCAGCTACAAGAGCTAGCTGCCCATGCTTCTTTAACGGGCTTCTCTAGCTCTCAACGTGCCGCTGGGAAAGTAGGTAGAGCAGAGAATGCTTTTGAGATGTTCGAGAACAGAGTCTGGGGCGCACCAAAGAAGGAAAATATAGGATCCATTACTGTTGACACAGGGATGGGTCGACATGTTGACGATCCAGCGTTGAATCCTTTTGACATCTATGTCGCTTTTGGAGACTATGTGGGGGATGATAATATCCACCACACTGTCCAGAAGCTAGAAGACGTTTATATTCTTGGTCAATCAAAACAAGTGGCTATTGATGGCCTCCCAATCCAGGAGGCCTATTCCTTTATCGCAAGGGATTTGCTATAACACTTGGAGACCAGTCATAAAGGAGGAGCAATGGAAGCTCTAGAAGAAACCGCTAAGGTCGAAGAACAAGAACAGACTCAGGAAGAACAAGCAGTCGAGGAGCAGATTAAGAATCTGGCCGAGGCCCTTGCTGTTTTCCCAGGAGCTCCTACCCAGGAGATCATGGAAGGATGGAAGCAAGAGCACGGATCGGTCTATGCCTCTGGCACCAGCGATACAGAGATGTTTATCTGGCGCCCTGTTACCCGTACCGAGTTCACAGAGGTTAGTGTTGCCGCTGTTGAACAGCAACTGACACAGCTCGCTGTAGAAGCTGAGGTAGTACACAGGTGCGTTCTTTGGGGTTCTCCCCTAGGGATGATAGCTATGGCCCAGAAGGGTGGGACTATCACTCTGCTCCACGAGCAGATCATGGTCAACTCTAACTTCTTGGATCCACGGATTGCATCTCAGATCGTAATCAAGTTGTAATGAGAGAGCTGTTCCTGCTAAGGGAGCAGCACGATTCAGTCTTCGCTTCTGTATTCCCAGATGGGGAGACTATTCCGTGGCGCCCTCTAACTATCGGTGAGTTCCTAGACTTGCAAACACGCTTTGCTCTTCGGGCATATCCTCATGCTGTGCTCGAGGATGAGGCCTTCAAGAAGTGTGTTCTCAACCAAGTCTTCGTCGATAACATGAGCAAGCTCCCAGCAGGGACTGTATCAGCAGTTGCTCAGGCAATCATGGCTCACTCTGGGCCATCCACATTAGATGATATCGAACAGCGCCTTGTTGTATGTCGACATGACGCTACCTCTGTAGTCCATGACATGGCAGCTTTGATAACTCAAGCTTTCCCGGCATATACCCCTGATCAGGTCTATGCTATGGACTATGACACCTTCATGACAAGGCTGGCTCAGGCTGAACGTAAGCTTATACAGGTAGGAGTTCTCCAACAGCCTATTTCCTTTACTGACCAGCAGGATCAGAAGAGGCCCCGTGTTGAAAAACTACCTCCTCCAGAAGAGCTCGAGAGAGCCTGGAGAGAGCAACAGCCAGCAGCTCCTCAGGAGGAGCAGACAATCATCGGCCAGAAGGACCATGTTGAGCACCTGGCAGCGTTGGCTGGGCATGATAAAGTTGATGCTGTAATCTTTGAGAAGCAATCAATGGATGATGTTCCTAGTGTCTATCATGAATACATAGAACAGATGAAGAAAGGAGAGAAGGTTAAGATCATGAGCCCAGAGGAGAGATTGGCAGCCCTGGAAGAACAAAAACAAGAAAACAAGAAAGCAAATCTGCTCATGGTCCAGGAAGAACAGACAAGGATAGCTGAGCTTGAAGCTAAGGTTAGTAAGGTAAAACCCAAGAAGTCTCGAAAACGCCGCAGGTCTGCCAAGACTAAGTAGTGCCAGATAATTATACTCCAGGTTATGGTCGCCCTTATTATGGGTCTTCTTTGCAAGATCCTCGTCGATCTCCACCTATGTGGACAGCCGACCAGCAAGAAGATTTCTATAGGAAAGACTATCCAGCAACTGGCATGCTCGGTAAGGCTGGAGCTGTTGCAGGAGTAGTAGCTCTTGGGTATGCTCCTTGGAAAGGTGGTCGTGTCTGGGACCTGTATGCTCGAGGAGCTCGTGTCCTCGAGGAGTACTCTCCTGCTCATATCTTTCGTACATTTTCTGCTGGTCCTTTTCTCTCACAGTTTGAGACATCAACCCGAGCTGGTTTCCAGCTGCCACCATCGTTGTTTGCGGCCGAGGGAACAGGGACAAAACAGCTTGCCGAGTACTACACTTCACTAATAGGTAAGCGCAACTACCCTGGTGTTGGGACTACCTACCGCCGTGTCCTCTCTGAGGGTCTAGCATTCAGAGACTCGAAGCTCTTCTGGGGACAGAGTGACGAAGTCGCACTGCCTTTTGCTTCTGGGATCAGAACTGCTCCAGATGCTAGCGCTAAGCTAACTTCTTCGTGGGCGCGTGTAGTTGGAGCCCCAGTCGATAATCCAGAAGTCTTCTACGGTAAGGTGCAACCTCTTAAAGGGTTCCCAGAATTCAAGCCTCCTCTCGTAGGAGGTATGCCCACAACAGTAGTAGGTGGACACACTAGAGGACAGGCAGCCTGGAGACATGCAAGCGCCTGGGGAACCGCTATGGTTTCCCGTTTTAATACTCTCCTTCGTCTCCCTGCACAGATGCCTCCATTCGATACTGCTTTCTCCAAAGGGCAAAGCTTTGTTGAGAAGGCTACTGAGAAGATCTTTGGTAAAGGAATCAGGCCAACACTAGCAGTACCAGAATCTACTGGTGGCAGAATGATGGGAGGCCTGCTCAAAAAGTATGGTCTCTATCTTCCTCTCGCCTACATGGGTTACCAGACACTGGACTGGATGACCAGTGGGAGCGCTCTAACTCAAGGGACCATTCTCGAAGAGGGAACTTCAGTTGCTGCCGGCACAGCTATCACCAGAGCTAACCTGCTAGCATCTCGAGTTGCTCAGGCTACTGGACTACAGGACTACAGGAATTGGCAAGAGGATCTTGCCCCTGGTAGCACAGACTTCTCTCGACTAATGGCCTTCCCATTGATGGGAGCCATGTTCGGTACCGGCGCAGCCTATGGTCTCAAGGTTGGGTACATGGCTCGGGAACAAACCCGGGGAGCCACTGCAGTACAAGCTCGAGCCGCAGCTGAAGAGTGGGCATCTGAGTATGGAAAACAAACTCGCCTTGCTCAGTGGGGTCGCTCTCTTACTCAAGAGTCTGGTATCTATGCTCGCCCTGGGAAGATGGGAGATCTCTGGCGTCGAATTGCGAAGCCAGTTGCCGAAGGAACAGGTGAGCTCTCCTTCAAGCTGTTCAGAAAGGTTGGTCCAGTCAAGCTGGCAGGTATCATCGGCGGTCTTGCCGGCGCACTATCAATCGTACCTTTCCTTCCAGGCTCTCTGATTCCAGAGAAGAGTCCTGAAGAACTCGAAGCCATCTACTCTGGAGCACAGGAAGTCCCTGTTCGCCGTGGTCGTTGGTGGGAGTTTGGTCGATCAGCTTTTGAGGGACAACGCATTGCCTACTTCCGTCCTCACTGGTACGCACGCATGAGGATGGATGCAAAGAACGAAGGTATCTGGGGCGATGACGCAGAAGCTCTGTCTCCGATCCAGCGTTGGTTCCAGTCTGAGTTCACCTATGCCCTAGAAGAGAAACATTATGAGGAGCGCCCATACCCTGTTTCCGCTTTGCCACTTGAAGATGTCCCCTTTGTCGGACCATTGCTTGCTGCGACTGTTGGCAGAGCTATCAAACCTGAGCGTATCATGCACGAAGATGACTGGCTCTCTTCAGAAGGAGCTCTAGTTGAGCCTCCTAGGTTCGGACAGAGGATTGCTACAGAGATTGGGGAGACACCCGGAGGTGTCCCCACTACTCCATATGACACAACAGGTATAGTCGGTGAACAGATCTATCGCCTACAGGAGATGATAGGTCTTCCAGGCTTTACTATGATGAGTATGAAAGAGCAGATGACTGGTACCCCAGACTGGTTTGACCAAACACAGAGGCTTGAGAGTGCCCGTCGTATGTTTGGTTTTGAGCGTAGTTACTGGGACCTCGAGCTTGGTGGACTCATGGGTACTACAGAAGCCTTCCGTCGTTTGTACCCCCATAGACGTCGCCAGATCCCCCTGTACAACCCGATTCCAAACATGATGCCAGGATGGCTCCCAGGCCCCGGGTCGAAGTCTCCAGACTTCCTACATGGTGACCCCTATATAAAGATCCCTGAGGGCGAGCTACGGCTCCCAGGACGAGGTTATGAGGCCCGTTACCCAGAGCTCGAAGGTGTTTCCCCAGAGGACTACCCACTAATTCACAAGTATAAGATACTAGCTGATGTTGCTCCCTATACAGAGAACTATAAAGACCATCTTAGGATGGTGAATAGGGCCCGTAAGGAGGAGAGCTGGACTGAGAGTCAGGAGATGGTATTCCAACAGACCCAGGACCAGCTGCAGCAGAAGAAGACTAGGGTAGAGTTCCAGGAATATAAGCACCTTACCTCTACTGGTGGGCTCTTTGGAGATAAGGTTTATTACGATGGGGAAGATTCTTCCAATATCATAGGGGCTATAAATAGACTCAAGGCTGACAAGGATGGAGAAAGTGGCCTATTTGCAAAGTACTTCGGTGGCTACTGGGAGGCCTTGTCTCACAATGCCGAGACTGCATTGGACCAGATGACACCTATCTCTCCTGGTGCTAAGCTGGTTCACCAGCGTACTGCTATTGAGCACTATGAAAGAACTCAGCTTTATGGAACCGAGAATGCATTCTGGAACCATCCTTTCCGTGACTTCATGCGCCCATCGTTCTGGTTAGGGGCACAAGCTGTTGGATATGAAGGAGTTCCCAGTCACATTGCACGTCGTCGTGAGCTCGAAGACTACTTTGATGTCCTAAAATATGTGAAATACTCTCGTCTATCTAACATTGCTCGAGAGAATCAGGACTCTGCAGCACTCCGAGAGTTCGAAAGTCAGAAGGACCAGACCCTATTTGGTCTGAATCCGTACACGAGAAACTTCAGTGCCATCTTCCGAGCTCTACCGAGACGTGATCGAGACTACTTCAACGCGTTTGCAGGTGCAGAAACCGAAGCTGAACGTGCCAAGATCCTTGAGATGGTCCCTCGAAACGAAAAAGCACTGTATGTTGCACAGTGGAAGGTCATGTTTGCGGACGAAGTACGTCGCGCGAAGAAGGATGAACTGCTCAGTGGCTCTGAATTAGCTGAAGCAGACGTGCTCATCGACAAGATTTACGATGAAGCTGCTACTGAAGGCTTCCCGACAAGCAAAGATCTGAACTCGGCATACCTGCAGAGTCGTTCACCTGGAGAAAACTATGGCGATTGGTATCGCAAGACCCATTTGCTGACCCAATTATCTACCCTTCCTGGCCCAGACTGGGTAGGGTGGCACCCTTCTGTGGACCTTGATGACGTAAAGCTAAAGGTTATTCAGAACTGGGGAGAGGATATGCACGAGTATGACCTCTGGCCAGGCCGAGCACAGGCTATGGCTAACAAGCCTTACATTAATAATCAGGCAATTGAACCTATTGTAGGAGAGGGAACTCTGTCTCGAGGGGAAATCCATGATAGAATCAGTGGGTTACTAATGACAAACCGGATGGAGGGAGACGTGTTTACGAGAACAGTCTTCGATCCTGCTGGTACAGATTCCGTTCAAATGCAGGTATACGAACAACCTAACTACAATAGCTTAGCTAGGAGGGACTGGTTCTAATGGCTAATGACGGCCCAGGTCTACTAGAGTCTGCCATCATAGGTGCTCCTGTTGTAGCGGGTGTAGCGGCTGCTGTAAGGCAATCCCGTGCAGGTACCACAGAAGTAGGTACTACCTCTTCTCTTCTAGGAGCTATGAGAACAGGCTCTGCTGCTAAAGGGGAGGCTTCTGTTGCTGACTTCCTACGCTATATGGGAGGTAAGGAGAAGTTCTTCCTAGAGAAGGAAGGGGCACGGGTAGCCCAACAGGCATGGGAACAAGCTATGGCAGCGGCAGATCCTATGTCCAAGCAGAAGCTCCTGTCCTTTACCTCAAAGCTAGGAACCTATAAGAATCCTCAGGACGTATATACGGCTATTAGAGAGACGGTAGGTCGTAACCAGTCTAACCTGATGCAGAGGGTGACCGCGCGTTTCAGAGAGAACGTAGATGTCCTCAGCTGGCAGCAGTCCAAGCTAGGAAACCTTCCAGACATCTCCTCTGTTCGCGAATTGAGGCTCAAGCCCTCGACCATTAACCCTGTGGATATGATTCCCGGAGTCTCTAGTTATTTCAATGATATTACAAAAGGTCTTGGAGCAACAGGGGGGCTCGCTCAACAGATCACACGCCCAGGCCTTCCTGGAGAAGCCTATCGTTTTCATTGGCAAGCAGCAGGAGGGCTCGAGGTAGGGTTCAATCTTCCTATTACCCGTGATGGGACCATGCTCATGGGCCAGTCTCTCCAGACTCGTTATATCTCTCCTGATATTCTTCTTGCTACGCCTCAAGACGGAGGCGGTTTCAAGTACAAGTCGATGGCTCGCCATGAGTATTTCCTGAGAGAATTTGAAACAACTATTATGCCTGCTCTCAAAGAAGGTCGCATTCGTTCTCAAGGTGAGCTCGATGTTGCCATCAAATCGATGAGCACTTCTATCTTCCGTGAACTAGAGACACTGCCCAATATGCCAGAAGGATTAGAACCATCATGGATGCAAGGCTACAGAGATTTTCGTGGCCAGCAAGTTGATATCAGAATAGCGACAGAGGCAGTTGATCAGACGGGACCATTCAATTGGAAAGCTTCTACTAGAGATCCTAGGACTGCTGAGTACATGTCGATTATGGAAGAGAGGAAACTGTTTGGTGGAGTGGGTGCAACTGGTGTATCAAAGGGCCGGGCACAAACATTCGACATCGCTGATTTGTACCCAACGCCACGTCGCACAGCAATGGGAAGGTCGCCACAACAGGCAGTTCGTGCGTGGGGATACACAGGAGAAGCTCAAGCTCGAGCAGCCTCCGTCGCTGAGCTAGGAGCCTTTGACACAGCAGCTCGGGAAGCTTATGCCTCTGCCCCTTACCTTACAACAGCCTATGTCGATCCAGAGAAGTATGCTGGCGAGTTAGAGAGACTAGGGGTTAATGAGGGTGAAGCTCTTATGAGCTCTCGCGTTAAAGGTATCATGCAACAAGAGTATGCTACTTCTACTCATCTTACTGCTGTAGACAGAGACGTAATGAACGCAATTCGTGCAGGAGAGACTGTTGCTCCAGGTACTGTTCTTGGAAGGAGCGCAAAGACTGGAGCATTGGTCACCGCCCCTTCAGCTGCAGAGGGTGCCATCATGGGCATCGAGAATTTCAAAGACGTTAATAAGGGAGACTTTGTCACACTGTGGCAGATGAATCGTCGTCGCCTTGGTCAGCAAGAGAAGTGGTTTGGTGACCTAAAGGCTCTCGCTAGATTTACTGAAGACGACCTGATGCGTTTCTCTACTGGCCGTGGATTCGGAATGCGAGCTCCAGTAGATGTACTCGCATCCTTCGATGACCTTGTAAAAGATCCGGCCAAGCTGAACAAACAGATCATGACTGGTATGTACCAGACTATGTTAGATAAGGATCTCGGCCCATGGGGAGAGCGCTTCATGCGTAAGCCCCTGTCGTTTGCTCACACTTGGGATCGTACACAGAAGTCTCAACAAGCTTTTGTTGAGAGGGCCATGGGATTTGCTGTCAGACACGGGAATGTTACTGGAGAGGAGTTCGGTCGAATCTTTGGTGCTGTTCCCAAAGTGTTTGGAGCTAAGGCAGCATACCAAATGGCCTCCAGTGCAGGTGTTACCAGTACGCAGACTTTCCGCGAAATGTTCCGTGGCATTGCTGTTGGTGGGGCTCAGCTTACGTGGGGTGGACCTCACGAGGGCGTAGGAGGCCTGGGAAATATTGAACCTCGTGTGTTTGATATCCTTGAAGGAGCTCCGTATAGAGACACTCCGTTTGCAAGTGAACTAGCAGATGATCTCGCTCGCCGAGTTGCTATTACCTCTCCTGAGAAAGTGTCTGCTTTTGAAGATATCACTAAGAGTCTTTCTTCTATGCAGGGCCAGATTAGTATGCCTGGTACTGCTGACTGGGACGTTTCTAAGCATCCATATTCTCGAGGTGATTTCCAGAACTTCATTGAACGCGGTGGAGGGTGGATGAAGATGGGAGAGGGACGCCCAGATGTCTTTGTCCCAGGTGTCAATACCCCAGCTATGCAGCCGCATGCTACACCTACCGGGAAGATTGCCGGTTACCTCCCTGACGTCTATCACCGTATAGCAGAGAGAGGTGGAGCCTTTGCTTCTGGTGATCTAGGCGCAGGGGCCATGGACTCTTATATGAAGAAAGCAATGGCTGAGCTTGCAGGCCAAGCAGCCCCTGCTGGTAAAGGCCTTGGTGGCTTTCTAAGAGGAAAGGTCACTGGCTCTCGACGCCTCAAAGCAGTTTCCCAGATAGGGAACTATACTCCCACTGACCTAAACACTGTTGGCATATCGAAGAGCCACATCGAGAATATGTTTGGTGAGATGAGACGCACTGGCATGTATGGCTCAGAGCTTACCGAGATGTTCGAGCAGTTCAAGAGCACAGGAAAGGTACAGGGAATGGTGGCTCGTGACCCACTTATTGGGGCCTTCTCTCTACAGCCTGTAATGTTTGAGGCAGTAGATACTCTCGAGGACAGTATTGCTGTAGCAGAGAAGAAGGTCCGCATGAACATCGGTGGAGAGGTCCACCAGATGAATCTTTCTCCTATGTTAGGTATGGCAGCTGATAAAGACGCTGATGCCTTGTCTGCATTCTTGGTTAGCCCTAAGTCAGCTAAACAGCTGGCCCACTTTAACCAAATGGCTGGTAACGAATACCAGGTTGCCTATGCTCAGCATCAGATGAGGCTACAGCTAGTTAAGGCTAAGAAGAGCGCAGGGGCTATGACCTTGGCACAAATAGAGAAGAACGTATATGGAGATATCGCAAAGCTGGGGATTACTCAACGCGAGGTCCCCTTCCTCTCCACTGAATTGACTACAGCCCGCAGAGCTTCCCTCCAGCATATGAAAGGGAAGAAATTAGCTGATGCTCAGTTCCTGCTCGAGTGGTTAGAACAGACACCTATCTCTGGTAAACATATTGCTGGAGAGAAGACCCTTTCCTTTGAAGCACAGATGGAAGCTATCCGTCGCTCATTTACTCAGCGGGATGCCACCTCTCTAATCGGAGAGATCAACGAGATTGTTAAGCCGGGGACCGCTGGCCAAAAGCTATTGAGTCAGGACCTGGCTATCTCTGGAGCTCGTGACGCAGAGAAGGCTTTGGGCTTTAGTCTTGGAAACAAACTAAGTGGCATTGACGTAGAGGGAACCGCTAAGGGACTCATGTCGTCACTACACAAGTTTGAAAAATCTGGAGAGCTCGCTAAGGCTCAGCTGATCAGTGGCACTGGTGGACGATTGTTCCAGCCTGGTGCGATTAAGCAGTTCCTACAGACTGTGAGCTTCTCTGGTGGTCACGCAATGGGAGAAGCTGTTGGGGCTCGAGGGACGATAGAGAACTTGCTAGGCAAGGCAGGGCGCGGGATGATCCGTCACCATAAGCCTATTGGCTATGGCCTTGCTGGTGCTATCGCTCTGTCCCTTGCTCTCTCTTCTCCTAATGAGACTGTAGGCTCAGGACGAGGGATGCAGACACGAGTGAGTCTGAATAGAGGAAAGGGAGCTGGTCGCATGAAGCAAGACGATATGCAGGTCTCTGCCCAGATGGGTTCTCCTTCTGCCCCTGGTATGATGCATCAGAATGCTGTACATTTGGCTGGTCCTCCTCGTACACGAGCACATGTTCGAGCTCGATCCAACTTCATGGTGACTCCATCTAGCCTGGCCTCCTCTATATCGGGGATGACGGGTGGTGGAAGTTCTGTTAATCTAAACGTCAGGGACAGTAGGTCTAGCAACAATCCATACACTATGGCTGACAAGATATTCGGGTAGGAGCGCATGACCGATACCGGCAGTTTCCAAATCAACGACATTGACTTTGTAGTTCCTCCAGAGAACATCAGGGTCATGAGGAACTCCAGTAACAACTACTGGTCGACTCTGCGTACCCGTTCGTCTATCAAGCTGAGCTCTGAATACTCACAGATTGATATTGCTGTCACAATTCAGATAGTTGATCAAGGTGATGAGCTAAAGAAGCTACGTGACCTTGTCTCCCAGATTCGCGTCACTCCCTTCTGCTGGGTTGAGAATGCTTTCATCCGTAAGAGTGTCCTAGGTCTCGCCAACGATAAGAATGACCAAGCCATGGTTCTTGCACTCAAGCAGCTCGAGATAGTTGATGCTGCTGGTTCAGATACTAATGTTCTCACACTGAATCTAATGTTTTCCTGGTTCAATTACTTCCCTTATTCTAACGACTTCATCTTCCGTGAGGACATCTTCATTCCCAAGGGCGTCCGGAACCCTAAGCATTCTAAGGCTTGGAGGCTCCTCTATAAGGCTGAGCAGATGCGCGGTCCCTATCCTGGAGACGCTGAAGTGGGTCACCTCTCTACTCCTGGTACAGAGATGTTTGTCAGCCAGTACATGCTAGTCGCTAAGAAGATGTTCAATGCTCTAAGGAGCGACATAGCTGCCCTCAAAGAGATGGACAGCGAGATAGTGAAGTATACACAGTTCACTCCAGCGATTGGAACAAGTGAATTTGCTGGAATGCCCGGTGCTCTCATCGTCCAGGTTAAAGAACAACTGGACATGAACATAGCCCCAGTAAGAGAGGTCTGGAATACTTCCTCCTTTATCGATCTCCCTGAAGAAGCCCCTCGTCTTGAAGACGTGAAGAGCGTTCTCAGAGGAAAGATCGCAAGCAAGGAGAAAGAGCTTGCCTCTATGGGTGTCCTAGTAGGAGAGGGAACAGATTGGAACGTCACAACAGATAAGCGTGGTTCAATCATTGAATGGCATGACAGGCTAGATATCACATTAGAGGAGGCAGCAAAGGGAGAAGGAACAGGAGCAGAGTCAAAGTTACTCATGCAGAAGGAGGAAGTATTTGCCTTTGATGACATGGGTCTAATTATCACAGGAATTTCAATCAGTTTCGAGAATACACTTGCTACCATTCCTATGACCGGACACTGTTATCCAACCTTTCAACACATTGGAAGCACAGATGGTATCGTCTCTCTTTCTATCCTGACTCCTCATGAGGACGGGATTGCAGCTCTTGCTACCTGGTACAACATGGTAGAGAGCCAGGGAAGGAAGATGCGCCAGGTCCCCGCTGGTATGAGGAACATACGTCTCCGTAACGAGCTCGTTAATCTCTGTGGGCTCAAAGAATTCATTGTAGAGGACATGAGCACCTCTACTGTTCCTGGTAAACCGGGAACCTACAGTGCAGTCTTCACTCTGGTCGACAACCCGGTCACCCCTGAGACCCAAGAGAAACTGGTAGCAGGAACATCGTTTACCTCTAGCTATCAGCTAAGGAATGCTGTGCTCGACGTACTTGGTCAATCTCTCGAGTTTGTCTCAGATGCTTTTAGTTTTAACTCAAAGTCTGGCTTCAGTGTAGATTCAGATAAACTTCCAATAGTAGGAAAGGCTAGAGTAGGAGTGTCAGGTCTTGGGTCTGTTGCAGCAGCAGCCTTAGGCCCTGTCTTAGGGCTTGCTGGTCTCCCTCTAATTGGAGCAGGTGATTTGGCCCCAGATGACGAAGGATCTATCCATCTATATAACAGGGATGTTGCTTCTTCCTATAGGTATGGAGGGACCCGGGACGGAACCGAAGATGCTTATGCTAATTCGGCTACACAATATGGGCTCTATCTACATCTCACTATGTTGGAGGTTCTAAAGTATTTGAACTTGATTACTGAGTCGTCAATAGCAGATCTGGCCTTTATGCTTATTAATGTTGTGGATGGAAATGCAGTAGCTGGGAAAAGATTAGCGGAGGACCTCTTGCCGTTTATTCAAGAACGCCGCGCTGCGGTTAAGATTGGTCCAACTCCCCCTCCGAAAGGATTTGGTAGTGCCCCAGTCAGAACTGCTGGTCTGGCCGGTGTTGTTAACTTTGAGCCAGTAATAGCTCCACAAAAGAATGTTGGCTTAGTTCTCGGCCTCTGGGAAAAGGTTGGTAAGGGAGAGGACCTTTCTTCGGAAGAAAGAGAACAGCTAAATACTCTAATAGCAGATCGCACAAAAGAGACACATGATATTGCTTCGCTCGGTCCTGGCCAGGAGGCTATGAATCTCTTTACTGGGAAGGTCTCTGAATTAGCTGATCGCATTCTCAACTCAGAACTGATTGAGCTGAAGCAGTTCGAAAGTGTCCGTGAGCTTATCTCTGCTTCAACAGCTGCCGGTGGGAACAACGCCTATCCGGACTTTCCTCTTTCTCAAGTGGTTAACGCTCTTCAGCAGGATGACAGTTATGATCGTGTAGCTCAGTATCTTGAAGATACTCATGAGCTAGAGAACCTTGGGCTGTATAACATTGGTATTGCAAGCCTGATCAATCCAGATTTCTATTTGTACAACCCACAGATAGAGGGCTCAGACAAACTGATTGGGAACGATGTAATCAATGCTGCGAAGACTGCAATCATAACTGTACAAGGAGACAAGCGTTTTCAGGCTGAGGACGATTGGCTAACAGAGGTCTATGAGGGGACAATTATTGGTCCAGATCGCGCAGGACAGATACGTGAAGATGTTGTTGCTGGGGGCCCCAGTCGTGATGCTGATAGAGTTTCTACTAGAATAAAGAAATGGGCTGAGTGGCTAGTATCAAAGACTCTCCCTGAGTCTAGAAAAACAGCCATCAACACGCTCAAATCTCGAGCTGCTGACTCTCGTACTACAGAGGCTGGAAAAAAATCTGTGCTCGTAGCTCCCGATCAGGAAGGGGCCCTCTCGTCAGCTCTCTCTACGTTAGGAGGGATGGCTCTGAAGAAAATTACTCTTGGAGCAGATCTCTATCTCGAGACCATAAAAACTCGCCCCCAAAAGACTATGACAGGTGCACGCGGGGCAGAGGTTGCACAGCATCGCTTTGGAATCAAGGATACCTTGGACCATCTTCCTGCCTCTTCCTATGTTAAGCCTCCTCCATCTCTAGATCCTAATGCAGACCCTGAATGGGGTTGGCCAACATCTGAGAGTGAGAACACGCATATATCTAGTCACTTCGGTGTGGTCCGAGGTGGTATCTCCACGGCTCCTCATAGAGGGATTGACATCGTCCGTAACGGTGGGCCTGGGAATACTTCTAAACTGTTGACGGTCCTTGCCGCAGCAGATGGGAAGATAGAGGTAATCCCGGACAAGTATCTTACCTACAACGAGACCTGGGGAGAGTATAAAGAGTCACAGGGAAGAGACCCTTTGAAACTACGTGAAAAGATTCGGCTGAAGCAGCATGATACGGCAGTCACCATTCGTCTGATACATGCAGGAGGCTACCGCACTGTCTACACACATCTCCAGTGGCCAGACGAACCAATGATTCAGGCATTGTCTAAGCGTTTCTATGAGAGCAACGAGCCAGTCTATGTCAAGAAGGGAGATCCTCTTGGTAAAGTAGGGAACACAGGGTACTCGACAGGAGCTCATCTTCATTTTGAAGTCCGAGCCAATGCGAACAAGACTTCTGTCCTTCCTCCCCTCGAGGTCCTAGATAGTGAGTTCCATAAGTCTCCTGGCCCAATCGTCGGCTTCGATCCCACCAACGAATCTTTGTTCACTAAGAGTGTCGAGCAGCTAGAGAAGGATCTTATCAAGACACAGGGCTACTCTATTATGAGAGCCTATCCTACCTTCAAGCTCTACTTCATTGAGTCAGATGAGGGGGAGCGGAAGAAGTATAAGTTCGATGACTTCTTTGGCTATAGCTCAGTCGTTGATATTGAGGTGGTCCGAAACAAGAAGCTCCCTGCTGATCTTGCTATCATCCGACTTACCAATGTTTCTGGTGTCCTTAGTAACCGGAAGTTCCAGGGACAGGGACGAGAGACCGAGCCAAGGAAAGCCGATGACACTTTAGCGAAGGAAAGTCTCGCACCAGGCGCAGCTAATACTGGCCTAGAGAACCCAATTGCCTCTCTCATGTTGCAGCCAGGCATTGCCATGCAGCTGAGACTAGGGTACGACAATCAACCTGACGAGCTCGAGAAGGTTCTCAATGGAGTAATCACAGATGTTTCCTTCTCACCTTCTGACGACATTATTGAGATCACCTGTCAGAGCTATGGTATCGAGCTAGTACAGAACGTCTATGGAGATGTCAAAGAATTTAGTGCTGGTTGGTTCAGTGCTGGTGACTCCAGTACGGCTACAATTCTAGAAGAGATGATGGCTGCCCCAGAGATAACGCATTTTGGTCGTTGGGATCCAGCTGACCCAAAGGACAAGTCCCGTGCCTTGTTGACTAATAAGTGGGAGATTATTCCTACACCTGCCGACGACAACATCTTTGCTCCTACTGGTAACTCTGGACTGAATGGCCTGTACGACAATACAGTATACAAACTCTATCGGGCGACTGCTTGGGACGTTATCCAAGAGATGACTCTACGCCACCCAGGTTGGATCGCCTACCCCGTCCCCTATGATGATGTTTGGGGTGCCCGCATGACTCTCTTCTTTGGCCTCCCCAACCAGCTCTACTTTGCCCGTAAGCCTACAGGAAAAGAAGACAGAGCTTATGATTCTGTTAGTAAATTTGTAGACAAGAGTGTAGATGCTCTTGAAGAAGTGACTGATGCTACCAAGGCTAATCAGTCTCTGAGTAAGAGAGTTAAGGCCATTGTTACCGGAAAGGCTAAGACCGTAGACGATGACCTACGAGAGGTTGTCGTCAATCGAGCTTTGCTCCAGATGTCGAAGGACAGAGGTATCATCAAGCCGTTCCGTAACTACCATGTGCTAACCAGCACGCAGCACATCATCCACAATGACATAAAGTCTACCTCCTGGAACACCTTCAATATTTGTACCGTACAATATGAAGATGATGAACCATCACCGGATGAAAAGACACAGTCCCTCAAGCTTGACGAGGCAGAGACCTTCACTCTTAGGGTAGATGACGCTATCCCGGACGAAGAGAAGAGAGAGATGTTTGCGTCCTATCCTAACTGCATCGGGGAGGAAGCGGCTAAGCGGTATGCCCAGTCTCTGCTCAAGGAGTCTATGGGCTATGGGTATCGTGGCAGTATCATCATTATTGGGAATCCTCGTATCAAGCCCTATGACATCTGCTATGTCCTTGATGAGTACAATGATATGTTCGGCCCCATTGAGGTAGAACAGGTCGTCCATAAGTTCTCGCAACAGCATGGGTTCATTACGGAAATCACTCCATGCATGTGCGTGCATGTGAACGAAGTTACTACCATGGCTTCCATGGATGCTATGGGCCTAATTGCTGAACATGCTTTGAACAAGATAGGATTAAGGTCTTTGCCCGGCGTCAGCACAGGCGGTCACACTGTGTTTGTTCCTGGTCTTGGTCTCCCTAACCCTCTCGCAGCTAAAGGTTTAGCTAACTCATTTGCTCAATCTTCTGAAAGCGTTTCTTTTGGAGCTCTGGCGACTACCCTGGCAAAAACTGCTATCGTTGGTGCCGTTCGCCATAACTTCATTGGTACATTTATCCTAGATAAGCTATTGACCCGTAGTCAATTGGCCCACCCTCTTCGCTTCAGTCCCCTGGTTCTTCAAGGAAAACCAATGCTTGGTGGGGTTCCGACGCGAAGCAATAAAGGTTCCTTCGCCCAGAGTGTTGCTCGTTGGAGCAGCAGGACTCGAGCAACTAGCCCACTATACGCTGAACACCTGTATGATAAAATCAACCCAAACAACTGGTTCCGACCACAAGGTAGTTTTTCTGCCTGGTTAACGGGGACCGAGAGGTAATCATGTCTTCTTTTGGATATTCATCTCCTCGCTCGAAAGCCCACACGGCTATTGAAGGAGCTCACACTAAGGCCGAACAGCCTAGTGTGACTGAAGATAGAATGTCCTATGGCATGATTGAAGATGTTCGAAAAGAGGACCTGCAGGTCAAGGTCATCGACCATGCAACAGGAGAGACGATTGCTAACGGAGCTTACGTCCCTTTGCTCAATGATCTCGAGGATGTCTTTACTCGCTGGGGACAAGTACGCAAGGGGATGAAGTGTCGCATCTATTGGCGTGGCAGACACGGGGCCAGGAAGCCCATGATTGAGATCATTGGTGGCGAGGATGTTGATTTCTTGACCAAGGAAGATAGAGAGAATGAGGTTAAGACTGGAGCATACAAATTAATGGGAGGAGGTCTAACGTCTTTCTAATGGCTGATCCACAGAAACGTAACTTCAAAATTTGGCGAGCTACTAAGAATGCAGAGGCAGGGTTCCAGTGTACCCCTAACTCTGTAGCCCTGGTGGGCAACAAGAAGAATGCCGTTGCAGCAGATGAGAATGGTGTCTATATCAGTATGGGTGGTTCTGTCTCTTTTGGTACTACCTCGGAGAATATTCGAATGGGAGGCTTGTTTGTCCAGATGAACGACTGGATCCGAATGATTCCTCAAACCATGATGACTCCGTTCCCTAACTGTATTCCTTTTCCTCCCGTTGCCCTATTTGCTTCTACAGCAAAGAACTTGGTAGTGATGATTGCCGCATTAGGATAAACGCATGAGTGACTATGACAGTATTGATCTGGAATTCACATGGGACGGAGACTATGCTATCGATGACGATGGCGACATTCGGGACACCTCCTATGACTATCTCCAGTCGATCCGCAACGAGGTTGCAAACATTGTTAGGTCAGAACTGTTAGACTGGGAGCGTGAACCTACTATTGGGGCGAACCTGTCAGACTTCCTTGGGGAACCCAACACCCGTGAAATGGGTCAACTAATTCAGGACAGAGTGAAGACAGCGCTCATAGCAGCTGGTATAGTGCTTTCTGAAGACGTGAGTGTTCGGGTGATTCCAGTTGGTGTATATAAGGTTATGATTGCGATCTCGATACTGGCTATCGCAACAACTAATAACCAGCTGGACATATCAGATCCTATTGTTGTATCCACCATATTTGATAGCACTGAGCAGGGCCTCTTTGTTCTTCCATGGGGCCAGACTGAATTCGACTTTGCTTAAGGAGTTTGACTGATGCCTATTTTCGCTGAGTCAGAGAGCAAGATATTTGGAGACTTGCTCTTCGATGTTGTTAACAATACGAACATCACAAGAACCTCTCCAGGTAGTAAGACTCGTGCACTTGTCCAGGCACTCAGCAAGAAGCTAGGTCGTCAGTGGAAGACTTTTGATCAGAACATTGCTCTTGGTTTCATCGACGGTGCTAACGCAAAGTATCTAGATTTCATCGGCCAGATGCTTGGTCTTCCTCGGCATGGAGAGACCACATCTTCTATCTCTGCAGCTGACCGTCTAGTCCGCTTCTATGTAGATCTTGGGACCTTTGGGACCATTAACTCGAGTAGCTCTATTATTCTTCCTGCAGGAAGAGTGGTTAGCACAGGTAGTGCTGGCTCAGGTATCACCTATCGGATTCCATTTCAGACACTGCTCCCCTCTGACCAGTCCGAGAGCTTTGTAGCAGTAGAGGCCATCAGGCCTGGGGCTGCTGCTAACGTAGGTGCGGGTCAGCTTATTCATCATGATTTTACTGACTACACGGATTCATTGAACAACTCTCTGAAGGTTAACAACGAAGGGGAGATCAACGTAGGGAGGGAGATCGAGGGTGATACTAACTATCGCTTCCGCTTGTCTAATCAGGTCATCGCTGCTGAGAGAGCCAACCAAACCTCTATCCGCCTCACAGCCCTGGCAGTGCCAGGTGTAGCAGACGTATCTCTCATTCCATACTTCCATGGCATTGGAAGCTTTGATGTTCTCATCAAGGCCACGGTTCCTTCGGTCTCTGCTTCTCTAGAACAGGCTGTATGGCAGGCTGTCTGGAAAAATCAAGGATATGGGAACGTGTCTTCTGTTCGAGGTCCTAGAGAGATAGGTGTTTCAATGATTGGGGACCTCACTCTGAAGCACCGCGCAACCTCTGATGAACAGGCATCGATCGTCTCTTCAGTGACTACCAATGTTTCTACCTATATCGACAATCTAGACATTGGAGAACAGCTTATCTTCAACGAGATGATAGAGCGCGTTCTCTCTACCTCCGATCTTATCAAGAACGTAGGGACCACTACTAAACCATTTGACAAAGTGTTCATTCATAGGCCCTCGAGCCTCGAGGATAACAAGGTGCGGAATACTCTTCTGACTGACTTCTTGCCTGAGGCCGATGAAAAGCTACTTGTAGAAAATCAGTATGCGGGAGCAACACCTATCTTGTTTAGGGTGGTTATCTAAATGGCGAAGAGACGACCAGTAACACAAGAGCTCACGAATATCTATCCTCCTTGGTCAAGGACTAGAGAGGATTCTCAGTCCATCGGATATCGTTTACTCAATAGTATGGCTGGTCCTCTTGACTCAGTAGACCGTGCGCTTGCAAAGATGCGAGCTAATCAGTTTCTTCTTACGGCCAACATGAACGAGATTGGTCAGATCCATCGTGTTGCACTTCCTACCACCTTCACTTTTGATGAGGATGTATCTGACCCAGCTGGCCCAGTCCCTACTGCTCCTACTGTTAGTGGCCTAGTTGATAGTACATACTATGAGGTCCCTGTGGCTGCGGGTAATGACATCGAGAGCTTTTGGTATGACTCTATCCCTAGTAGGGCTACCCTGGATGACACGGTCACCGGAGACCACAACCTAGTAGAGCTCACGGCCTCTGACTACTGTGTATCTGGTGAGTGGTCTCATCACCTGGGCGGAGGTGACATCTTTGTCGAGGCAGACGGAGGAACACAATACCTTCAGGTCTCGGCTGATGAGCTCCGACGTGCCAAGCTTATCCTTCATGGAACTACTCGATTTGGTCTTACTGACCAAGAGACAATCATCTTCCCATGGGACCAGAGACAGAAGTCCCTCAGACAATGGAAGACCCTGACAAAGATTGAGGCCAGAGATGTTGAGCCTGATGTAGTCTTCACGATTGCCTCTGCTGAGTTTGAAGAAGAGGACTATCTTGACAAGTGGAACCTCGAGTGGTCTGCGCAGCGCAAGAAGATCGATACCTTCTGGGGACTGGATAGCTCAGGAGGGAAATCCTACCTCGAGAAGGTCCGCTATACCTCAGACGAGTGGGAGCAGCTGATCCTAGGTGTTGTTGAAAAAGAGGCAAGCGAAAGCTGGGAACTCTTGGACAGTAGCTGGGCTACGGTTACTGCTGTCGATATGGCACTACAGCCGTTCACAGAGAGAGCCTGGATCGTAGACGATGCCAATATTCTCTACTGCTATGATGCTATCTCAGAAATGGTCAGTGGAGTAAACCTCCTCAGAGACAGAACCGATGGGACCCATGTTCAGATTGACATAGAAGAGCGGTGGGTGCTCCAGGGTGAGAGTATAGACTTCATCCCTTGGTATCGCCGTCCTATCCAAGAGCTGCTCAAATATCGTGTCTGGTACCAGCAACCTGATGGAGACAAATACTACTGGGATGGGAGCGCCTGGCAGACATGGATTGCCGACTCCTATATCGTAGACCGTGGACTGGTCCGTACACTGACTAATGTCCTGAGCGTCACAGCTTCTAACTACGGAGAGTACCTATTAGGACTCGACGCCGTCTATGTAGACGAGACTGAGCACTCAGACCGAGTACTTGTCTCTGTCAACCACAGGCTTCCTCTGGCTACTATCGACCTAAGCTCCCTTGTGTTGAGCCCAATTCTTGGTATTGACTTTGACGCTGATCAGAAGATGTGGGTTCGAACTGCCTCTAGTTACTATCAAATTGGTCTGCACACAGATATAATGCTGATAGATTACCAACAGAAACTGCTCTATTTCAAAGAAGATTACAGCGAGGTAACAGTAGAGACTGATGGCTAAGATCACTGCAACACCCGCTCCATATCATGTCTTCAATGAGTTTGACCAGCACGGTCTGACCATGAGCTTGGCACGTCTCGAGGAAGAGACCAATGCCGAGTATCGTCTCCGGCTGATGGATGTCTTTGTGCATCGCGCCAATGCTTCCTATCGTGGACTCATCAATGGTATCACTCGAGAACTAGGGCTCTCTGTCACTGAGGTCATGCAAATAGTCCCCAACTCAGGGCTAACTATGCCAGCCATAGTCTTTGAAGAGACCAAGTGTACTCTCTATTCTGACTATCCTGATACAGTCCTAGTCACGCTAGATAGGTACGAAAGGGCTGGAGGGGCACGCACTGTTCAGGAGCTGGCAGATCGAATTAATGCTACTGGCTTGTTTACTGTTACCCTTCTTCCTGATGCTGTAGCCACTGATCGTTCTATGACTATTTTTGACCAGAGCTCGATAGTCCAGGTAGAGATAGAGGATATTTCAGACAAGGGTGTGCGGATTCAGCTGGCAAATGTGAATCTGATCCCAGACACAGTATCGGTGGAGTCTACCAACATGACTCAGCGCGTTGCAGTTGAGAGCTTGATGACTCGAGCTGGGCAGTATTACATCGACCTCAGCTCTGGTACCATTTTTTCAACAGTGGTTCCAGCGCCAGGTTCCACCGTGCGATACAAATACCGTAATGATGATCTTGTTGTCGAGGCAAGTCCTGTGATCTTACACAACTTGCAGTCTGATGACTTCAAAACTAAGATGTTCGAACAGAGTCCAACAGGATATGACGGTTTACCGAATGAACTCGGAGCAGATATTGTGAACGAGCTTCTTTCTGTATTCCCTTCGACTTGGGGTAAGTAATGGCTTTCGTAGATACTGACGTAATGATCACAGTCTTTCGGTCGTCCTTTAGTACGGTCGTAGGACAGAACTCTATCTATGTCAGCGAAGAGCACCCAGGGTCGAACAAGAAGATACAAGGGTGGCAGTGGGACAGGCGTACTTGGCCTACCGACAGGGAGTTCCAGGCCTCTGCCACAATTTCCACCCTTTGGGATCCAACTACTTCAGGTATCTCTGACAACCTTTGGCAGTCGGGATACGGAGACAATGATGATTTAGCACAAGCAACAATACTCCCTGTGTACGTATCCGACTGGCGTGCTTGGGTCCCCAGGGTCCATAGCGGGTACTTCTACAACTATGAGGATGAGTGGTACCTCTTCAGTGATGAGTATCAGTCACATGATTTCTTGAGGGACAGTACGGTAAGTGGTCTGCAGTTCATTGACCTGCAGTTTGACCCTAAGCCTACATACCCAATTCAGGTTAGGCGCTTTAGATACAACAAGGTTGAGAACAAGCACTATGCAGATCTCGACTTCCGCAAGAGACTCGAGCTTACAACCTCTGACTCTCCTGAGTTCAAGGTAGATGCCACAAACTTCTCTCCTCCACGCGTATGGTTGAACAACGACTGGACCGACGAGATTGGTAGTGTAGCTGGTGGAACCCCTACTGTAACCGAGGTCTCTGGTCTTGAGCTAGTTGGTATCTCATCAGGGGATGTAGAACAACAGTTTCATTTGGTCTACTCTCCTGTCCCAGAGGATACTACGGTTACTGTTTGGTCTTACTCCGATGCGGATATGTTGACTGAATGGACTAGTATCTCTGGTCTAGATGAGTTCACCTCAAGTGGCCAAGAAGTATGGATAGATAATGAACGTGGTGTCCTGGCCTTCGGAGACGTCAGTCTCGTCCCTCCTGCAGGTGACCGTATTGTCGTCCACTACTGGGCAGGCCAGTCTGTGTTCTATGAACCTAATTTTGCCGGGGAGTGGATCAATGATTCTAACGCAGACCTGAATCCTCTTTCTGCTCTTAGCAAGGGGTTCGTTCAAGTACAGACTGCTGAATCAGAAGTAGCTTCTATCGTTTTGACCGCAGAGCTCCCGACTGGAAGTCCATACCAGATCAATGTTGGGAACAATATCGGTCGTCTAGTAGCTACGGTGAAGAACTCAGCAGGCGAAGCACTCGAGGGACAGACTGTTACCTTTGATCTACAAGCTCCTATCCTTGGAACCTTTGGGACAGAGACTTCAATCAGCTCAGCAACGGGGGCAAGCGGTAAAGCTTTTGCTCTCTATAGTCCCCCATCAACTGTTGAAGATATTGGTACGTTCACAACAGATGTTGTCATTGATCCTGGCGTTTCTGCAACTGTTTCAGTGAGTGGTATTTCTGAGCCCACTAGTGTTAGTGGAGTATGGGTCTATAAGGTATGGCAGGATGATAAGATCCTTGGTATCCCAGAAGCCAGATTGGAGACATACTACACAGACTACTTGAACGATAACGACTTGCCAGTAAGCGGCCAGGCTGATATCGACTATGAAATTCTCTTTCGAGAGATGCATGGGCTTGGTACACCAGAGACCTACTCTGTCGGTGATATATCTACAGGTAAGAAAACCCTGGTTACGGTAAGTGGAGAAGATATCATAGATCCTCGTACTGGAACATTTACTGGTGTTGCTCTTGGTCCTAGATATTCAGACAGTATCAGCAACACAGGCTCAGATGAAGACCCTGTCTATAGTTTAGTTTTTACTCCAGACACTGCTCTTGAAGAGCCTGGCATCAACTTGACCAAGTCATACTTTGTCGCTGTTGAGGGAAGTACATCTGCTCGAGCATATGTCGTTAACCAGCGCTCGGGTCGACGCATTTACTCTAATACTATTGACCTGAACATCTTGATTACCGAGGAAGCTAACGGCACCAAATACGTTTCTGCTATTGACGATGTTGTTAGTGGAGTCTTAGCTAGGATCAGAGACATTGATGACGTAATAGATACAGAGATCTTAGCAACTCAGTCTGACTGGTATAGTTCTTATCTTGAAGAGAGATCAGGAGACATGATTGCATCGTATCTTCCCTATACTTCTACTAGTGGAGAAGATATTGAAACAATTGGTCTCTGGCACTTTGATGGGAATACCAATGATTCGTCTGGTAACGGACTAAATCTGATAAACATTGATGCAGTCCCCACTTCGAGTGGTCTGTCTCAGGGAGCATATGACGTTCAGGCAAGTGGTCAATGCTTCCAAGCCTCAGGGCTTATGACAGCAGCAGAAAACCAAGGAGCAGAAGGAACTTTTGAATTCAATTACAAGTCTAACGTGCTCTATGTTGGAGATACTGATAAGACAGACATGTTGCTGCTCTATACTTGGGGAAATCTGAGTTATTCCAACACAATTTTGTTTGGTTTCTGGAAATGGACATCTACTGGAGACTCTTATTTGCGCTGTGTTCTGCAGCTATCAGATGATGACATTGGTTGGATTGGAGTCAAGCTTGATGATCTCTTCTCTTCTAGAGATGAGTTACTTGACTGGCATCACTACAAATTGGTTTGGCTCTTCGACGAGATAGATCCTGCTTATTATGGTGCCTCTGTTAGCGGAATCCTCTCATATGGTATACATATAGATGGTATTGAGGTAGCTTCAGGGGTTGAGCTAACTAGTGGTCCTGCCGCCATTGCCGATGGTGCCGATTCAGGGATATTTGCTGGTTATCCTACTGATTCGATTGGAACCCCCTTGGGTCTTTATGACGAAGTCCGTTTCTCAAATGGAGCTCGTCTTACTAATACAACCTTGACAGTATCAGGCTATGATTTTGTGGGAGAGTCTTATATCAATTGGTTTAGGCGTACCCATAAGGCAGACTCAGTAACACTTGGGTTAGATCATATTGAGTTAACTGCGGCTCCTGGTGACATTCCACTTGGCTTCCGCTTGAAATCAGCAGGGATCACTGTAGCATCAGAAATAGACCAGGTAACATATATCAATCCAAACGAGTATCTCATCAGTGGATACTACGAATAACAGAGGTGTGTAATGGCTGACAAACTAAGGGCAACAGCCCCGCTAGATATTACCTTTACTGCAGGAGAACAACCTTCGCCCTCGAAGCTGACTGCGGTCGCTCGCCAAGGGCGTACGGGTATTAACGTTCTCGAGAAGGCTGTTGGTGATCTGTGGAACCAGTCTGGTGACCCGGTCATGAGCAACTTTCCTTTGCAGATCACTAGCCTCGCAAGGGTCATGGGGGAGATGCGCTATCTTAACCCAGCTCTGTTTCCCTCTGTTAGCGAGTTCCTCTATGAAGACAATGTAGGCAACAAGTTTACTGGTGAGACTGATGTATATCTTCAATTCAAACCAAAGTCGGGAAGCGCGTTCTCCTGGAATCAGCAGTACACAACAGAGAAGACTCTCGCATGGGAAGTTGATGCTGCTGTCGATTATTTCGTAGACGACTCGACAGGTCGAATGCGTCTTGGTTCTGCTCTCACGGGGACTACAGCAGTTACCTATACGGTAGACCCATCTGACTGGAATGTCGGAACAGAGACTTTACCGGGTGTTGTCCCAGACTCCCGCCAAACTGACTACACGGGATGTCGTATCTCTAAGTCTGGATCTATCTATTATCTACACTTTCCTCCACGGCAACCCCTCACATTCTCTAGCTCGTGGGAGAGACCTGAACGATATCCAGATGCCTTAGATTATGGTGGTGGAGTTGATGACAACTTCGATACTACTGTTCAAGCGAATAAGAGACTTTGGCAGGACCCGGACGTTAATGCACTAAATCATGAACACTATCGTTACGCCCTTCCTAAAGATCTACAGGATCAGTGGGGAGCGATTGCTGTTGGTGACGTTCTCCCAACTGGATTTATCTATCTCTGGGACCGTGCAGCGGACCAGGTTATTGCTGATGCTATTTTTAAGAAGACTTCAGATAGTTGGGTCTTTGTTATTGAGTCGGCCAGTACTGATCTGGAAGCTTATGTCTCTACTAATGAGCAAGAGAGTAGTTACAATTCCACACAGCTATCTGTGATTGCTGCTGGAGCTCCTCTGTCTAGATCTTTCTGGACATTAGCAAACTCAGTCTATAGCCATGACCATGGGAACAAGGGTGACTTTGCTGCAACCATGGAGCACTCGATGCTCAAGTTCTTGAACCCACCAGGTGAGAGCTATACAGGGCATCCAGGGACCTATCCTGTGTCTGGTATCGAATGGCCAAGCTCAAGGTGGGCCGGAGATGACCATACCTCTCTCCTTAGTAGAGCAGGAAGCTACGGAACTTCTGGTGCTTATCATCGAGACAATCTAGATAACGCCATGATTGGTGACCTTATTCTAGCTGACCGAAGCCGAGCTCTTGATGAAGATCTAGCAAATGATAGTTTTAAGGTTTGTTTTGGAGACATTACTGGGCCTAGTATTCAGGGTTATGCAAAGACGGTCCAGGTCAATAGTCTTTTTGGTATAGATCATTGTACCTTTGTCCCTTCTGCTGGAGATAACGATGATGTTCCAGTGACCACCTCGAATCTACAGGTTACGAATGGTGCTGGTGGGGCCTTTGCTATTACTGGGTTTGTCGGGACTAATAGAACCGGCACTATTCTTATAGTTTTAAACCAGTCTGCTTATGTATTAACGTTTAAAGATGATAGTGTTGACTCGGCTGACGGAAACCGGCTTGACCTCGTTGATAGTGACTGGACCCTCCAGCCTGGTCATATATGTATGTTCGTATATGACGCCGAAAACTTTGGTGGAACTTATGGCCGTTGGCGAATTCTTTCTGGAGCCAACATGGAATCGTAAAAGAGGTTTAAATGTCAGATAGTAATTCTTCTCTTGGTCTACAGTTTACAGTCAACGAGGTCTCTGGCTCTGTGTCTGTAGACTCATTTTTGAACATCACCAAGAGAAGAGAGAGTATTGTCTATCGTCCTGCCTTATCAGCAGCCGCAGCAGCAATCTCTTTTGCTACTTGTGAAGATGAAGTTTCTGCTACTCGGAATCTTTCTATCATAGACAAGTCGACGACCATAGGGATTAACAGAGTCCCAAATCCTCAGACTGTTGTTAAGGAGAGCGCCTCAGCCTTCTTTGTTCAGACACAGGACTTTATGCTGACAGACACCTTTGTGGCCTCGGAAAGCACAGTGCTGGATACTCCTCTCTACTATAGGCATGTCATAGATACCGAAAAACTACCCAGAGAGGATGCTTCTGATAAGGACTGGGACCTTGCTACTGATGTAAGTTTGCTTGGTGTTGAAGTGCTCGACTCCAACTTTACTGTGCTTATTCTTTCTGAGCTCTCTATCGATCTAGACCAAGGTATTGTTTACAACAATCTTGTTCCAGACTTTGAGTCAGCCTCCAGGTTCACATACTACTATGTGAAGTACAGTGTACGAAACGGAGACAACATCTATACGTATACTGACCTTCTGAGCAATGAGCTAGTATATAAGGAAGTAACGTTCGAGGATTTGGATGAGTTTCTTCAGGTCAAGAGTGGACGTAAAGTCTATTTTATTAATGAGGATCCGAATGGTTATGAGGTTAGTCTCCCGGCTGTGAAAAAGTATGCCTTCGAGCATATCTCAGATTCAAAGATTTCTGTTCAACCCCCAGCGCTGACGACTGCTACTGACCAGTGGTATGTCCGTATCCCTAACGGAAAATTCTTTTGGGCTATCGATGGGATCAAGTATAGGTACCATCTAGCACAATTTTTGGACCAGAGTTTCTTTCCTGAAGTCCCATACAAATTTATTGATGGGGAGATGTCATCTATACTGACATCTCGGCTAATCAAACTAGCCCATAGGGATGTGGTAGTGGACGATGAACTCCATCTCTCTATTCTTGTGAATGACAGTACTGGCGCAGGTATAGCCGCGTTTACTACAGACAGTTCTCTAGCGGGCACAGTAGCTAGCAACCTCCAGCTTTATAAACACTGGGACACATCTAGTCGTATAGGAATTAAGAGCTTTGACAAAGCTACAGGCTTTGTAGATATTGAGGGAGTCACCCTCCTTAGCACATACGTACTCGAGTCTACCTACTACTATGAGGAAAAGAGCTACGAGTTTACTCTCATCAATCTCAACCCACTACTAAACAGGAATATCATTCCTCTGAAGACTGTTCTGTTTGTAGAACCAGATGTCCTAGCCTCTCCCTCAACCCAAACTTTGTATTACCTAAGTGTAAATGAGACTGGACTGATTACGGACTCTGATCACCCTGACTTTGTTACTGTGAGCGGTTGGCTTGTAGGAAGTGTCTGGAACGACATGTACTATGACGGGAAGGCTGAGGAGGTCACGCCATCAGGGGCCTGGCTCACTTTCACAGAATCTCTTAGCGTGGTTGGCTCTGGTCTTTATCTTGTTCTCGGGGACATGACGATTGGAGAGGCCCAAGACATTGAGGATATTACCTGGCTAGATGTTCGCCGCCGTGGCGGAGGGATTAGGCAGGACCTGATAGATGACGCCAAGCTCAGACAGCCAGAGGTTAGCTGGTACTGGGATATTGGCCGTTGGGATGGGATCCCTTATCCTCACAATGCTAACTTCATGGTAGAAGTGCCTGCAAGCGTTCTCGAGGATGCTGGTGGTCGTTTTCAGGTAGATCAGGTTAGGGACGTAATCGAAAGGCACGTAGCCTTTGGGACCTACCCTGTAGCAAAAGCCTATGGTATCGACATCGAAGTAAGCGGGATGGATATGGTAAGCTCTGGACTTCACATCTCTTGGACAGGTTATGGATTTTAAGTACAACATCTATTACTCTACTTCGCCCAAGGGTCCATGGACGCTAGCGAATGGGTCTCCACTTGATCATCTGGATGCTGGGAACGAGTTTGTTATCACTGGACTGATCAATGGTGCCCTCTATTACATTAGTGTTGTTGGGGGTATACTAGTTAACGGTGACTTCAAGGCTCTAGTCCCTCAGCCAATTGGACCACAAGAAATTTCATCCTGGGGAATGGGAGTGGCCAGAGCTAAGAGTTATCAAGTAATTGTAAAGTATGTAGAAATAGCTACTACCGATGCTCTTGGTATGAGCTTTACTGTCCCATAAGGAGGAGCCAATGACAGTCTCCATCACTTGGAGCTTAACAAATGGAGGAGCCGCAGTTGGTGAACCGGTCAACCTGGGGAGTGTAGGTGCGGGCAGTACCGCTACCGCCCAGCAACTGTTTATCTCACATGATGGCGTTAGCTCTATCACGGGATGTAGGCTCTACCTAGCTGAGTACTCTGGTTCCTATACTGGTGGTGCTACTGCTGCAGCGGACTATTCTGAGATTGTGTCTTGGGGAGACGAGGCAGCTGAGGCTGACTTTGGTGGTCTCCAGATCAACATGGACACCCAGGGTGGCTTTGCTTCTTCTTGGCCTACCTATGGCGACAAGACTCCTTCTCACGGGAAGAGTCAGCATGTTAGAACTGGCGTAGCTGATACGTTTTCGAACGGCGTTATTCTGATAACAGACATGAACGCATGGATGCTTAGCCCTGGCGTCATTCCAGCTAGTATGACAACCTGGCCATCTTTTCAAATAAGATCTATTACTCCTACAAACGAAGGGACATCGGGAGCAAGGCAGTTTGATCTGCGCCTTCGCTTCACGTACACATCATAATGAATGGATGGACAAAGTACTTTTCTGATGGAACAGAAGAGCATGGTAGCGATACAGACGTCAACCTCGGAAGAGCCAGCTGGAGCAAGGGCCGCTTGGACAGCATGGTATCTGTCTCTCTCTCACATGCTGGACGACACATTGCATTGTCAGGTATCGTGCCTGGTGAATTTTGGCAAGCAGATTTGTTCGAAGCCGTATTATTCACTAGTGGCTCAACCCTCATTGCTAGACGACTCGCTCGCCGCATTGGTCCCAACGACCGTCTGATGCAGATCTATTCAACTGACCATTCGGTCATGCTTCGTGTTCTTGATATCCCAGGCTCAGCAGGCTCTGTGCTCCCTGGTGATACTCTTGAGGTCATTCATTCTGAGGACATAGGGAACTGGTTGATCCTAGAAAACAATCCTGGTCTCCCTGACCCGGTCAACTGGTACTTCTCTAGGAGTCGAGATGGGTAAGTATATTGACAAGTTCCGTAGCCTCATGGGAAAGAGACAGACGGACCAGATCTTGAAGCTTCTAACCAAGAAGAAGAATACGGGGCAAATCAAGAGTATAGATGAGTTCTCTCGTGAGCTAGATTCTCTAGTCCGTGAGCTTACAGGAACTGTCCTTACCCCCTCTTTGAAACTGTTTCTTGGAGAACAGAGTTCGGTTATTGACTCGGAGCGGTTCAACTTCATGCTCGATAGAGTCGAGGATGATCTTGGTGCAGGCTTTGAAGAGGCTAATAATATCGCTAGTGTACAGTCTTCTCATGTTGCTATTGTTAGAGACGTAGTTCTCAAGAATCTTAAAGCTGGTGTCGACGAGCTTGAATCAAAGGTAAACCTCTATGAGTTTCTCAATGGTGATAGCAGAGGGTTTGACTCAGCTATCTTTTCAACCTTCCGTGAATCTAAGGAAGGTCGCACTGGTCGACAAGTAGATACACAGGGACTTTTCGTTGACCCAAGAAACAAGAAGGCTATTTCAGCTACCTTCGACGCACACGTTGACCTATCGGGTGAGCGCCTTACTCTCCCATATGAGAGGAATATCTTTCACCCAGTCAGGTCTATTCGACAGATCTTTGATTCGGAATCTCCCCAAGGAGAGATTTCAGTAGACCGCCCAGGAACATCTCTAGACAAGATGATTGACAATACTGCGGGAACATATTGGGTCACCTCGACCCTGTTCTCTAGTCAACCTGAGTCTATGAAGGTGAAGCTCGAGCTCGACCTAGGCACAAGGAAAGAAGTCAACTATATCGAGATTGAACCCGTCCATCATCGTGATATATATGTAGAGTCTATCTCTTTTGAAGATGATACGGGAACAACTGTTTCTCTAGGGCAAATCGATGTTTCGTTATCAGGTGTAACCTCAATACAGTTTCGCAAGATCTCTGCAAGACGACTAATCCTCACTCTGCGAAACGAAAATGCTCTTCCATTGCAATTTGAATACAGAACCTCGTTGTCTACCTTCCTCGATATTGCTCTTGATCCTATTGCCTCGCTCCGAGGGGGCTCGCAGATATTGAGCGTTGAGGTAGCCGCTACGACCCAGCTGTCTGATCTTATTTCTTCTAAGGCTATGAATACAGTAGGAATACCTTTGTTTAATGGTGAAGGCCCTATCACATTCAAAGGCGTCGAGTTTCTTACAGGCATTGACAACATTAGAATTGGTATAGCTAAGTACTTGTCACAAGGGATTTTTGTCTCTTCTCCTCTTACAAGTAAGATTGTTGGACAGGCAGGGATCAGAGCAAAAGAGCGCCGTTCTTATACGGATGGATCGGGAGGGATTGTGTATGCTGAGACACCTTTTACAAGCCCTGAGCTCTATCCATTTTGGGGAAGTATAGAGTACTGGGTAGCTAAGCGTGACTTCAGTTCAGAAGACATTCTCATCAGGTCTTCTGTGTTCCCTTTGTTCCCCTTAGGATGGACCAGAGCCTATCACGAGAGACTTGTCTTATCTGAGAAGAGTGCGGCTAATCTTAGCTTCAATGATATTGGTAGCACGATATTCTTTACGACCAAAACAGATGGGGACATTGTTGTTTACAGAAATGGCCAAGAGGTTCCTAATATTGACGATGTTCCTGGTTCTTCTGAGGGCTGGTCAACTGATGAACAGGTAGCAGTAGATAAGACTCCTGACACTGGTGACCCAATGGTCTTCAAGATAAGGGTAGCTGGTGCCGGTGAGGGAGACATTTTTACCGTCTCATACAACCCAATTACCTCAAGCACGTTTGCTAAGCCTACCGCACCATATGCAGAATTTGACATAGTAGGAGGAATTCAGGCAGTAGACCTATTGGGTGATCTTTCTGCTCGCATTGGACCAGAGAATGTTGTTGTGATTGATGAGGACTCTAACCAAGTTGCAGAAACTAAGCTATACTTAATGGTGATCTTGAGGCAAAATACTTCTGACCCAACCCTGACTCCTGCTCTCGAGGAGTATACCCTAGTCTCCGCTAAGAAAGACCAAACCAAATTTGAGGCTGATTAATGGTAGCAAACAAGTATCTTATTCCTGATGACAGCACATTGCTCAAAGGCAAGCTGGACAAGTTGTCTAAGAACCTGCAGACTAGTCTGTCTGCTAGCTCTTTCCAGACACAGGAAGAATATTTGTTTGAAGCTACTCGGGTTTTGAGAGAGTTCTCCAAGGAACTTACAGAACCACAGATGAAAAAGGCAGAGGTGCTAGAGGACAATCTTCCCAAGCATACCGACTATGACGATATGTGGAACAGGCTGTTGGATGATCTGACAATCATTTTTACAGAACTAGAGAACGTTGAGACCCTTGTGGTCTCCAATTTCAACTACATTACCACAGAAGCTAATCGCCTTACCTCTCGTCTGAAAAGTGTCTCTTCTAAGCTAGGAGACTATATCCTTTACTCGCTCAATCCAACCAAGGATGCTATCTACTTCATTGATAGCTTTAACGATCTTACTAAGCTGGAGCTGAATAGTGCTCTCCTTAACGAGGAAGAGTGTGACATAAGCCAAGAGGAAGGAGTGACAACTCTTCCCATTGACAAAAGCAAGGACTCGATACTAAGCATTACTGAAACACCAATTATCAACCCTGACTCTAATGGGGTTGTAGGTAATAACCAACAGACTGGAGCAGTATTTAATGGAGACATCCGAGTACTGCTTGACAATAATCCAGACACTTGGTTTGAATATGAGAGAGTAGTTACTGGGGCCTCTGATCAGAGAGAGCCCCTGGTTCTCGACTTTACTGTCAACCTTGGTGAGAAGACAGTCATCAACCATATCCGAGTCAACCCCAATAATTTTGGGACCAAGACAGCTATTCAGGTTGAAGACATTTCAACCTCTCTTGATGGTGAAGCCTATACTTCTATCAAAGACGATGTTCCAATTGCAGGTTTTACAACCGAGGACGAAGAAAATGTATTCGTGCTTGCTCCCTCTTCCTCAAAGTTTGCTGGTCAAGGCCTCTATACTTTTACACCTCGCAAGGTGAAGTATGTTCGCTTTATCCTGAAACAACCAGAGCCCTATGTTATTCAGACAACCACTGAGGAGCGTAGTCGATACGCGATTGGGATCCGTGACGTAGATATACGAGCTTTTTCTTACAAACCTAAGGGAGAGATTGTCTCTACTCGTTACCAGTCGCTTGATGAGATTCGTAAGGTTATCCTTCAAAGCAATCAGAACCCATCTGAATATTCTGAGCTAGCCTCTATTACTTTCATGCTTTCTCCTGATGATGGAGGGACCTGGCATAGAATCCAGCCCAAAGAATTTACTGGTGTTGCCGGTATCGTTGGTGTTCCTGAGATCTTAGATTTTAACAGTGCAGATACAGCTAGTATCACTACTGCTGTCCCGGTAAAGTCTCTTCGTCTTAAGGTAGCCTTTGAAAGAAATGATGATGCTTTTGAAGAAGGCTCGTCATCGTTTAGTAAGACTATTGATACACGCTCTGAGCTCCATGAGATACCCTCTAGCTCTCCGTTCAGTTTCTCTCTCGAGAAGCCTCCAGTCAATGGGACCGTTGCGGTTGTAGAGCCCTTGTTTGGGTCTTGTGGTCTTCCAGGGTTCCCATATGTTTTAGGGAACACTTCTGCCGATGGTTTCTTCTATTCATATAAGCTTCCCTTCCCTCTAGGGAACAGGCCTTGGCAGAAAGAAGATAACGGCGAGTACTTTGAACTAAAGCCAGTTGATATTGCAGACTGGATCCATGTTTTAGTCGGTGGAGAAGAGTGGACTCATTCTGATCGTCCTCTTAACCTTTTCCAAGCAGACTGGGCTACCTCAACGCCAGCCAAACTCTTTGTTATTGACCCTGTGAACCAAACGCTGGCCTTTGGTAATAACCAGACTACTTTTGCTCCAGCTGATAATACTCCTATCTCTTTGTGGCTCGAGGCGGACAGAATTACTCCTGGAGAGGTCGAGGATAACCATATAGCTTCACTAACATTTGCTACTGCCTCTAACAAGACTGATATGACCATCAAGAGGTATGATAAAGAGGAAGAGTCTCTTGAACTCCTAGGAAGAGGGAAGACCATTGCTCGACTACGGCACCAGGGTGTGACCTCTGCTAGTGGCATTGCAGAAACCCTAGGCTACGATGAGCAACAAACCTTTGTCAATGGTTGGGAAGAATTGACAGCTACTGACGAATGGTCAGTTGACGAGCTCAATGGCGTTGTCTATATGTATACTCCAACTTCTACTATCGTAGATACTTCTGTTTCATATACTTGGCAAAACATTTATGCTCTTTCTACTGACGAATGGGACTGGGCTACAGATAAGGTACTCCGTGATAGTGTCTCGATTAAAGAGTCCGCTTGGAAAGCTATTACTGTAGACGAGACGACAATTCCGTTCCTAACTAGTTCCACTGTTCTTGACCTAGAACACCTAAGCATAGTGAAGGGGACACTCAACCTTTTGGTTATAGATTCTAATCCACCTGTCGATGATGAGTCGACCGAAGAGGATGAAGCTCAGTCTGCCAATCCATTTATTACAGAAGTCCTATATGAAGATGGCTCCACTGAATTAGGGGCGCTTGGACTAAAGCAAACCCTACAACAAGTTCCCTCTCTGACCAACTCCTCTCTCAATGTTATCTCTTTGATAGAGCAGTTGATCTCTACAGATACGTCAGCTCACAAGATAGTCTTCAGTAACAAAATCTTATTCGCAACAGAAGTTGCATGGGGGACCCCTTCGGTTGGGGGAGAGTATGCAATACAAAGAGACAGCAATCATTCCTCATATGGCCAGTGCCAGGTATACGTAGATGCACCTGGTAGCTTGTGGGAGGCTGTCTATGTTCCTAACACATCTCTCTATGGTGGTGGTGGGAGCTGGACTTTAGACGGGACGACTATCGTTCGAACCGGGACGATCACATATTTTTACGAGCAGCTGATACTTGGAGATGAAGGAAAGTACTCTGTTGACTACGAGAATGGCCGTATCTTCACTGACCGTCCATTGCTTTCAACCTTCACTATACTTGCTTCATATCATTACGTAGATTTTCGTGCTGAGTACCAGATCGCTAGACTATTAGACCCATTGGACTATGATGTGGATATTACCAATCGGACAGTAGTTGTTAAGGACTCAGAGGTCTTTAGGCATCTGTCTCTACCCAAGTCTAGCCTCAAGGGTCGCAACGGTTACTATCTAGTGAACTATGACTATGTGAGCTCAACCCGAGAAAACATTACGGACCTCAAGGAGTTCTTCTCCCCAGTTCTAAAGGACTACGCTCTCAAGGTGCTCACAAAAGGAAGGATCTTCTAATGACTATCTCTGACACATATCGAGAAATGTTGTTGGAGGAGTTTCTGAAGGAGACCTATTCCAGTGGAGTCCTTGTATCTGCAGAGGAGCTCGAAACAGAGGTCAATAACCTGATAGCCACAATGGATCTATCTGTTCCCCAGTTTCTAGCTACTGATCATACAGTGGATAGGCTCGTAGCTTCTTCTTCTGCTGGGTTCAACAGCACGATGAACGCTATTAGGCAGGACCTGCGTGCTCTCTATAAGAACATGATCGTGCTATCTGGACAGGCTATTGATACAGCCCCAAGATGGAAGATAGAGGCAGAGGCTCTCGAGCAGAGACTCATCAACCTAGAGGATAGAGTAGAGAATCTTCTTCTCCTCACTCAGGATACAGAGGGGTATCACTCTTATCTAGCCGATAACTTCGGAGACATGAGTCAGGTAGATTTCTCCAATACTACTGCAGCAGTGAACATCCGCGAAGGGGTTGTTTCTTTAGCCGCAGCTGCTGACTCTAATGATCGTCTCTTCTTGGAAGACTTGGATACAAAGACTGATGTCATCTTCAGAATCCAGACTACTTCAGATTTCTCTAGTCGTACTGACCAACAGGGCGCTGTCTTAGCTGATATTTTCAAACAGCAGTACAAGGGCTGGTGGACCTCAGTAGAGATGAATAAGGTCAAGCCAGTAACATGTGAGCTGACAGTTAAGCTATCGGGCGCGGCAGTCCCTATCTCCAAGATCACCCTCGAGCTCCTGGACTCATCACAGTCCAGTACCATGAGCATTACCCCTCTCTACTCGACTGATAACGTCAACTTCGCTCAGCTCCCCTCTATTACGTTCACCCAAGAGGCAAAGAGTCAGGCAGTGTTCCAGTTCCCAGAGACACAGATGCAATGGGTCAAATTCCTTCTCACCAAGAAAGGCCCAGACCCTGAAGTCTCGAGTCCCACTACATTCAGTTACCAGTTCGGATTCAAGAGCATTGCCTTCTACTCTGAGTCTTTCTCGACTACAGAACAGACAGTTATCTCTCGTCCACTCTGGGTAGCAGATCCAGATGGGAATCCAGTGGAGTTTGAGAAGCTTACATTGGAAGCGTGTGAGCAGGAAGAAGAAGGAACCACGATTGATTGGTCAGTTGCTGTAAGCAATGATTCTCCCTTCACTATTAACTCGAACACGATCTGGACCCCACTCTCGCCAAACAACAGGCCGACGCCTGTTCATCCTACTGTTGTAGAAGTTGGCGATATTACAGAGATAGTTCTGGGAGACACAGAGACCGTCTCTATTTCCTATGAGGGCGACTCTACTGATTCTGATTACATTTCTCCTGGTAGCACATTCCATCTAATCGAAGATACAGGGAGCAGTGTGTCAGATACCGAGCTCACTGTCTCTGGCGTGCGTTTTACTTTTGCAAATTCAAACGACCGCCTTCTGAATTATCAGATTGATAGCGATCTACAGTATGACCCGCTATCTCTGCAAGTGTTTAGAAACGTTGGAGAACAAGGCCTGAAAGATATAGCTGGAGATCAAGTGAGAGGAGTACAGCGAGGTTGGGGCTTTGAGGATCCATGGTACTTCTGTGTGATCAAAATTGACAGTCCCGCAGGCATGTCTATTGATATTGGGGACACCCCGATGATCATTGACGATGTCCGCTATACCGGTCTGGTGGCACCGACTGTCTTGACAGGAGAGACGATCTCTACAACAGGGATTCATCGCGTGAGAGTACACAAGAGTCGTTGGAAGCATATCACGCCTCTTCTTGATACCCTGTCAGCCCTGAGAGCTGTTGACTCTCTCTATCCTTATAACCACAAGCTGTTGATAGAGGGCTATGCTTACGAGACTCAGTATCCGACTACTTCTGAGAAAGTCTATCAAGGCGCCGATCTGTTCGCACAGGCTTTGACAAGAAAGGTCAGTGTGTTTGACTTCAACAATAATCTGAAGACTGCTGATTACAATTTCTTTGCCCTAGACATAGATGCTCCACACACCTCCTCTACTGGGAGCTCTCCGTCTCGAGTGTTTCTCATAAAGGTAGACGAAGAGAACTCCGACTTTCAAAATGAAAGGTTCATGATAAAATTCAAACTAATCAACCAGCTCCGTACATACCTACGAGTACGCGCCGACCTTGCTACGTCCGATGATTCTGTTGCTCCGGTCATACACTCGTACAAAGTAAAGCTGGCATAGGAGAAGCTAAGTGACTGACAGAATTGAAGAAATCACCATTAGCTTTATGGTTCGAAACATGCCAGCTAGCGGTCCTACCTCGTCAGAGAAGATGAATGATTTGATTGACGAGATTGGAAATGACTTTGTCTCTTTTAGTGCGCAGTGGAATAGCCGGCTAGTTCCTCTGGTCCTAGCTCTCCCCTATGGTGAAGGGAGCGCAGATGTAGATGCTTTCTTGAATGGCCTAGATGGTAAGAATGTGTACGTAGACCAGAATGCAACGACTAGCGTTAACTCCTCTTACTTCAACTCTACAAGCAGTAGGCCGAATACTGTCTTTGAGCAGTTGGAAGATCTATACTCGTCTCTTCGTACCCTAGAAGAATCAGTAGGATTTTCGGTGAACAATATCACGGCGTCCGCTTCGAGTGTAGCAGTGGCTGATCAATACAATCTCTACACTGCTTCTGATGTTGAGGCCGCACTTACTGAGGTTATGAACGCAGTCAATTCTTTGGACCTAGCCGAAGGTGCTGGCTCTATCAGAAGGCTGACTACAGCCGAGAGGAATCTCTTAACACCAGTCAATGGTATGGTAATATACAACACAACAGATGATAAGTTCCAAGGCCGAGAGAATGGCTCTTGGACCAATTTGATCTAAGGAGTGAGCAGTGGCTGATATTGTTAAGAAAATTGACAGACTAATTCCCCCAACTGAGCGGACGATGTTGTTTGATCAGACTGAGATTAGTGAAGGCGACATCCTTATGGTAAGGGAGTCGATGGGCCGTCCAGCTCGCTCTGTAGTAATCGACGCAGTAGCTGAGCTCAATGTATCATTCAACGTTTATCATACGGTCTTCCCAAACAGACAGGGACCGGCTTCTGGTATAAACATGGCGGATCCGCTCATGCACACTGATCATCTTCCTAATCTGGCCCAGGGCATCAGGATGGACAGGTCGGTGACAGTTGCCGGTATCTGGATTGAAGCAGGAGAGAGCTTTGAGATGGACGGTAGCTTTGCTACCAGAGACATCAAATTCAATGCGGTAAGCGGGAACTTCACGGTTCTGTTGACCTAAGGGTATCCAGTGTGGATCGTTGTTCTTGTAGCGATTCTAGTAGCCTTGGGCTATGGAGTAGCTCTAGTGGTACTTTGGAAACATGGGGAGGCGCCATTTGCTATGCCTAAAAAGACGAAGGCTGCACAGCGTCCAATCAATATTGAGGAATTGGCAAACGCCATCGCCAAGATACTAGCGCCCAGAGTGTCACAGGAAGTCCTAGACAAACTTGGTCACCTTCGATATCATAGCTCAAATCAAACGCCTCCAGAGGAACAACGTCCAGCTGTAGAGATCGACGAAAGGATCATCCCTATGCAGATCAATGCTACTGCAGAATCTGTCAACATTGAAAACAGTGTTACAGAGAAAGTAGCAGATGATGCGCAGCTCGAGAAGTCGAAGGATAAGTTGGCAAGCCTGTGGAGAAGAAAGGGTAAGTAATGCCAATAGGACTCGATGTAGGAACCTCATTTCTTATCAAAGCAACCGAGTCATCTGACAAGGTTAGGTATACTGAGTTCAGGGATGCGTTCTATCGTATGACCCCTGCTTCTCCCATCGCTGCTAAGATGATGGAGAAGGGCCTAGCTAATCGTTCGTATTTCAAAGACACCGATGGTAGTTTTGTAGTAGTAGGCGCTGACGCCATCGAGAAAGCAATTGAGCGCCATCAGTCAGCACGCAGGCCCCTGTTCCGTGGAGTTCTTTCTCCCCGTGAACCAGACGCGCGCCGTGTGCTCAAGTTCATCTTACAGAAATTGGTAGGCAAGCCTAAGAAGAAGGGAGACATACTCGTCTACTCTATCCCAGCACCTCCTGTGGACCAAGACGGAGAACACTTCGATACTGGATTCCATGAGGACGCTCTCAAGAAAGACTTGGAAGAGTTTGGGTGGCAGCCTCGGCCCTTGAATGAAGCAGAAGCTATCTGCTATTCAGAGCTCGAGGATAGTGATTACACAGGTATCACTCTGTCGTTTGGTGCTGGCATGGTCAACGTGTGCGTCATGTCTTCTGGTGAGGCGGTCATTAAGTTCTCTACTACACGTAGTGGGGACTGGATCGATCGCATGGCTGCAGTGTCTACTGCCCAAGAGGACAGTATTGTTCAGGTAGAGAAGGAGAATGGAGACTTTGTAGTAGGGGAGGACAATGAGAATCCGATCCTATCTGCTGTGTCTGCATACTACCTTCGTCTCATTGACTATACTGTTAGCTGGTTGGCCGTGAGGCTACAGGATAGTAAGGATCTTCCTAAGTTCTCAAAAGCTATTCCTGTAGTAGTTAGTGGAGGATCTTCAAGAGCAAAGGGATTCTTGGATGCCTTCAGAGCTCGGCTAGCTAGAGGAGATTTTCCTCTGGCAGTATCTGAGGTTCGCTATGCTAGCGATCCATTGCGCGCTGTAGCCCGTGGCTGTTTACTAGCCTCGAATATGTAAGAAAGGACCCACCTTGAAAATTTTAGACCGTCTTCGCAGACTGATCTCTACCGGTGCCCCTAAGATCTGTGTGATCCGTGGTCAGGGTATCGGTGATGTGATTATGCTGACCCCTACTATCAGAGCCCTCAAGAAAGAGTTCCCTGATGGTCAGATCATAGTAGCCACAGATACACGCTATCTTGGCGGAGCTCTAGTTGATATTCTTATGTTTAACCCAGACATCAACGGGTTCGTAGACAAGAACCATTTAGTCAGAGATCAGTTTGATGCAGTCTTAGACCTGCATTGTCCGTGCACAGAGTATGAGGTTCACGGGAACCCTCCAATCAATCGTATTGATCTGTTTGCTAATGCAGCTGGTGTCAAACTAGAAGACTCTGTTCCTCACATCTATCTGACGAAAGGGGAGCTAGAAGAAGGACGGGATGTAGTCAGACAATATCATTTCTATCCCAAGATCGCAGTACAGCCATTTGCCAGTAATAAGATCAGATCATTTGACCATAGAAAGCTCAAAGAGATCTTGGTCATGTTAGGTCAGCGAATCAAAGCAAAACCAATTATCTTTACCCACCAGAGTGACTGGCAAAGCAATGTCATGTGGGATAACCTTCCTGGAGGTCTTCTCTTAAAGGACAAGAAGGTTCGGGAGATAGCTGCTATCACTGCTGCATGTGATCTGGTCCTCTGCCCTGACTCGTCCCTTCTCCATATTGCAGGGGCTCTTGGTATCCCCACAGTATCTTACTTTGGTCCTACACATCCTGCTGCCCGTATCAACCACTACAACAAGGCTGTAGCTGTTTGGAAAGGTGACCAGTACAACCCGTGTCCTTGTGTAGTTAAGGAGAGCTTAGTTTTAACAGCAAGTGGATACCGAGAAATCCAGGATCTAGAAGTCGGGCAAACTGTTAAAACAACCGACTCCAATTGGAACAAAATTACTAAGGTTCATAAGAATTTACGCAAAGGTAGAAAGCTCTATGACATAGAATATTTTGGCTCAAACGAGCCAATTACTGTGACACAGGACCATAAAATGCTTGCCGTTAAGGGCTCATCATCGGCCTTTCGTAGAAAAAACTTTACTGCGAACAGAGAATGGATTCCAGCAGAAGAGTTAACCGATAATGATTTCTTGTGTGTTCCTCGGAACAAGGCAGATCCTATTCTTCCAGAGGTTGATCTGCTTACATATCAAGTGTTGGGACTTTATGCAGCGGAGGGTCATCTACGGCCAGATCGTAAGTCCGTTGTCTTTACTGTAGGCTCACATGAAGAACAGATTATTGAGACCCTAAGAGGCTTTGGTCGCTCCAAATATTCGGCAACAGTTGGAGTCTATCCGTCTACTAAGGACAATTCTACTAGGGTGGAAATTTATTCGCAGCCTCTTGTTGAGTATATAGATACTTTCTTTGGAAAAAGAAGAGCGGTCCAAAAGGAGATTCCTTTTCTTCTATGGAATGCTAGTGATATTGCGATTGAAAGTTTTATTACTGGCTATCTACAAGGAGACGGTTATCAAGATAAGGATAATAAAGTTCTGAGTACAGCTTCTCGTCTGATGGCTTATGGAACTCAAGAGCTACTGACTAGGTTTGGTATCTGGTCTCGGATATACAAGAGAAAACATCATACTAATTACAAGCAGGATGCAATCATCTACAGAGTATATATTCCTAATCAACAGGCGACGTGGAGTAGACACATAGTTGATGAAGATTATCTATATGTTCCAATCAAAAAGATTGAGCTTTCCGATCGTCGGGATGAGTATGTATATGATATTACGGTCGAAAATAGTACTACATTCTGTATACAAAATATGGGAACCTGGGATTGCTGGTACAAGGGCTGTAGCATTGGTGAGCTCTGCTGGAAGATCATTCAGCCGTCAGAGGTTGTTAACTCATGTATCGATCACCTGGAAAGAACAGGCAATCAAAGACTAAGGATAGAAGAGGTCTAAATGAAACGTAAAGTATTATGCTGGTCTGATTCTGCGATTGCTGGAACAGGCTTTGGTATCGTGAGCAAGCATGTTGTAGGGGCTCTGCACGCAACGGGACTCTACGACATCCATCATCTTGCCATTAACTTTCACGGAAGCTTCATCGACCGTAATGTAGTTCCCTGGCTCATGCAGCCAGCTAAACTAATGGACCCCCGTGATCCACACGGGATGAAGATGTTCATCAAGACTCTGTACGAACAGCCATATGATATTGTCTGGGTCTGTAATGATCTCTATGTGACTGACGCTGTCGCAGACGAGTTGGTGAAGTTCAAGAACGAGTGTAAGAAGAAGGGGCACAAGCCCCCAACCTTTATCTACTACTACCCGGTCGACTGTAATGTTCCCACCGAGGCTTCCCGCTTTTTGAGAGCCGTTGATATCCCGGTCTGCTATACCAAGCATGGGAAGGAGCGAACGCTCCATACCTTCCCAGATCTCGAGAAGGTTCTCCTAGAGATTCCTCATGGGGTAGATAGTGCGATCTATACTCCCAGATCTAAAGAGAAGAACGATGAAGTTAGAAAGACTTTTCTTGGAGTTGAAGAGGGGACTCCGGTCATCATTAATGTGAATCGTAACTCTACTAGGAAGCAGCTTCCCTACTCTTTCCTAGCTTTCAAGAAGTTCAAAGAACGCTTTCCAACTGCCAAGATGTATCTCCACTCTGCAGTCACAGACCAGGGTGGAGATATGCTGAAGGCAATAGGGTCCCTTGGCCTCTCTAAGAGCGAAGACATCATCTACCCAGTAGGGTATAACCCCGCGCAACCTATCTCTTCTAAGAAGCTGAACATGCTGTATAACATGGCAGATGTTTTCCTCACCACTCACCTAGGAGAAGGGTGGGGGCTAACCGTAACAGAGGCTATGGCCGCAGGTGTCCCAGTAGTAGCTCCCAGAAACACCTCTATGCCTCAGCAGCTTGGGGAAGACAGTGAGAGAGGGTACATGTATGAGTGCAAAGATCAGATTTGGATAGACAACTCTGGGTACAGACCAAAGGGACTACTTCCAGAGATCGTTGAGCAGATGACGAAAGCTTTTATGGCTGGACCCAAGTACGGTAACGAAAAAGCCCGCCTAGCACGTAGCTGGGCTATCCAGCACGACTGGAGAGCTGTCACAAAGGCATGGGTCGATCTCTTTGCTCGAGTCACAATGAAGAGAGAGACTCCTAGGTTACCTTCAATGCAGCTAAGGGGAGGACAGTAATGGTACAAGTAACATACGTAGGAGCCTGTCTAGATGGGTCTGGCTATGCAGAAGCGGCAAGGAACAACATCGCAGCACTGTACCTAGCAGGAGTAGACCTGAACGTGGCTCCCATTAGTTTTGAACAAAAGAGACCAGCTCTTGGAGAGATGGGAAAACTCATCACTAAGCTCCAGAAGGCTCGCATTGGTGACAAGATCTTCATTCTCCATGCTACCCCTCCTAACTACTCACAGTTGGTAAAGCCTGGCAGATACAATATTGGCTATGCTGCGTGGGAAACGGATCAGCTCCCACGGGACTGGGTTACTAAGATCAACACCCTGGATGAAGTCTGGGTCCCTAGTCAGTACAATGTGAAGGTGTTCAAGGATTCTGGTATCACAATTCCTATCCACTGTTTCCCTCATACTTTCAACTTCAACCAAGAGGAAGAGGTATCAAAAAATCCCGTGCTTGAACCTGCTGAAGAAGGAGAGTTTACCTTCTATTCTATCTTCCAGTGGCTAGAGAGGAAGAATCCTGCTGCTCTTCTGAGAGCATTCTTGACAGAGTTCAAAGCAGAGGAGAAGGTCCGCCTGGTCATGAAAAGCTATTGCTTGAATCCAGGTATGGAAGAAGATATAGCTGTCATCCGAAGACAGGTAAAACAGATCAAAGATAGTCTACATCTTCCTAGCTTCCCAAAGATTCTGCTCATCTCTAGCCTTCTCTCAAGAGGACAGATCCGCTGCCTGCATATCCAGGGAGACTGTTATGTCTCTTTGCATAAATGTGAGGGATTTGGTATTCCTATGGTAGAGGCAATGGCAGAGGCAAATCCAGTTATAGCTACTGGGTATAGCGGGAGCGATGAATTCATTCAAGTAGGACAGGCTTACCCAGTCAAGTATACCAAGGCCCCTGTCTGGGGAATGCCTTGGCCAATGTATACGGGAGAAATGACCTGGGCTGAGCCAAGTCTATTAGACGCACGTAAACAGATGAGGTTTGTATTCGAGAACCAGGGCGCAGCATGGGCTGCTGGGTCATTAGGAAAAGCTTTTGTCGAACAGAATTTCTCTTGGAAGAAGATCGGCGAAGCAATGAAAGCCAGATTGGAAGGAATAAAGGTGTAACATGTCTGAAGAAGAACCAGAAGTATTGTTTGATTTTACCGAGCAACCTATTCCACAGGATAGCTTCGAGGGCTTGATGGACTTCTACAAGGAGAACCCTAAGCTCAATCTAGGATGTGGAGAAGACATTAGAGAGGGTTATGTCAACATTGATCTTGTTCCATGGGATGGATTAACTCTGCGAGCAGATGTTCGTAACATGCCGTTCTTTCCTAGCAATGTAGCTGAGCAGATCTTAGCTTATGATGTACTCGAGCACTTCTCTTATCATCATACCAAGAAGGTTCTCAGTGAGTGGATCCGGCTATTGAAGCCGGAGGGAGAGTTCATTGTACGTGTCCCTGACATGGCAAAGATAGCTAAGGCTCTGTTGGACAAAGAGCTTCCAGCCTTCGAGGCATCAAGGCTCCTCTATGGAGGACAGGACTATGGTCTCAACTATCATATGGCTGGGTTCACTGCAGGTTTGCTAGAAGGCCTTGTGCTGGGCTGTGGCTGCCGAGAGATTGTCCAGGTAGTTACCGAGGACGACTCTCATAACATTACTGTAGTGGCGAAGAAATAATGATCAGTCTATGTACGTTCGTTAAGGACGAAGAGAACTGTCTGGAGCATATGTACAACTCGGTTATGCATTCCCTGGGTCCCCTTCTCCAAGAATGGGTTGTTGTTGATGCTGGGTCTACAGATGACACAGTAGCCTTAGCAAAGAGTCTTGGGGCCAGAGTCTACCGAGCCGGGCTCACAGACTTCGCCTCCATGAGGACGCTGACAGCTCATCTAGCAAGGTCTCCCTGGGTCCTGATGATTGATGCTGATGAGGGTCTCGAGTCTACCCAACAGAGAATGGTTGCTCTTATGCGAGAGAACAAGGAAGCCTACTCTTTCCCTCGCATGAGGTGGCTAGATATCGAGAGAAAGAAGCAGACTGAGGTAGACGCATACCCAGATCTACAGGTTAGGTTCTTTCAGAATCGCCTAGACTTTGTTTGGCAGCGTGAGCTCCATGAGTATTTTCATGGAGGAGAGGTTACTCGAGTACAGGAAGGCGCTATCATCCATCATTATCATGATGTCTTCAAGTCATTCGAGAAGCTTGCTACTCGCCAGGCACTATATGCCAGGCTCGCTAAGGAAGCTGGTGTCACTATAGAGGGAGGCAAGGAGTGCTAACAGGCGTCACATTGGTTCGCAACGGGGACAAGCTTAAGTATCCCTGGCGTCAATGTATCTATAGCCTGGCTAAGTTGTGCGACCATGTGATTGTGAACTGTGACCCTGCCTCAGAGGACAGGACTTTGGAGAAGATTCATTGGCTTCATGAGCGTATGAAGAACACTGCGGTCTCTGTACTTCACAGTACATGGGACATGGGAATCACTATGGGAGAAGAGCTTGCTACTCAGGCTAACAAGATTCTTCCCCTAGTGAGCAAGAAGACAGATTGGATAGTCTATATGCAAGCAGATGAGATGATACATGAGAAAGACTTCTATTTTCTCAAGGAATATTTGGGGCAGCTGCCTGCTAACGTCTCTCAGGTAGAGCTCTATCGTACCTACTTCTGGAAGAACCTAAAGAGAAGAGCACCTGCCCACGAGACCTGGCTAGGCAGAATCTTTAGACCTGGAACACATGTCGTGGGTGGAGACGGGATGTACCTGGTGAGACGATCTGGAGGCGTGCAGCGTGCTCCTTATTGGATCTATCATTACTCCCGCATGGGACAGGAAGAAGACGTTACGGCAAGGATTCGAAATCTAGATCATATGTTCCATCCAGAAGATGAGGTAGCAAACTTTGCTCCATTTAAATACGATGAGGCTGACACCCTAGTAGGATATACTGGAACTCACCCTCACGGAATCGAGGAATTTTATGGCAAATGTACTAATTACCGGGGCTAACGGTTTTGTAGGTCGGCGCCTATTGAGAAGACTACTGGACGATGGACATGTTCCTATTGCTCTAGTACGTGACTACAATAGGAAGACAGACAAGGATCTCCTAGACGAGGTCCACAAGAAGGGAGCAGAGATCCGTGGAGACATCATGGACCGTGACCTTATCCGTGACGTAGTCAGCAAGTATGAGCTTGACTATGTTGTCCACCTCGCCGCTATCCCTATCGTCAAGACATGTGATGCTGACCCGTGGACAGCATACAATGTCAACGTGATGGGCAGTGTCAATCTCTTCGAGGCCCTAAGAGACCAAGAGAAGAAGCACAAGAGACTCAAGAAAGTTATCCATATGTCGACAGACAAGGCCTATGGAGATAGCTCTCCTGAGGGTGGCTATGAAGAGGACACACCATTCGAGGTTACCGATACTTACTGTACCTCTAAGGCTGCTGGAGATATGATCGCTCGGTCCTATGCTAAGACATATGGCCTCCCCATCTGTACTGTTCGCTGTGGTAACCTGTATGGCGCAGGAGACCTTAACCTCTCCCGCCTTGTTCCCGGAACCATCCTTCGTCTCCTCAATGGGACATCCCCTGTCCTCTATACTGATGCAGCGATGATGCAGAGAGAGTTCATTCATGTCTCGGATGCAATCAGTGCCTACATGGTCCTCATGGAGAAAGGGGTTCCTGGTGAAGCATACAACATTGGTCATGGCTTGATGCACAAGATTGGTGACATCATGAACATGATGTGTATGAAGATCAACGAGAACCTTCCTATCCAAATGGTAGACAGAGACCTCTTTGAAATCAATGACCAGTCACTGAATCCAAGTAAGCTAAAGGCTCTTGGATGGGATTGGAAGTATGACCTCAGTGAAGGACTAGATGAAGCTATCGAGTGGTACACCAAGTGGTGGAAGGAGACTGGCTCGACATGGAACCCAGCCAAGTAAAGTGGCCTGACCTCTTGATAGGGACACACAAGAAGCTTCTGTTGATGAGAGACAGAAAGTTGTATCCCTTGGCAGAAGAGGACGGTCCTTTCTATGGTATCACCTGGGACTATGATCAGATCTATGTGGGTGTCCGCTATGGTGGTGGAGGGATGGTTCACATGTTCTCTCCTCAGGGAAAAGATCTAGGGATACTTCCTGGTGCCTATAACGAGATCCACCAGATCTTTCACACAGGCCAGCGACTGTACATCACCTCTACTGGTATTGACGAGGTAGCTATCTGGGAGAATGGGGATTGTACCATCAGAAACTGGACGGGTAAGGACGGGGATACTATCCATGTGAACTCTATCTGGGTAGATCCTCAACACCTAGATAAGGTCTATCTAATCTGCCACAACCTTACTTCCTATACCAAGAACCTTAGTGCCATTATTGTCATGGATCCTGATCTGACCATGGTCAAAAAGAAGTGGAGGATTGGTGGAGACGTCCATAATGTTTGGGTAAATGATGATCTGATCTACATCTGTGACTCCCACAACACAAGACTTCTCGAGTACACGATAGCAGGAGCAGGAGCGATCAGTAGAGAGATTCCCCTACAGCGCTGGACTCGAGGGCTAGCTGCTACAGACAAGTATATGGTAGTTGGAGAGTCCATGGTTGGCATGGGTCTCGCTCGAGAACAGGGAAGTTTTACGCTGAACTTGATAGACAGAGAGCAGTGGAAAGTGGTAGATACTATAGAGGTAGATGGTCTTGGCGCGGTCTTTGAGGTTCGCGTCATCAACGAGAGAGACTATGCACACAACGGGATAGCATGCCCGTTAGATTGGAAGAACTATGACGGTCCCCTTCTACAAACCTAGCCTTCCTCCATATGAGCTAGTAGAGAAAGATTTCAGAGAAGCCTATCAATCAGGGATGCTTGCCCCAGGTAAGTTCACAGAGAGATTTGCATCGGCTGCGGCTAACTATCTCGGAGTCAAACATGCAATCCCTTTCTCTAGTTGCTCCGATGCCATGATGTGCCTGGTCGGGTACATTAAAGATCTTACAGGTAAAGACAAGGTAATCATCCCAGATTTTACTTTTGCCTCTACGTGGCAGGCGGTAGACTGGAACGGAATGTGGAGTGTTCCTGTTGATGTCGATTGTCGCGGTCTCCTTGATCCTATGAGAGTTGAAAAATACCTGAAGACTATTCCTGGAATTGGCTGTATCTTTGCTGTCCACATGTTTGGGCAGCCGGCAGATATCGAAGCCCTTGAGGAACTGTCATACAAATATCGTGTCATCCTTATCTTCGATACAGCTCATGGTTTTGGATCTTTGTACAAGGGAGATACTTTGGGAGGCAATGGCCTTGCTGAAGTCTTTTCTCTAGGAACAACAAAGCCATTGTCTGCTGGGGAAGGGGGCCTCTTGACATGTGGCGATGATCATTTAGCCAATGTGATGACCAAGGCAGCTATGCATGGTCATCGCCTTGGTGAGCTCGACGTAGAGTGCAAGAGTCTAAACGGTCGTATACAGGAGATCAACTCGATCATGGCTTATCATGGCCTCACCTTCCTCGAGGCAAATATGAGAAAAAGACAGGCTTCTGCTGCTCTCTATGATGAAGCATTTAAAGATCAGGATCTTATAGTCCCAGTTCCAGTTCGAGGAGAGGTTCGCTCTTCTTACAAAGACTATACAGTCTGCTGTCATAACAGAAATAGTCTTAAGAGGTTTCTTGATAGCAGAGGAATTCAAACAAGAATCTACTATCAACCAACAGTTCGCTATCTCATGGACAACAAGAGTTGGTGGGCACATTCCGAACTTGAACCAAGGGTCTGGCAAAGCAAGAAGATGGCTGACAATTGTCTGTCTCTTCCTTTCTTCACAAAGGTTACCTCTGAACAACAGCTCGAAGTTATTGATGCCATAAAGGAGTATTATGAGCCCAAGACCTAATCTTCTGTTCGTGGCTAGTGGTAGACGAGTAAGCCTGATAGAGGCATTCAAGGAATACTCACGTGCGATCTGTGTCGATAGTGCACCATCTGTCCCTTCACAGACAGTAGCAGATCACTTCTATTGTGTTCCTGAGTGGATTTATCAGGAAGAGTTTTTGAAAGAGATCAAGAGAATAGTCACTGCACATAAGGTTGATGGCATCATCTCTCTGATGGACCCTGCTACTGATCTGCTTGTTGATCATCTTGATGAGCTAAGGACTAGGCTATTGTGTACAAGCAAACAGTTGAACTACTATGCTCGAGATAAGAGACAGACAGAAAAGTTCTTCTCATACTGTGGAGTTAATAGTCCTCGAATGTTACCAGATGTTTGGAGCGAAGAGATGGTTGTAGCCAGACCACTAGATGGTTATGGCTCACGAGGGATACATTTTCTGATGAATGATGTAGAAAAAGCCGCGTTCTTGGCAAATCACAAGGGACATGTATCCTCTTTCGCTCTTACTCACTTTGTAGATGGAGATGAGTACACCATAGACTGCTTCAAGGATCAGCACGAAAAAGTCTGTTCTATTGTTCCTCGTCTTCGTCTTGAAGTAAGAGGCGGAGAAGTCCAAAGAGGCAGGAGCTGCTATCCAGAAGGGCTAATGCGCTTACTTGAGAAGTCTATTCTTCCAAACATGGACTTTGTTGGTTGTGTCTGTATCCAGGCTATTCGTCCATTTGGTGGTCCCTGGTTTTTCACCGAGATAAACGATAGGTTTGGAGGAGGAGCTCCTCTGAGTATACAAGCTGGGGCTAACTATCCTCTCTGGATTTCTCAGATACTCAATGGGGAGAAGGTGACTCCTCTCCAAAAAGGCAAGGAGCTCTACATGACTAGAGCAGATAGGGAGTTCTTCTATGACGTTTAAGGCAACAATTTGTGTAGACTTTGATGGAACCATTGTTGAGCATGACCCACAGCTTAGGGAAACAAGCCTTAAGCCTGGAGTTCGTGACGCTCTCACGAGGTTTCAGGAGCTAGGGTTCAAGATAGTTATCTTCTCTTGCCGTAGCAATGATAAATTTTTTGAGGATTCAGCCAAACATGTGAAAAATATGAAGGATATACTCGATAAGGGCAAGATCCCATACGACGAGATATCAGATTCGAATAAGCCTGTAGCTGTATGGTATATTGACGATAAGGCCATTCCTTTCAGGAATGATTGGGATGAGATCACCGAGTTCGTAGAGATACAACACAAGGAATATATCGAAAGAGAAAGGAAACTTTATGATAGCAACAGTCAAGACACTGACAACACATCTAGACGATAGAGGTTATCTCTATGAGATGCTGCGCGCCGATGATCCTTTCTTCCAACGGTTCGGCCAGGTCTATCTCTCTGCTACCTATCCTGATGTAGTCAAGGGATTCCATCAGCATCAGATACAGACTGATCACATTGTCTGTGTACAGGGACAGATTAAGCTGGTCCTTATCCAAGAGGCAAACGCCTTTGGAGCAACAGAAGGAGAGGTTGAGGAACATCACCTGTCTCCCATGGCTCCCAAGATGATCGTTATCCCACCAGGTATCTGGCATGGTTGGATGTGTATCTCTGAGGAGCCTGCTCTAGTTGTCAATATTTCCTCACATGTGTTCAATAGAGAGAAGCCAGATGAGGACAGAGTAAATCCACACGAGAACCCTTGGGGATATGAGTGGGGTATTGAGGAGAAATAGGATGACGAACAAGTCAATGACGCTTGCACAAGCACAGAAAGAAAGACGTGGATGGACACAGGCTCACGGCTCTTCTACAGAAGCTCGATTAAAAGGTTTGCTAGCTATTATTTTTCGTCTAAAAACAGAGAAAAAGACTGGCTTAGTTCTCGAGTTTGGCGTTGGTTCAGGCTACACGTTAGCAAATATGACAGCCCTAGCTGAAGAGCTGGAGATGCCTAACAAGTTCTATGGCTTTGATTCTTTCCAGGGCCTTCCTCATGATGAGCCAATCAAAGGAAAACCTGGTTCTGTGTGGAGGAAAGGCTGGTTCTCTTACCCAATTGCTATATCCCAAAAAGCTATTGATGGCCTCTCTAATGTAGAGCTGGTCCCAGGCTTCTATAGTGATGTCTGTAACGATGAACTCAAGACAAAGTTAGGTTTTCCTGGCAACCAGGCAGCTCTTATCCATGTTGATAGTGATCTCTACTCTTCTGCTGTGACTGTTTTAGGTTGGTGTCGCAGTCTTATTGTTGCAGGGACCTTTATTGCATTTGATGAATGGGGAAGAGGAGAAGAGAGAGCTTGGGAAGAGTTCGTCAAGACAGAACAAATAGAGTTTCAGGAAGTCTCTAGGGTCAGTGAACAGATAATCTTTCAGGTGACTAAGATATGATTAACGTAGCGGTGCGTCTCTTTTGTGAGACACCTAAGGGATATGACTCTGGAGCTCGAGGTGAAGCTCGATACACCTTGAATGCTCTCGAGGCTATGGCTCTGCATCCCGATATAGAGCCAACCTCTCACCGCCCCTGGAAGAATACAGAGGTTTCTTTGGATGGAGTTGTGTATGGAATTGATCCTAACAAGCTCTATCATATCTTTCTTTCATACGAGAACCCTGGTGTTCCCCAGCCTATCCCTCCAAGGGTAAAGCTCTCTGTGCTTACATACTGGGAACGTCCATCAAAGTTTAACCCTCCTAGTATGAACTGGGTAGCAACTCATCCATATCCATCTGGGATTAGACACGGTGGGCTTCAGAAACATTTTGGTAACCGCATGCGTGACCTTCCTTTCCCAGCGGCCAAAGAGTTCCTTCCTCCAATGGGGTTCGATAGGAAGAAGATTGTATGGACATCCAGGGATGGACAGAGTGGGAGACAAGATCTCAAGGGTCCTATAGCCACAGAGATTCTAAAAATGATGAGGACAGATAAGGATCTAATGTTGACTGTTCTTACCGGCTATGAAAAGCAGCACTATCCTAAGGTCCCAGAACAGATTAGGAACCACTCCTTTGGTGCCTTTCCTGCGGACCGAATCGAGATATTGCCACGCTGCTCGAGGGACGAGTTCATGAACCATGTACGGAGCAGTAAGCTAAGCATAATCCTGCCTGTCCTAGGAGCCTTCGGGGGCTCTCCTCTAGAGAGTCTAGCTGCAGGTGTTCCTATACTAAGTCCAAAAGGGGGACCGTTGGACAACTGCCCAGCTTATCCTACCTATCGCTCAGGCAGTGAGGCTGTACAGCTAATGAAAAGATTGTTCTCTAATGAGAAGTTCTACAAAGATACTACTTGTACAGGTCAAAAGTATGTTCAAACTTTTCATAGCTATGATGTGTTTTGCCAGAAACTGTTAGCACTAATTGGAAGGAAGTAGGCATGAAGAAAATAATTCTAGGATGGGAAGAAAGAACCGGAGCTAATTATTGGGGTACCGACCGAATGGAACGGATGCTTAAGACTAAGGACCTAGAAGGAGAAGATGGAGCTCTGGCTCTACTAGAGCACGTAGACCTCAAGGACGTTAAGAGGGTTGTTGATGTTGGAAGTGGGATTGGTCGTAGACATAAGTACTTCCCTAACTCTGACTATGTGGGCATAGATAGAGAAAAGGTTATGGTAGAGAATGGCAAGAAGGTCTTTCCTCATCTAGACCTACGCCTCGCTGATGCTCAGGAGCTAGACAAGTCTCTTCCTGATCTGGAATCGAGCTTTGACCTTGCTCTGACATTCCATGTGCTTCAATATAACCATGTTGACCAACAGGAAGCTATCCTTGCTGGGGTTAAGTTCCTCCTCAAACCAGGGGCATTGTTCTACATGAAAGAGAATACTATCTATGAGCATAACAACATCGGTTACTCAGACCTAAGTGCGACTCACTCTATTAACAAGTGTTCCTATACGGCCGCTGGCTGGAAGAGTAAGCTCAAGAGACATGGCTTTACTTGCTTACATGAAGCAGGTCACGGACACTTCCTGTTTAGGAGAGAGTAATGTTTCATGCCCCAGAGTTTGTTAACCTTGGCTTCGTCGATATCGATTCTGTAATCATTGACTGGCCAGGGAAGATGAAAGGTCTAACGGACTTTGTTGAGCTTGCTCTAGCAGAGGATGAGGAGGGTATGCTCAAGCAAGCGATTTTTCTTTATGGGGACAAGAAGAACACGAAGTCACGTAAAGAGAACTTCTATAACCTGGTCCACTCTATTAAGAACTGGGGATATCTCTCGCCAATAACCACCTCTTTCACTGTCTTGTCCGATAGATTATCTTCAAGGCACTTGGAGCAAATGCTCCGCCCAGAAAATTGGCTACCCAGGATCATCCGAGAGAACAGACCCAGGGTCGAAGGAGAGCTGAATAGGATTAACGAGGGAAGGCATCGCCTAGCGGTCTGGAAATCAGCTGGAATAAAGATGGCCCCAGTCTCTTTTGTGGCAGAGGGGCATTTCAAAACTGCTGAAGAACATCGAGCTGCCTATGCAAAGCTTAACGGTATCATTATAAGAGACCTCTTTACCCTTAACACCTCGTGGAACTTTTGGAACTTTAGAAAAACTCTATTTGAATGGGGAGGATAAGGTATGGCAGATGGCCGTGATATCGATGTTTGGTCTAGACATGCGGACGAACAGGCTCAAGACAATCTTAAGCTACATAATTTCAATGATGACTATGTGCTTAGAGAGTGGGTTCGTGGCCTTAAGGAGATAGAGAAGGTTGTTGATTTTGGCTGTGGTAGCGGGCTCTGGAGAGATCTTTTCAAAGAGTATGATTACCTCGGTCTTGATCAAAACGACGACATGGTAAAGCAAGCAAAAGAACGTGGAGAGTCAGCTCGCTGTCGTTTCCAAAGGACTCTTTGGAACAGTCTTCATCTGGCAAAGGACAGTATTGACCTAGTCTTTACTGCTGCTGTTCTTCAGCACAATAACCATGTTGACAAGGCGGTTGTGCTTCGAGAGATTGTTCGCATACTCAAACCAGGTGGTTACTTTATGTGTAGCGAAAACACGTTTAGAAAAGACAACTACAAATTAACGTTTCCTGATGCCCCTGAGTTCAAAGAGCAGATGCATGACAAGTATAGTTTTACACGTTCAGGATGGGGGTACTTTATGAAACAGTTTGGTTTGAAGATGATCAAATTCAAGAAGCCTAGTGAGTATCTCTACCAGGTGGTGATGTAATGGACAAGCTCACAATCATCACGTCCTGTGACGGACGCCAGATAGGGAAGATTGGTTCTCATCGGTTCAAGAGATACAGCGAGTTAGCTGTGCGCCTGGTCCGTTCAATCAGAATGAATGGTGGGGAGCACGCGGATCTTCCTATCCTCACATTCTTCAGGTCTGACTTCCCCCCTTACCCCGAGCACGAAAAACAACTAAAGGATTTGGGCTGTCAGCGACGGCCAATCTACCCCGAGAAAAGTCACCCTCCACTCTTCCAAAAGATTCTATCCTGCGCTCTAACAAAATCTGTCTCCACCCCATATGCTATGTGGATGGACACTGACATGTACATGTACAAGGGGGCACTAGAGCAGTTGATCGAAGGCGTTGAAGGAGCAGAGGTCGGTGCCTCTCCCTCGACCTGGAGTACCCACAAGTGGGCTAGACCAGAGGACAACCACCTATGGCAGAAGATGTACGAGGTAGCTGGGATCGACCCTCCTAAAGAGAGGGTCCTGTCCCACATAGATAAGAAGCTTGCCAACTTCTACTTCTGTTCTGGACTGGTTATCTACAAGACAGGTCTCGGCTTCCCGGAGAAGTGGTATGAGATGGCAGAAAAGGTCCTATCTCTAGGAGAGGATTTTGTCCAGTCATTCACTCAGACTAGCCTCAGTCTAGCTATGTCACAGTACAAGCACTGGGCTGTTCCTGAGGATCTTCAATACTTCTATACTCTCCATAAGAAGAAACTCTCACCTAGTGTAAAGATAGTCCATTATCAAGATGAAAGGGTAACGGAGGTCCCGGATGAGTACTGGAACATATAGCATTACCGAGAAAGAAAGACTTGCTCAGCTCAAGAAGTTCAAGTCTCAGAAGCGGAAACATGAGCCCTTTGGTCTAGGAACCATACAGATTCTGTCGCTAGGAGAGCAGTTCCATAACCAGCTGAAGACCCAGGACCTAGAGGTAGTAGATGACTCTGCTTCATGGAAGCGCGTCTATGGGTACATTAAGCATCTTGAAAAGGGAGACAGAATTCTCCATCTGGGAGCGGGGAGTGGCAGAGAGATGCTAGTGTCGCGAGCTCATGGGCTAGAAGCTTATGGAATAACCATTGGTAATCTGAATATTCATTTTGCTCGAGACATCCTTGGTCTTGGAGACTATATCAAGGAAGGCTGCTGCGAGGCTATCCCCTTCCCTGATGAATCAGTCCGCATGGTATTAGGCTGTCAGATACTAGAGCATGCAATCGCACCTATCCTCCTTCTCAAGGAACAGTTCAGGCTCCTCGTGCCAGGTGGATTTATCACACTTGAATGGCCCGCCGCTTCTTCCCACTGTGCCCATGGCACCGACCAGAAGCACTTAGTTTGCTATACTCCGGGACAAGCTTACGGCCTGCTAATCAAAGCAGGCTTCTATGCAGTAGATCTATTCTACTCTGATGGGAAACGTATCCCTCCCGACTGTTTTTGGAAGGGTCAGAGGAAACAGGGATACGTAGTAGCAAAGGCACGAAAACCAGAAAGGCTATAAGATGATTACTTACTGTTCTATGACACAGAATAGACTGTCAGAGACAGTCCGCTGCTTGCGCCGATATCTCCCTTATGTAGACAAGGCAGTTATTGTAGATGGTGGCTCAGTAGATGATACTATCTTCTATATGAGAAACTGGGAGGAAAAAGAGCCAAAGCTCAAGTTCTTCCTCCGTCCTTGGAACGACAACTTCTCTCAGCAGAGGAACAACTACCTCAAGCATGTCCCGGCTGACAGCTGGGCCCTGGTCTCTGATCCAGATGAGCTCTTCGAAGAGAAGACTATGAAAAGGCTTTCAGACCTCGTAGATTTAGCTGAGGGACGTGGGAAGGATATGATTGGGTTCCAGTGTCGCTCAGTCTCCTACAAGGGACCAGAGCGCGTCTGGGAGAACCTTGATAAGTATCACAAGCGTCTGCTCTTCAAGCGCTACGCCGATACTGTTTATGCTGGTAATCCACATGAGCATCTGAAGAACCATCCTCACCAGATTATGGACACTAAGCTGGTCTATGAGCACATCAAGCAGGAGAATGTGATCTGGCACCGTGGAGCTCGAAACCTATTCTGTGGTGGTGGTGGTCCCAATCTAGGGAAGAAGAATGAGAGGTGGATCAACCTCCGAGACATCTCTGCTAGTCTAGGTATCCATACCTGGCATCAGTTTGACAGCTATTTGATCCGAGGAAACATTGACGAGCGGGTCAAGGAATGGATGCATAAATACAAGGACATAGACGGGTTTGACGGAGCCTCTGAGCACCGTGAGATGTACAAGCTCTATTTCCAGGTGTATCACCCAGAAGAGGCCTAATCCCCACTATTGTCCCCACTTCTCTACATGCTATACTCTCCAGAGGAGTGGTCTCATGTCTGAAAACCCTACCTCTACCGATCTACGACTAGAACGCCTTGAAAAGAATGGAAAAAGATCTGAGAAGTGGTATGTTGGTCCACTTACTACCGTTCTCATTATCATAGCTGGGCTTGCTGTTCAGTGGGGCATGATGACCGCTGGCACAAGTTACCTCGAGAACCGAGTCTCTAAGCTAGAGGAGACAGTCTCTAAGCTTACTGTTAGCCAGGCTCGTGACGATGAGCTTATCAAGGGTATCAAAGAAGATGTCACAGAGATCAAGAAGGACGTGAAAACAGTTCTGGAAAATCGAGGGAGGCGTCGCTAATGGCAGAGTCACGCAATGGTCGTAAATTCAAGATGGGACTGTACCTGATTATGGCAGCCATTGCTGGATTTATTGCTGTCATGGTTCTTCCACATGTTGGTCCCTACTTCGCTACTTTTTTAGGTGGCCTAACTGCTACCTATGCAGTCTACTGTGGTGGAAACATCGGAACCCACATGGCCTATACCCGTCCTGCTATAAAGATAGTTCAGGATAGGAGAAAGGAGGACAGAGAGGAAGACTCTACCCAAAAGGGTCCCGGCCCAGCGGAGACCGGTTACACACCAGGAGTTCCATAAATGGCACTCACAGATCCCGAAATCAGACGTATCGAAGACATCGAAACTACCCTGAATACTCTTCAGACGGCAATCAACAATTCTGCAAGCAAGCGAGAGCTCAAAGCCGCTCTCTCTATTCTCTCTACTCAGCTTACACAGATTCAAGAAGATGGTGTTGGTCCAGCTCCCTCTACTCAGAGGATTACAGATCTCGAGACCACCGTCAACGAAGTACAGCTCGCGCTGAATAACAATGCTTCTCAGCGCCAACTCAAGGCTCTTCTTGCTGTCCTTCAGCCACAGATCAACTCTCTTAGCGAAGAGATCACTCAGCTTGAGCTCACTGGCTCAGGTGGAGCTCTTCAGGCTCACAAGGATGACGCCTTTGCACACGACGAACTAGACTCTCGTTACTATCTCAAGGCAGATGACCCCCTAGCTATTGCTGCTCAGGTTAATGTTGCTAGTGGACTAGATGTTGAGGGTAAGGTTCTTGTGGGATCTGCTGCTAGCAGTGTAGATTCTCCGTATACTCAAGTTGTTATTAGCCAAGGTGATACGGGTTATACTGCGGAGACTGGCATTATAGGTTTGGTATCAGAAGCTGTGGCCAATGAGTCTCTTGGCGCTATAGGGACAGTCGGTGTCGCAAAAAGTTTTGGTAGCAAAAATTCTGTTGGAATAACCGGTTTGGCATTATCTTCTGGCGCAGAGGATTTAGGTTGGGGTTTAGGTGTAGGAGGTTATGCGCTTCAGCCTCGTAATGCAATGAATGTTGGTCTAATTGGTCAGGCTATGAACGGAACATCCAACTATGCCCTTGCTATGTTTGGAGACATATGGAGTGTCGCTGCTCAAAATTGGGTTCTCGCTGACGACACTGCTTCTGGATTGTCCTTTAACTCGACCGACCACAGAGGTCTACTAGTCCTCGACACGACAGACGATCTAGAACAAGTTCGCATTGGTGATACTGCTGACTCTGCAGATTTTCCTGGTGCCAGAATGATTGTAAGTCATTCTGAGACAGGATATGTAGATCCGTTTGACCAAAATGTTGGGATATATACTGAGGCTCCTGTCATCGGGAGCAACTATGCTGCGGGTCTTGTTGCTGTTTCAAGATCGCTCGGAGAGTATTCTGGATATGGGATATACGCTGAAGGTACAGTCTCAGATACTACTGATGTTGGCGGCGCCATAGGTGCAACATTTTATTCATATCAACCTCATATTAGTGGACCCAATGTAGCTCTTGAGGTATATGCTGCAGGCTCTGAAACGTTCAATGCAGCAATATTTATCACCGGGGGAGACATTTATTCAGAATATACTGGTCTTGATTGGAACCTAGCAGATGATACTGCCTCCGGCCTTTCCTTTAACTCGACCGACCACAGAGGACTACTCGTTCTCGACACAACAGACGATGCTGAGCAGGTAAGAATTGGCGAGACAGCTGACTCTGCAGATTTTCCATATGCTCAATGTATCTTGAGTAAAGAGGATACTGGCTTTTTCTATACTTTCTCTAATCTTGGTTTAGTCACAGAGGCTGTAGCAGATGATGTCCGATCTGGTGTAGGGCTAATGTCTATAGGTGTTTTGTCCGACGACTGCGATGGAATTGGGATATCAGGATGGGGATGGGCTGGTGAGAATACTACCTCAAATAGATTTGCCATTGGCTTGCAGGGTCTTGCTATGGGATCTCATGTTGGTCGCAATGTGGCTCTATATGCTTTTGCTAGTGGCGCATCGGAGAACTATGCTTTACAGATTGATGGTGGTGATTTCTATAACTTCTCTGCGATGGACTGGATACTAGCCGACAATGTAGCTAGTGGACTTTCCTTTAATTCTCCAGATCATCGAGGATTGCTGGTATTGGACACTACAGATGGGTTGGAGCAGATGAGAGTCGGGAATACGGCAAGGTCAGCTGATTTTCCCTATGCAAGGGCTATCTTTAGCCATTCTGGCCCAGGTGCTGACCCCAATGAATATGCACGTTTTGGAATTGTAGGAGAGGCAAAATCTGACGATACTGAGTTTTTATACGGGTGCGGCGTTGGGGGCCATGGTTCCGTTGCTGGAAATAATTCTGCTTACGGAGGTTGGTTTATTGGAGGCGTATCCGACACTGATAGTTCTGGTTGGGCACATGGCATTGGCTGTTATGCTGTAGAGGATCATGCTGGTGGTCGAAATATAGGGGGGTACTTTTTTGCAGACAATAGCTCTATAGCTAACTATTCTATATTTTTGGCCCGAGGTGACATAGGGGCATACGAGCACGCCGGCTCAAAAATCTTTGCTATACGCTATGGCCAATCAGAATCACTAACATTTAATAGTCGTGATTTTGGTACAGATATTGATGTTTATCCAAACCTTCTTGTTCTAGACACAACAAGCGGAGTAGAGCAGGTTCGAGTAGGCAACACCGCAGACAACGCTGATTTTCCTGGGGCTCAGCTAATTGTAAGTCAGGCTGACACTGGTGGCTCATCCTCCGGTTATGCCGGCATCGTAGGTGAGGCGGAAGCTGATGCGTCGGCGGCCGCACTCGGCGGGTTATTTATTGCCAGGGCGACGACCGCGACCCAGGCGACAGGTATCAACAGCATTGCCAAGGTGTCGGCCCCGAGCGTAACAGGTGCTGCGATTGGTATCAGCGCACAGTCGTTGGATTCACATTCTGCTGGCCTAAATATCGCCATACTTGCTAATGCATCTAATGGCAGTGCTGACTATGCTTTCTATAATCTAGGTGGAGATTTTCTTTCCGTCGCGGCTCATGACTGGATACTAGCCGATAATGTAGCTAGTGGCCTTTCCTTTAACTCGGCTGACCACGAAGGTCTTCTGGTCCTTGATACAACAACTGACGCAGAGCAAATACGCATTGGAGATACGGCCGACTCTGCTGACTTCCCCAATGCTCGGATGCTTGTTTCTAAAGCCCACACTGGCGGAATATTTGACGGTAACTTTTCTGTTGCGTCAGAGAACTCAGGGGGAACTGCAGTATTTGGGGTTAGCTCTGTTGATGGTTCAACCCAGGCCAATGTCGTTTTTGGGATGGGGCGCGTACCAGTAACAGGCGATACTGGAGATGCTATAGGTATCCGTGCACATGCGACTAATGGCCATATTGGTGGCCGAAATATTGCCTCTTATCTTTGGGCGACTAATGGTGACGAAAACTATGCTCTATGGATTAATGGTGGTGATATTTGTACTAATGCCGCCGCCGACTGGCTCTTAGCTGATAATACTGCCAGTGGATTGTCCTTCAACTCGACCGACCATAGAGGACTTTTGGTTCTCGATACGACTGACGACGCTGAGCAAGTGCGTATTGGTAATACTGCGGATTCTGCTGATTTTCCAAATGCTCGGATGATTGTGAGTCGCGATGACACAGGGATGGATTTCGCAGTTTCGTATGTTGGTCTTGTGGCGGAGGCTGAAACTGACACTGGTACGAGAGATGCACGAGGCGTATCCGGCATCGCTAAGGTCTCAGGGGCTGGTTCTCAGGGTTACGGTGTGTACGGAGAGGCTGTTGGTTCTACGGGAACAGGGTGGCTTATCGGAGTTGCTGGTATAAGTTCTGAGGTAAGGGCGACAGGAGAGAACATAGGTTTGTTGGCGTATGCTACTGGAAGCTCTGAGGGTAATTACGCATTCTACAACTACGCTGGTGACTTCTTCAACTTTGCTGCGATGGATTGGGACCTTGCAGACAATGAAGCTTCTGGCCTCTCCTTTGATTCTACTGATAAAGAAGGCATCCTCTCTATTGATACTACTAATGACGCAGAAGGTATCGAGACAACAGGTTATCTGAAGGCACCTAAAGTACAACTAACTCCTGAGGGAGGTATTGCTGTCCGTCTAACTAATAAGACTGGAGCTAGCTCTGTAAAGGGGACGGTTGTAGAAATGTCTGCTTCAGTAGATAATGCTGTAGATGTGACCAGCATAGATTGTGATGATCCTGTTGGTGTTATCTATGAAGATGGCATTGCAGATGGGGCAGAGGTATGGGTAATAGTAAATGGTATTGCAGAGGTCCTGATAGAGAATAGTACTGCGGCGACTAGGGGATACTGGGTAAGAACAGGTTCTACTACTCCAGGCCGGGCTGATGCCACAACAACTTCTCCTCCTGGAGCTGATCCATCACACTGGCAGGAAATAGGGCACTGTGCAGAGTCAGTAGGTTCAGGAACAAACGTACTAGCAAAGGTAGTATTACACTTTAACTAACGGAGGGAGAGTTGGCTCTTACTAACGATCAACTACTGAACAGAATTGAAGCTCTTGAAGCTACGCTGAACTCTGTCCAGACGGCCGTTAACAACGGAGCGAGCCAGAGACAACTCAAGGCTCTGCTCGCCGTGATCTCCCCTCAACTCTCTACTCTCACTAGACAGATCAACGAGCTCGAGGACATCAACATCGGCCCAGAGCTCTCTATCCATATGTCGAACAGTTCTGCCCACACAGAGCTCAATGACCGCTACTTCGTCAGATCTTCCTTCCTTACAGAGAGAATAGCAGGAGCAGCCGGCGCCAACCTCCCTATCCGTACTGATAGTGATGGCTACATTTCTACAACCTTTGTTACTGTGTCTGGGAGTAGCCATGGTGAACTAGAAGGTCTTTCAGATGATGACCATCCTCAATACATGCTGGCTGATGGCTCTCGTGCGTTTGGTGCAGCAGTACTAGGGGTAACCCCTTCAGCAGATGCTCATCTAGCTACAAAGCTGTATGTTGATGAAGAGATAGCGGGATTCTCTAGTGATCATGGGGCCTTATCTGGCCTAGATGATGACGATCATGCCCAGTATATGCTAGCAGATGGGACTCGAGCATTTACTGCGGCAGTGACAGGCGTCACCCCAACTGCAGATCTTCACTTGGCTACAAAAGGCTATGCAGATACCATTTCTGTTTCAGGAGTTGATCTCAGTGCATACTTCCTTCTAGATGGTTCTCGTCCCGTCACTGGGAACCTCCTTGTTAGTGGAGTTCAGCTTGTTGGAGGGACTGCTAGTCAGGCTGATTTCCCTGGGGCACAAGCGATTGTTAGTCAGGCTGATACGGGCAAAGGATTCATTGGAGCGATCGGTCTTGTTGCTGAGGCGTTTGAAATCGGGGGCCAGGGAGTCGGTCTTACTGGCATAGGCAGGGGTAACCAATGGTTCTCCGGACTTGGGGTACAGGGTACGGCTGTTCCAAATGATACGGAGGACATTGCCTTTTTCTATGGTGGCTTTTTCAACTCAAACACCACAAGTTCTGGTACTAATATTGGTATTGCTACCTCTGCGTCCAACGCTCGTGAAGGCAATTATGCTTGGTACAATTTTGGTGGCGATGTCTCATCTCGTGTAGATAGCCAATGGTTGATTGGTGCCGATGCTGACCCGACAGACCATACTCAAGTTACAAGATTTATAGTAAGTGAATCAGATACTGGCTATGTAAACGCTGAGAGATGTGCGATTTTTGGTGAGGCCGTGGGGTCCCCAGGTAATTATGCTGCTACAGCCATTATAGGTGTTGGGAAGACTGCAGGAACTGCGTCAGCTACTGGTGTGATAGGTCGAGGTATTGTAACTGATACTAGTGACTCACAAACTGCCCTGGGGGTATATGGAGAAGCTTTTGGTACTCATGCTGGCGGCTGGAACGTAGCGTTAAGTGCATATGCGGCCAACGGTTCTCCTAGTTACGGTCTGGCAATCTGGGCTGGGGACATTTACACTGGCTATGCTGCCACAAACTGGGACCTAGTTGATGACGAAGCCTCAGGCCTTTCTTTTAACTGTCCAGGTCATGAAGGACTCCTAGTCCTAGATACGACCGATGGGTTGGAACAGATACGAGTGGGCGAAACAGCAGACAGCGCAGATTTTCCGAATACACAAATGATCGTGAGTCGAGGGGATACTGGGGCCACCGCTACTACTAACATCGCCATTGTTGGCGAGAGTATATCGTCAACAGGGGCTGGTATTGGAATTCGTGGCGTAGGCCAGTCAAATGATACCTCCACCGGATACGGTATGTTTGGCGAGTGTGAAGTTAGTGACCCTGCGGACGGTCGGGCAGCCTATGGACTCATCGGTAGGTCTATTAGTACTCATCCTGGCGGAAGCAATATAGGCCTTGCGGGACAAGCATCTGGGGGCGCATCAAATACAGCTCTTCTTCTGTTTGCTGGTGATATTAATACGCTGTCAGCCACCGATTGGACTCTAAAAGACAACGTAGCTAGTGGATTGAGCTTCAATACTACAGACCATCGTGGTCTACTGGTACTCGACACCACTAATGATGCTGAACAAGTTCGAATTGGTGACACGGCTGACTCTGCTGACTTCCCGAATGCTCGGATGATCGTGAGCCAGGCTGATACTGGTATCATCGACGTAAACTCCACTATCGGTCTTATAGGTGAGGCAAACGCCACCGGTGGGGATGGGAGCATTGGTCTACAGGGTGTTGCCAAGGCAAACGCTGCTGGCTGGGCCTATGGTCTTTACGGTTATGCAGGAGTTACTAACACAGCCGACACAGGTGATGCTATTGGTGTGGCTGCCATATCAGCCGAGACACACGCTGGCGGTGATAATATTGCTTTTCAGGTGTACGCTGACAACGGAGCGAATAACTGGGCGCTTCAGTTTCTTGCCGGGGACGTAGACTCTCGCATCGACAACCAATGGTTGATCGGCGCGAACGCAGACCCGACTGACTTTCCACTGGCTCGCATGATCGTGAGTCAGGCCGACTCGACATTAACCAACCCAAACCACACTGCCTTGACTGCTGAGGCTGTTGCTGAAGATGGCGTAGCTCTCGGTATTGGGATTGTTGGTAGGGCTGGCACCGATGGAGCGTTCTCTGCGATCGGCGTCACTGGTCAGGCGAAAGCGATTACCTCTGCTGACGCGGGGACTGCCTATGGGATGCAGGCGAATTCTTTGTCACCACATACGGGCGGTGAGAACATTGCGCTGCGTACAAACGCTTTCCAAAGTTCCGTTGCAAACATCGCTATTGAAATCAACAATGGCGATATCCGGACGCTGAATACAACTAACTGGGACCTAGCCGACAACACGGCTTCTGGTCTCAGCTTCAACACCACCGATCACCTCGGGCTCCTTGTACTCGACACAACCAACGATGCGGAAATGGTTAGGGTTGGTGACACTGCTACGAGTACGGATTTCCCACTGGCCCGCACAATTATTTCCCAAGCCGATATCGGAGATACGTTTACGTTTGGACCTATTGGTCTTGTTGTTGAAAGTCTTGCTATGGACACGATTGCTATCGGTGTCTACAGCAATGCGTCACTGGATACTGACTCAAACTTTTCTGTTGGCGGTTGGTTTACTGGATCTGCACAGAATGCAGAAGACACAGGTTCGGCTACTGGTGTAACAGCAACAGCACAGACTGACCACGCAGGTAAAAACACGGGCCTTTCGGCAGGGGCGTCTGGGGGGACCGAAAACTATGCTATTGAGATTGCAATAGGTGACGTGAGGTCTGACTTCTCTGTTGACTGGGATCTAGCCGACGATGTAGCTAGTGGTCTCTCCTTCAATTCGACCGATCATAGAGGACTTCTAGTTCTTGATACTACCGATGATCTAGAACAAATACGCCTTGGAGATACGGCTGACTCTGCTGATTTTCCGAATGCTCGGATGATCGTCAGTCAGGCTGACACAGGGGAGACCCATCCTGATAATATCGGGCTTGCTATTGAGGCTGTTGCGTCAGCCTCATCCGCCAGAGATGGAACAGCCATCATCGGTATTGCCGAAACTGACGGTGCTCGTGCGGCGTCCGGTATTATCGGCGAAAGTGGAGTATCTGCGACTGGTGATACTGGAGCAGCGCAGGGACTGGTCGGTCTCTCAATTCAGACTCATGCCGGCGGAGACAACAGGGCATTAGTCACATGGGCGGCAAATGGCGCAAGCAATTATGCCATCTACTCTTATGGGGGCGACATCTACACTGCGTCGGCTGCGATGGATTGGGACCTTGCAGACAACACGGCTTCTGGATTGTCCTTTAACTCGACCGACCACAGAGGACTACTCGTTCTCGACACAACAGACGATGCTGAGCAGGTAAGAATTGGCGACACTGCTGCGAGTGCCGATTTCCCGAATGCTCGGATGATAGTTTCGCAAGCCAACCTTGGTGTAACTGCCACGGCCGCCTATGGAATCGGTGTTGAGACCCTTACGGGTGCAGCAGTTATGGGAATCTCAAGAACTAGTGGTTCTGATTCCTGCATTGGTGGTTATTTTGCAGCAACAGCATCAGCTCCTACAGATACTTCCAATGCGACAGCTGTTGCGTCTTATGCAACCAATGCCACCGACGGGAGAAACATCTGTTATCAGGCACAAGCTGAAAACAGTACAGTTGAGAATATAGCGATTCATTTGTTCCGTGGTGATGTGAAAAGCTCACTGCAAGACCTTGATTGGTTCCTGAAGGACAATGAGGAAGCTGCACTAGAGTTCAAGGCCGGTCTCGATGGACCTGTTCTGTTTGCACTAGATACTACCGATGATGCAGAAATGGTTCGGATTGGTGAGACTGCCTCTGGAGTAGATTATCCAAATGCTCGGATGATTGTGAGCCAGGGGGACAGTGGGTTTGCTGATTTAGGTTTTCAAAGTCAAGGAATCGTAGGTGAAGCAAACGAAGCAGTTGATCTAAGGTCTGGTATCGGTGTTCTAGGTGTAGGCAGTACGCGATCAGGTGCGACGATCGATTATGGAGCCTACGGTGTCTATGGTGCTGGACGTGTAGAGAATTCTGCTGACGCATCTTCATCGTTTGGTTTACTTGGGTCTGCACAAGCCGTTCATGCTGGTGGCGATAACATTGGACTGGGTGTTACAGCAACCGGCGGCGCAAACAATTATGCCATCAAAATTTTTGCTGGGGATGTCCATGCCAAGACTGACAACCAGTGGCTCATTGGCGCGAACGCAGCAAGTGCTGACTTCCCACTGGCACGGGCTATCATCTCCCAGGCAGACGCCGGGACACCGCCGCCGACGCAAGCCTACAACATCGGTATCGCTGCTGAGGCTGTGGCTTCTGACGGCGTTGCCAGTGGTATCGCTATTGCTGGATGGGCGAAAACGGATGGAGCAAATGGCGCCTATGCTATTCGAGGAGATGCAGCACCGACAGCTACGGGAGATACCGGCACTGCCATTGGCGTTGCGGGCATATCGTCACACGCGCACATTGGCGGCGAGAACATTGGATTGGTGGGGCAGGCTGCTGGCAGCTCCATCAACAACTACGCTCTCAAGCTTCCTACTGGGGACATCAAGAGCGGCAACACAAATGCTATCGATTGGGACCTTGCAGACAACCAAGCTGCCGCACTGAGTTTCGATACCACTGATCACCTTGGTCTCCTCGTCCTCGACACCACCAATGACGCAGAGCAGGTTCGAGTTGGAGCAACTGCTTCTGGATTAGATTATCCCTACGCGCGGGCTATCTTTAGTCAGGACGATGCTCATTTAGCGACTATTATGGATGGCTGGAATGCTGGTTTAGTCGGTGAAGCAAAAGCCAGTGATTCGAACACTCGTTTGGGGGCAGGATTACTTGGTGTCTGTGAGACTGATGTTGGCCGAAATGGGTATGGTGTTGTTGGTTATGGGATGGCAGAAGATCCTAGTGCTGGTGTTGCTGCGGGTGGTTATTTTGCTGCGGCTGCTGCTCGGACAACTGGAACAAACGTTGGTGTTGTAGCATGGGCAGCCAGTGCTCCGACTAATTACGCTATTCGAATTGTCGGCGGTGACATTGACTCGACACTGGCTGGCGGGATTGATTGGGACCTGAAAGACAACGAAGCTGAAGCTCTGAGTTTTGATTCTACTGACAATCCAGGATTACTTAAGCTCTCTACAGTTAATGGGGCAGAGTCAGTAACCGTTAGCGGTATTTTCAATGTGGGAAGGAATTATTTTGGAATCTTCCCTATTATTAATCTAGGGGACTACTCATATCTCACAACAAGTGTTCAGTCTTGCACGCTCGGCATTTATGATACAGATTTCGCTGCAGGATTTGTCCTGAGAGGGACATCATCTACTGAGATAAGTATGCTTGCTGCAGATGGTATCGGTCTAGCTGAAGTAACTGCCGGATCTCTAACTATATCTGGCCTTGAGGTTGATCAAATAACAACTAAGGAACTAGCCTATGAGGTTTCGGGCATCGATGCCGGGTATGGTGCACTCTACGCTAAGACTGACGGAGCTCTGTACTATAAGGCACACGATGGTGTAGAGACCAACCTTACTGGAGGTGGGGGTGGCGACTTCGAGAGCGACGGCTCGGTCGCGATGACTGACGCCATCGAGCTAGAGAACGGCACGCTGATTGATGACAGCGCCGACGGATTCTTCCGCATCATGAACGCGGCTGGGCAGGGCATACGATTCGATGTCGACACTACCAATGGGATTTGTTGGATGACCCAGGAAGACGGGACAGCGCTCACGATGGCAATGACGAACGCCTTCGTCGGGACGTTCCTCATTGAGGGCGGGGGCATGAATTCGTCGGGAGGCACCGACAACATACCAATTAGCGTCGCAAACGAGGGCGGCACCAACCAGGGTGGTTGGATGACGCTGCACACAGGAAACCAGACGAACGTGGGCGACTTCGATAGCGGCGCCCTCACTTTGTACACCGGGACCACAAACATCTTGGGCGACTCCGGACAAATCAACATCTACACTGGTGCGGCGGGAGGCACTGCGGGCAGCTTGATTCTCGGCACGGATGGAACGGATGCGCTCACGATTGATGCGTCGCAAAACATCACGGTCTCGGGCGTAATCAGCTTTGCTGGTGGTACTGCGATTGGTCCGTATACTGTCGGCGATCCCGTGGGGACTGACGGCAACCTCTTGATCGTCGACTCTGCGGGCACCAACGGATGCATTTTCGACAACTCAACGTACAATGGGGTCACCTACTTTCGCGCCGAGGATGGCAATGCGCGCGTCTTCGACGTTGCCTTGCTCAACGCAGCTACCCTCTACATCAGCGACGGTCGCATCGGTACGCAGGGGATCGGCGGTATCAAAGTTCAAGGCGAAGATGTTGAATACGACAACACGACTGGAACGATGGACTTTGGTAGCGCCGCGAACACCCATGCTGGCAACTACGACACTGGCCCTACTAACGTTTACACTGGGGCATCGACCGGTGGAGCTTCTGGTGATCTGAATCTTTATACTGGTGTAGGAACACCAGGAGATATCAATTTTGCTACTTCTGGGGTTAGCAGTGTTCATATGCAGATCACTGGTGACGGAGCCATCATGCTACCGACAATCCCAACCTCTGACCCTGCTGTCGCTGGGCAGCTATGGTCAAATGGTGGAGTTCTCACTGTGAGCTCTGGATAAAAACTAGTGCTCACTGGTAATCATTGGTAAAACGATAGCTGTTTGTTGTTGTCTTCACTCGAGACCAACTGTATAGTGTATGAGCGGCAGAAAGAGAATTTCATGGCATATGACAGTTACGACCTGATGAAGGCGACAGATGATCACATCATTCGCCCCAGGTTCCAGACAGAGCGGGAGCGACGCTTCTATCCCTCTGAAGCATCAGTACAATTTAGGGACGAACATGGCGATCTCACGTCCCACGGGGGATGCTTGCGTTCTAGTTACTTCCGTATTTCAGGGGAGTTCGAGGGGACTCCGTATGAGGCCCGTTCTCGTTGGATTTTTAAGCAGGGAGACGGTGTTGAAGAGATGCTCATTAGAGAGTGGAAAGAAATGGGCATTTGGGTCGACAATAGCGTGAAGTTCATCGACAAAGAGAACAACATTTCCGGCGAGCTCGACGCAATCCTTGTTGAGCCTCCAACTGGTCAGCTCTATGGCGTAGAGGTCAAGAGCTTCTATGGCTACTTTGCAGAGACTCAACTATTCGGTAACCGTAAGGTCAAAGCCTTCCCGAAGATGCCTCAATTGCTCCAGACCCTGGTGTATTTGAACCACTTTGAGGATCGGCTCCCCTTCTTCAGGATGGCCTACTTTGCTCGAGACTCAGTCAAGCGCAAGACGTTCAAGATTGAGTTTGAGAAAGAGGGAGAGGTGAAGTTTCCAAAGGTAGATGGAGAGGTTGTTCGCTCCTTCACCATGGGTGATGTTATCGACAGGTACAAGACTCTTCGTAATCATGTTGAGAGCAAGACTGTCCCACCACCTGACTATGAGCTCAATTATCCTGAAGCTAAGATCAGAGATTTTTATGGAAAGAAGAAAATATCAGAGACTAAGTTCCAGAAGTGGCAATCTGGGAAACTAAAGAAGCATGAGCTCGTTGGTGACTGGCAGTGTAGTTACTGCAAGTTCAAAGAAGTTTGCTGGGGTAATTCTCAGCAGTTGCTAGTGTAAGCAGGAGATTCTCGTGAACATTAAGAACTATGACGAGGTTGTTCAGCAACTTCGGGCATTTTTGCCTTCCTATCTAGAAGACAAAGGCATGGATACTAGCGCAGCGTTTCGTTGCATCTCTCCTAACCACGAAGACAAGAGCCCCTCTTGTGGCATAGTCCCAAGTAAGGACAAGTTCCATTGTTTTAGTTGTGGTGTAGTAGGAGATATCTTCGATGCAGCTCACATGCTAGAGAACAAGCCTCTATCAGGACCAGGTTTTGTTGATGAGAACCTGATTCCCTTGGCAGAGAAGTATGGAGTAGTCGTCGAGACTGTCCCTCTGACCCCAGAACAGCTTTATGAGCTTGATACCTACAGAGTGTATAAGGCTGCAGCAGATCTCATTTCTCATGCCAAGAACCCAGCCGTTGAGAAGGCTATTAAGAAGAGAAAGTGGAGCAAAGAGATCTGTGTTCGCTATGGTGTAGGTGCCGTAGAGACTTATCAGTCGTTCCGCGACCAACTCAAGAAGGCAGGTTGGTCTGCCTCTTTCCAAGATGACGTAGACCTCAACCGCAGTGGTCTTTTCGGTGAAGATAGTCTAATTTTTACCATCAGAGATGAGCATGGTCGTCCTGTTGGCTTTGCTGCGAGGAACCTGAAGTTCAACGGAGACAAGACCAACGGCTCTAAGTACAACAACCAGAAGACAACTGGTGTGAAGTGCAATATTTACCGCAAATCAGAGCGTTTGTTTGGTTTTGATCAAGTGCTTGCTACTCGCAAGAAGAAGGACAAGACCATCTACATTTTTGAGGGTCAGACAGACGTACTTACAGCTGCTGAGAACGGTCTCAACAACACAGTTGCAGTTGGAGGAACAGCTCTTACTCTGGAACAGGTACAGATGCTCAAGCAGTTCGGATACTATGATGTCATCCTCTGTCTTGATGGAGATGGTCCTGGAGAGACTAGGACAGCCGCTCTATTAGACTCCGTTCTTGCAGGTCACAAAGACCTGTCAGTACGCATCATCAATATTCCTGAAAAACAGGACCCAGATGACTTCATCAAAGAGAAGGGAGCTGCTCAGTTCAAGCGTCTCAAGAAGTGGTCAGCGTTCGAGTGGAGACTTTCTCACTTTGACCCTGAAGCAGACGATGATGAGGTCTGTAAGGCGATGATCCCTCTCATCGTGAACGAGACCTCCTACATTGAGCAAGAGAAGCAGTGCAAGATTCTTGCAAAGGCCACCGGTATCACCATTGCTACCGTTCAAGCCGAGCTCTCTCGTCTTCAGAACCTCAGAGAGGCAGAGAAGGCTCGAGACAGGAAGAACATCATCGACCGGATGGTGACTGCTCTGACGCGTGATCCTTCTGCTGCTGAAGAGGCCATGTATTCTGCAGAAACAGACCTATTTGACCTTGCTCGTCAGTATGACGAGGACAGTTTCTCAGAGGACTCTTGCATTGCTGTGCTTGATACTCAGAAGAAGTATGAAGAGGCCAAAGATGGGTCATTCTCAGGGTATATCCTAGGTCCTGACCTACAGACATTGCAAGATGCTCTCTGTGGTGAGTGGAAGAAGGATGTTTGGTTCTGTTTCGCTGGTAAGGCTAATGCAGGCAAGACCTCCTTTATGTGTAAGCTGACCTATGAGATCGCTTCTCGAGAAGAGAACAATGCGCTGGTTATCTATCACTCTATCGATGACACAGCTGAGCAGATCATCCCTCGTTTTGTTGCTGTTGCAGAGGGTAGTAGGAAGTTGACGTTAAATCAGGTCAATGACCCTAACTACCACGTGAACAACATCGTTGACGAGATTGGGCAGAAGCAGTTACTAGAGCGACGTGAGACTGGTTACTCTGTTATCCGTGATCTCATGCGTCGTGGACGCCTCATCATCAAGGACGCTAACAACGGCAACTCTCTATCCTATGCTGATAGGGTCATTCGGTACTACAAGAAGAAGTACCCAGATCGTAACATCGTCTACGTGCTAGACAACTTCCATAAGTCTAGTGACCAGCAGAATGCTGCTAAGCAGGACGAAAGAGTCCAGTTCAAGAACATGTCTAAGAAGATCAAGAACGTGGCAACTAAGAACCACTGTCTGATCATGGCAACAGTAGAGTACCGGAAGATTAAGAAGGGCGAACGTGCTGGTAATGAGGACATCGCCGAGTCTGGACAGATTGAGTACGATGCTAACTTCGTCGGTCACTTGTACAACGAGGTTCATGAGCAGGGAGAAGACGCAGGCGTTACTCACATTGAGATGCGTGATGGCGTGCCTATCCCTCTACCAATCATTGAGATCAATGTAGGTAAGAACAAGATTACTGCGTTCAAGAACCGTCTGTACTTCAACTTCTGGCCAGAGAGCTCTGACTTCTGTTGGACTGATGGAGGTAAAATTCAGTCGGACAGGCAGGAGAAGCTCGAGGACCTCCGTGAGAAGTACGAAGAGATAGTAGAGAAGGAAGTACTGCCAAGAGGTCACGCCATCGGACGTGCAATGTACATCTTCAAGGAAAGATTCAACGTAGATCCACCATGGGAGTGGAGAGCTAAATTCGACGAGAAAAAGTAATGAAATACCTACTTATTTCGCTGGAAATGGAACAAGACCGGAGGGAGCTCGAAGAACTCGGGCTCTCTCCTCTTGAGATTGAAGGCTATTTTGAGTGTTTTGCTGAGAATTACTTCCCTGAGCTAAACTCACTAAATATACTCAAATTGGACTAGGGATAGAAATGCAATACGAATATGAGTGTCAAAAGTGTGGCCAAAAGCAGGTAAAGATTGTTAAACTAGACGAAGAAACGACACAGGAGCCATGTGAGAAGTGTGGAGCTAAGCCAGGGAAGCTCAAGAGAGTTTTTCTGACACCGCATCCAACACATGGAACCTGGGGAAGGTGGCACACATGAAGTCGATGGTACTTAGTATTCTGCTTGGAGTAGCTCTAGCTGTCTGTCTTGGTCTACTGGTCAAGATTGCACAGGTGAATGGTGCGCTTGAGACAAGCAACGAGGCTCTTACAGAGAGCTATATGGAAGCTGATCTCTTGCTTGGGAGAGCACAAACTCGATTGGGGAAGATTGAGATTGAGAACACAGGGCTACGTGACGATATCAAAGAGGAGATCGATGATCGTCGTGCTGTCGTTACCATGTACGGAAAACTGAAGGCTAGGTACAATTCTTTGTACAAGGAAAAGACTAAGGTAGACATTGTTTACTATGAAGGGGAGACCATTGAGCTTGGCCTGGAGTGTTCTGACTTTGTTCCAGGCCGGCTGTACGAAGCTATAACTAAGAAAGTGCTGAGTCCAGTCGCCAAATTTGAGGGAGGAATAGCGAATCACGAGATCATAATCAAGTGTAGCTATCTGCCTCGATATGGTGACCGTGTCCTACCATTGACTATTACCTATGAACTGTCACTTACACTAGCAGGAGAGATAGTTGAGTCCCGTTTGCCAGACGGCGGCATCAACCACTACGCCCAGATCTGGGCCGTTGACAGGGAAGGTAAGAAGGTGAAGCAACTCGAGTTCGAGGAGCTTACCTTTATTGTCAGAGATGAGACGACGCCACGCTTCTGGTGGTGGGCTCCTCATATCGATATCGGACTTCTAGCTGGTGCACACACTACCGCTGAGTTCAGCATGGGTGGGTCAGCTGGGATGTCCTTCATGGGCTATGGTCATACCAAGAATGACCTCTCTTGGAGGTATCCGCGCCTGTCCTTTGATTACGTAGAGGAACCTGCAATAGGTATCACTCCTGTGTTGTACAATTTAGGCGAGAACCTGCCTCTAATCAGTGATCTCTGGGTAGGTCCTCATGTCACATGGGGATTCAAGGACGAGGCCTTTATTGGTATCCTAGTTGGGTCGGTGCTCTAATGATAAGTAGCCTTGTTCTCGTTATTTCCCTCTTTTCTACAGCTGTCCTTTTTATGCTTGCAGGAATATTTGCCCATAGGGCAATAGTTAAGCCAATACTCTATCGTGACCCAGTTATTGTTCATCCTCAGCCAGTCAATGTAGAGGTAGATATGGCTCCGTTTGTACGTGAGGTACAGCGTATTCCTAGCAAGGTACTCCAGTCTGTACAGGGGTCAGTGAACGCGAACAAGGGAGTCCTTGGTGAGCTCGTTAGTGTGCTCAAGTTGAGGGCAGAGTATGATCGGATCATCCCGATAGGGAATATCGCTGACTTTATCTGTATCAAACTACCTACTGAGTCTCGTGAGGGAACGATTGACTTCGTTGAGGTCAAGAGTGGTGGAAGAAAACGCCTGACTGCAGAGCAGAAAGCCCTTCAGAAGCTGGTCGAGGAGAAGAAAGTCCAGTTTGTAAAGGTAGAAGTAGAGACTACCATTGCAAGTAACAAGTAGACAACTCCGCGCATTCGCTGAGTGCCCTGCATATTACCGCTTTAGTGTTGATACACTGAGAAGCTCTGCTCCTGTCCGACAATGGATAGTTGAAGATATCGTTAAGAAATGCTGCTTACAAGCCGTTGAGACAGGCTGGAAGGCCGATTGGCGTCGAGTAGTAGGTTGGGTAGACAAGAAAGTGTTCGCGGGCATTGAGGTGGACCAGGAGGAGAGATTTAAGGAGGCTAGGCTTCTTGCTGAACATGTCCTGAAGTCTCTCCAGCGTTGGTATAAATCCTACTACCTGGATATGGCTGATGATGCCTATGTCGACCTGGATATATCGTATGAGCTTCAAGGACAGTACGTCATAAAGGGATGGATCCCTGTTGTTCACCTAACAAACCCTGTGTCTATTAGTATAGTGAGAGCTATCGACGAGACAGAAAGAAAGATGTACAATAACCTAGAGATACGGACGTTAGCTTGGTTACTAGATAGTCATCTACACTGTCACCAGGTTGCTGTGAATGCTCTATGTATTGGATCAAGTGGAGGATTTGAGCTAAAGCGCTTTACGGTAACTCGTGAGGGTATTAAGCGGACAGAGACAGTGATCAGACAGCTAGTTAAGTCTATTGAAGCTGGTATTGCTTACCCGTCTCGGACTGAGAAGTGCCAAAAATGTCCCTATTTTAGGAGGTGTATACTCTAATGCTAAAAATCAAGGATCAAAAAGGAAAGCTAGTTGGTGTCCTCAAAGACGATGACACTGAGCCCCTAATGGTGGTAAAGTCAGAATGCACTTGCACCAAAGATGAGTGTAAATGCGAAGAAGAGGAAGAAGGAGAAGAAGAAGATGCAGACGTGGACTGATTACGAACGTCAACGACAGATGCTCGAGAGGCATGAAGAGAAGAAGGACCTGGAGTGTATTACCTGCAAGGAATGTGGGAGCCAGTTCTTCGAAGAGGTACTGGCCAACAGGTATCCACTTAACCATCAGCCTCTGATTGTAGGACAGTCTGTTCCTCCAAAGTCGGGCCTAGTTCCCTATGTTCTGTTGCGTTGTGTTAGATGCAGTGGGATGATTGAGCCTCGTATCCTTCATAACCCGCGTGACCTTGGTGCAAAGGACTACACTAAGTTCATTGATACCATGAAGGGTAAGGACGATACCAGGAAGGGAGAGGATGAGGTTCAAAACGAGAAACTCTAACATCTTTCCTCTACCTGGGAACCCTCACATGATGCACCTGGGGACCATCGAGTATGGTCTCCGGGAGTTCGTAGTGATGCTCTGTCGAGCAGGGTCCTGCCAGGGAAAGGTGTACATAGAGGAAGTAGTATTGAACTCAGTAGATTGGCGCAATGATGTCTATGCCCACTGTAAGTTCATCAAGGACGATCATCTAGCCAATGACCTAGCCCGTTTTGCAGAGGATCAGAAGATTACTGACCTGGAGAGGGTGACAGGGATAATGGCAGAAACGGGGAAAGTATGGATACCAGCTCGTTAAAGAATCTGATCAAGAAAGCAAGTGAGCTTCTCTCGGCAGTTGAAGAGCTAGATAAAAAGGAAGACATAACAGCCACTAGATTCATGGACATTGCTGCTGAGCTTGAAGGGACAGAAAATCCTGACAAGGAGACGGTAGAGAAGCTGCGAACAGAGATAAGAGGTTCGGTTGCTAGTCTAGCTCGAGATCTTATGGAGTACGAGCTCGACGAGTATGATCGACCTCGCGGTTCTATTGTTCCAGCCCCCTGGGGTATGGTTATCTCTGGGGCTAATCAGTTAGAGACGACTGGGATCCAGCTCGATACATCAGGGCAGTTCTTGCGAAACCCAGTTGACTACTTTACAACTACATAATGAATATTGCAGAGAAGAGGGTAAGGCATTGGATAAGCTTGCACAAGGCTATCAAGGGTCTTAGGTACGAAAGAACTCTTGCTGAGTGCAGAATGACTAGCGTAGCAGCTGACCCAGTAGAGGAGGTCATTGAGAAGCTCTCAGGTGAGCTCGCCAAGTCCATAACTGATTACATAGATGAGACAGTAGGAGGAACAGATGAAGACCTCGAGATTTAGGCATTCTTATCGAGAGAATGCTTCGGCACTTCACCGTAGAGTGGGGGATGCTTTGAGAAACTCCGAGATCTTTAAGAACTGGCAAATTTACCAGGAGTACCCGGTCTGTAGGGTAGCGAACGACTACCCCTTTGGTAGCCAGCACTTTGATTGGGTCATCCCAGGCCTCAAGATAGTTATAGAGTGTCATGGCAAGCAACATTACGAACCTGTTGCCTTTGGTGGAGATCATGAGGTCGCCGACCAGGCATTCAGAGACGGACAGATTAGAGATAGACAAAAGAAAGCATCAGCACTAGCTGCAGGATTCACATACGTAGAGATTCCCTATACAGATGAGAATCTGATAGATGAGCAGTATATCTATGATATGATCATAAAAGCTGGTGGCATCTGCCTTGTTGAGGAAGATGTACAGAAAGATGAACACTATGGGAAACAACAGGAGATCAAGAGCGAGCTTCTACGGAGGGCTAAGAAGAGACGTCAAGAACATCTCGAGTCGGAGAAGCATAGAGAGGAGCTCGATAAGGCGCGTGAATATCGTCGCCATAGATACAGAGAGCTTAAGGAACGAAAGGAAAGAGATGACGGACGTTAATACTGCTGATGCGGAGGTTCTTCCTTGCGATATGCAGCCAGTTGATATTTCAGGTAGCCTGCCAAGGCACACAAAAAAGAAGTATGCTACGCGCAGTGTCTCTGACATCAAGCGCATCGTTGTACATACTACCGACTGGGATTGTACCGCAGAAGAACTAGCTGCTTACGACATTGGTCCTAATCATATCTCTAGCACTGGTTGCCCAGCTATCACCTACCATGGTCTCATCATGCCTAATAGCGAGTGGCACAAAACCCTTCCCTATGAGGAAGTGGCCTGGCATGTTGGCCCTTGGAACACGGGTTCAGTTGGACTAGCCTTAGTTTTCCGAGTCAGTGATGGCTTTGGAGCTGACTACTATGCTCCTAAGGAAAAGCAGATCAAGAGTCTCATGCGAGCATGTGGTTCTCTCTGTCTGAAGCTAGGTGTTGAACCCACAAACATAGTGGGACACAGAGAGCTCAAGCATACTGGTTGGTTCTGGTTCAAGGGGAGCAGGAAGCTAAGGAAGACTTGTCCAGGTCTGCGGGTAGATATGGACGAAGTCAGGTCAAGAGTCATCAAGTATGTACAGCTCTGTCTGCTCATGCATAGATACTACAATAATTCTATCGACGGTCTTTGGGGACCCATATCTAAAGCTGCTTTCCAGAGCTATCTAGCAGAAAGGGAATAGAATTGCATGAGATTTCATAAAGTAGTCTGGTCTCCTGTAGAGACTGACTTCCTAAAAGCTAATCGAACCACGATGTCCATTAACCAGCTCTCTCTGGCACTTGCTAAGTCCAGGGCCGCTGTGAACAGGAAGTGCGACGAGCTCGACGGTAAAAAGGTCACCAAGAAGATGGGCAGAAGGTCTGTCATTGGTAAGAGAGCTGATCTCAAGCAGTTCTTCCGCTCTAACTGGGAAGCTAACGTAGCTCGTTGGTTCAACTTTAAGGGAATGCAATGGCAGTATGAGCCGCAGGTATTCTCGTTCCTCGAGCACGGGATCAAGAGAGGTACAGTGAGCTACTGTCCAGACTTCAAGGTAGGGGCATTATGGGTGGAAGTGAAGGGAATGTTGGATGCCAAGGGGATGACAGCCATCAGGCGCTTTAAGAAGTTCTATCCTCTGGAGTTCGCTAGGATGAGAGCTATCGTTGGTCGGCCTGGTACCAAAGCTGACAAGTTCTTCGAAAGTCTAGGCGTGCCGCGCATGGCCTATATCAATCAGCTCGATAAGATACACAAAACCACTCTTCCCCACTGGGAATAGCATGGACATCTTCACAGAGTATAGGAGCGACTATGAGGATCTGGTTGAAGCAGCCTGGCGAGCCTATACAGCTCGACCTATTCCCTCCACCAAGGGGCACATTAGGGCCATTGGACGCTGTATTAGCGCAGATCTATATGGACAGTTGGAAGAAGAAGATTTTCGCCAACAGCTCGCGATGCTTTGGACCGATTACTACGCCCAGTATGTGCAAAACAAGCCAAACTCTCGCCTTCGATCCTATCTACTCCGACGATCAGTGTGGGGACTCAGAGACTGGCTACAAGGTATCGGACACGAAACTGATGAAATAGGTCGCTATGACCCTGCTACATCTTCATGGGATTTCTCTTGGATAACGACTACGGATCTCCCTCTGACTAAGTGGGAGAAGTACCTAATCTACTTGAAATATGGACAAGAAAAGTCTATAAATGAGATAGCAGAGATATTGCAGAAGGATAGAAAGACTATCAGAACTCGCCTCGAAGAGATCTTCGGGCAACTAAGGAGCCATTATGGTAATGCATAAAAGAGATCAGTCTGATCATGTGAGAGAGATGTTGAGTGAGCAGGGAAAGAGTGGTGGAAGTAAGACCGAGCGTGTCTACCCACCTGGCATCGAGGACCTGCATAAGCGATCCATCGATGAGGTGGCGCAGACACTCGCTCATGTGCTACGAAGTAAGCCTCTAATTACAGAGATGCATTATGTAGCAGGCCAGTATATTGAGCTGACCTTTACACCTCCTCTGTAACAGACTCGTCTTCCTTCTCAGGACTGGTAGGAGGTTCTGGATTCAGGACCTTCCCTACCTCTTCCCTCATCTCTTCCTCGGTAACGATGCCCTTCTCAAGGGCGAGGTTCATTAGCGCTTGGAGATGAGTAGAGATCTGCTCTAGTCCCATTGCGTGGCGATGGATGTTCTGGACGGTAACACCGACATCATGAACAAGCACATCGATCAATGCACTCAGTGCCTGAAGGGTCTGAGAGCTAGCCCCTAGTCCCTGTCCCAGGAACCTGGTAACATTCTCAGCCTTTGCATCGTCAAGGACCTCGCGGCTGCTGCTCAGTCCCTCGAGCTTCTTGAGAAGTAGTTCGAGGCCTTCCTTGCGCTGCTTGTCCATGAGATCAACCATGAACTCTGCACTCTTCTCGGACCGCTTCTCTAGCTGATCCTCTAGGTTCTCTACGACTGGAGCTGCTGGCTCAGTTGTATTGTCCTCTGTTCTCGAGGTCGGTAGATCGATTACGTTGTCATCCATTTTAGATGTTCTCCTTATCAATTAGTCTCTTGAGGGATCGTACATCATCCCAGGTTTGTTGCTTGTACTTCTTCATCTGTTCGGGGTTAGATGAAGAGTGGAGTATAGCAGCTGGGTGTAGCATTGGGAACACCAAAGCCTTGAACTCCCTAAAGATTTTACCTCTTACGTCACCGATCCTAGGGACCATGTCAGGGCCCAGGATGGCCTCTGATGCTACCTTGCCCAGGGTGACGATGATTTTGGGCTTCACAAGCGAAATCTGAGCGTCTAGGAACGGTCTACAGTTGCGCCTCTGTGCCACGTGAGGTGTGTGGTTTTCCTTCCCTGAATCCTTCTTGGCTACCGGTCTACATAAGACCACGTTGGTGAGGTACCAGTCACTGGTCTTCATGCCAACAGCATTCCAGATTTCATCTAGAAGCTTACCGGCAGGGCCAGTGAAGGGTTGACGTGTAGAGTCTTCCTCTTTTCCAGGGGCCTCACCTACGATCATCTTGATCGCAGAGTCAGGTCCTCTGGCCACACAACAGCCATTGATCTCGGGCTGGAATCCCAGCTCACAAAGCCTGCATCCCCTACTTGTTAGGGACAGGCGCAAACTCTCTGTACTGACGAATTCTACTTCGTCCTTGTTTTCGATGGGTCTCATTACTAGCCTTTCATTTTCTGATCCAGATAGTTTGGTTGGGGAACAACTATCTCCTCTTGAATCAGCTCACAGATGTATCCTCTAGGGATTAGGTCTCTTCTGGTCCACGCTTCTCCCTTACTGTTGATAAGGATAGGTAACCATTCTTTAGCGTATCCGTCGTAGAACATGGGCGTCTCGTCATCGAGACCGACATCCCCGTGCTCTGGGAATTTAGGAAGCATCTGCTAACCTTTCATCTTCTCGTCTAGATAATCCTTCTTGAGCTTGGTTTCTAGCTGAGCAAGATTTTCCTTATATTTACTCTGAAGAGTAGTGGCCTCTTCTTTAGTGAGTCCAAGGTTCTGCCATCCCTCATCATACATCCAGAAGGTTGCAGTTTCTGTGTCGAACCTCACCTCTCCCTTTGAAGCAATGATAGGAAAATCTCTTGGCATTGTGTACCTTCCTATACTATCAAAAGCCATTTAGACATTGAATACTGAGGCAAAGAGCTCAGCTACTGCGCTGCGCTCACACTTGAGAAGCTCTAGAGAAGCCACTAGTTGACTCTCTTGTACGTTGCGATCATTGATGAACCTGTAGATACCCGTCTTCTCTTTAGGTATCTTCTCGTCTCTTTGTCCGAGGTCTCCCATGATCACTATCTTTGACCCCTCTCCTACTCTAGTCCCCAGGGCAACGAACTCCTGGAAGTCTAGCACCTGACACTCGTCAGCTATGATCCAGGTGTTAGCCCAGCTAGCTCCCCTGATCAGCTGGAGAGGAACGAACTCCATGTTGTACGCATCAGTTGCTATGCCTATCTTACGTTCATCATCACCCAAGAGGTGAGAGATGTTGCACATGTAGTTCTCTAGGTATGGACCGAACTTCTCGTCGACATCACCAGGGAGAGCTCCTAGACCATGCTTCCCTACCCAGGACATTGGGCGGGTCAGGATGATCTTCTTGAAGGTGTTCTGTTTCTCTTCTATCTTGTGCAGTGCTGCTGCAAGGGTGAGCAAGGTCTTTCCTGTCCCTGCCTTTCCCGTTAGTACTACGACCTTGATACGATCATCTATGAGGGCATCGAAGGCCATCTTTTGCTCTTTGTTGCGTGGAGAGACTCCACTAACCGCGAAGCTATCTGGAAAGCGTAGCAGAGCCAGCTTATCTCCTACCACCCTGGTGAGAGCTGACTGCTGTCCGCCTGACTTGACTACTATGTATTCGTTCTGGAAGAACTTGTAGTTCTTGTTGAAATTGACGCTAATGGACTTCTCACTGTAGAGCTCGCTGATAATTTCTGGTCTAACCTCTATTACTCTGACTCCAGTGTAAGATTGTGCCACTTACTCATCCTCCTGCACCATTAGTCTCATTCGTACGAGACCGGGGTGCTTTCGCTCCTCTTCTTCCATCCTTTTTATCTTCTCTTCGAATGCAATGAGTGATTGGTCTGCCGCGCCTATCAGGGCTAGTGTGTCTCCAACTATATCTACGATGTAGAGTTCAGAGAGTAGTACTTCTCTGTTTGTTACTGAGTGAATTATGATTGAATATGGGCCATTAGGCATTCCCCCATCTAAGTATTCTTTTCTCGAAAAGGAGATTTCAACTACTCTTTTGCCCTTAGCCCAGTCAAACTGAGGCACTGCTTCTCGAAGAGAGAAGCCTGTTATGTCCCTCGGTCTTCCGTAACCACAGAGAACTAGATCATCGAATGAATAGTGTTTTGAATTGTTTCCAGGTTCGAGAGAATCGACTGGTGCCATTGGTGTTGCCTCGTGTGGATATCTACTTCTGACAACATCCATGCTGCCGCTTTGGTAAACCATTGGTCTTCGTACTTGTTGTCGAGGTAGATTACTTCTTTGATTCCTGCCTGTATGATAGCCTTGGCACAGCTGTCACATGGGTACAGTGTAGCATATAACTTTGCGCCAGTAAGGTCTGCCTTGGAATTACCTATTGCGTTCCTCTCGGCATGCTCTATGTACGGGTACTTGGTGTTTAGCTGGTCATCTGAGCCCTTTGCCCAATCTCTGTTCCAGGGGATACGAGAAGGAGAGATACCCTTTGGGGTCCCGTTGTACCCTATACCTAGAGGCCTGTTGTCTGGCCCTACTACATAGGTTCCAACACATGTATTAGGATCAGGACTACGTCTTGCCATAACCATAGCTATGAGCATGTTGGTGTCGTCCCAGGTTGTTCTGTCTGTTCTCATTAGATGTCCACTACTATCGGAGCATTGTCCGGTTGGTACTGTTCTGTACAGATAGAGGCATTCACGAACTTAGTCCTCCATCACCGCTTGCATGCGGTCAAGGCTTTGATCAATGGTTGCTTTTCTAAAGCCATGGGCAGGGAAGCCAATGATTGCTTTTCGCTGGGTAGCACAGAGGCCACAGGCCTCACAGGTAGGTCTCTTCTTGTCATTGCGTGCAGCAGGACAGACTAGGACTTTGCGGCCACCAGGTGTACGTAGAGTCGTGCTAGTTGTCGTGCTTGGTACCGTTGTAGTAACCGGTCCGATGTTGAGCTCAGCCAATCGATCAGCTTCTCCCAAAGAATCGGCAGAAAGATTGACAGTAAAGCCTCGAGCGTTAGCTTTGCTAATGGCATCTTTGTTCCACTCCGAAGTAAGTCCAGGTTCGAGAACCTGATAGTGGGTATACGTGAACCCTCTCTTCTTCTCGTTAGCGGAGCATAGCTGGTTTAGCGCTTGCTTGTCAATCCTTAGTGATCGGCTCTTTCCTTTTAGATCCCCGGCCTGGTTATGTCTCCATAGCTGACCATCAGGAAGCTCCCTGATTTTAGCTATGAATGTAGCCCAGTCCTCTCCTCTGTTTTCCTTGCTTACTTCGTCCCAGTGGTAGCGCAGAGGTCCACCATCAGCATAGCAGCCACTATCCTTTAGTGGGCAACGCTTGGGACAGGTGTCTCGAGGGCTGGTAGTGACAGGGATAGGGCCTGTCTTACTGTTTGTGCTCTTCTTCGTTATGTGGTACTTCATCTTCTTCTTTCCATTCTACGAAGCCGAAGCTGTGTAGAGGTTCACCGGGAGTGACCAACCAGTAGGCTTGCCTAGCTGGAGTATCCTTAGCTAACCTGTCGGACAGGTCATTGGGACCCACTAGGGATCCGTTGGACACTATGATCTTCCCGTTCCAGTCGCCCACCTTCCATTCATGGAAGTGCCCATGAACCATGAAGTCACACTCCCAGTTGAACATCCAGCCTGCAATCTTTACTTGCATTGCTGGTGTCCCTGAGTGCTTCACGCCCTCATGATAGGCAAGGCCTTTCTTGTCCTTGACCGTAAAGGTCCTGAACGGATTGAAGTCACATTCTAGGGACAGGTCAGAGTCCTTGTAATGCCTCATCAACAAGCGGATGCTGTGGTAGACAACATTGTCCCAGTTGGTCTTCTCTGATACTGTCTTCCCTGCGCGACCATGATTACCTGGGACGCAGATCACCCTCACCGGGACCTTGAATAGCTTACGGAGAAGGACCAGTAGTTCCCACAGAGCTTCAGCACATGCCATCACCTGGTCGATAGTAGAACATAGTACATGGGAAGCCTGAGTAGGATAGATGTCCTCTCCCTCTACTGTGTCTCCTACTATCGCTAGAGCGATCTCATCGATCTTGTGGCCCCTCATTCTTTGGTGGATTTCAGGAGCCATAGAGAGTAGGCGCTCTCTTGCCTTCTCTAGGTTATACCACTTAGTCTGTTGTCCAAAGTGGAGGTCAGATAATAGTATGCACAGGGTACTGTCCTTGCCTTCTACTGGAGCTCTTGCAGGAGGGAAGTCTAGCTTCTTTGAGGTCTCAATCATTCCCTCGAGCCAGGCCTTGGTCCTCATAGTGAGGAGCGACTTCATCTTGGAAGTAACTGCTGGGATATAGAGATGACTCTCTTCTCCTAGCAAGGCGGCTAGGCGAGAGTTGACTTCATCGTCATCATCGTGCTCAATCTCTTCTGGATCAAAGGCGTCCCGCAGTACCTTGATCTTCTTCTGCACAGAGTCGTAGCTACGGTGACCAGATCCATACTCCTCCTCGTACAGCATATAGATTTCTTTGGTATTGAATGTTAGGTGCTGTCTCAAAAAGTCCAGCTGTTCATCATTCCAAATCATTGGAGGCTCCTAGGTGTTCTGGTTTATCATCTGTTTGAATGCGAGGAGAAGTCCACCACCAATTAGCAGTAGAGGCCATAGTTCTACTAGTACCCACAGCAGTCCACCACCTATTGCTATACCGATTCCCATTGGGACGAGCATGTTATTCGTGTTCATTGTCCAACTTTGCTAGCTCTCGCATAAATGCTCCCTTGTAGTTTCCTATCTTCACTACAACTGGGCATCTTGCTTGCATCCCACTCTCTGTCTGGAATGCTACTCGCACCTCGTGCAGAGTTCCTTTGTACTTTTCTATCAGGGCCAAGAAGTCTTTGACTCTTGTTGCCTTGACTGTTGTCTCTATCCTCTCTGGTATATCTCTGGTGATCTCTGCTTTCAGCGGAACTATTCTGCTGATCATTATCTTAGTGATTCTACCGTCATCTGCCTCTGTTACATCTACTCTCCCATTGATCTCCATTGGTCTTGGGTCATCTAGTAGGTGACCACACTTATCATAAACATTGGGGAAACAAATGGAATCGATGCTCCCTGTCATATCTTCTAGCGTAGGGAACGACATTTGTTTCTTCTTCTTTGCTGTTGTAATCTCACTGTGCTTGGTAATAACCACCGCTAACGAAACTTTCGTCCCAGTGTTCATTTGCTTGACGTCTTCAATAGCATTGAACTTCTGGCCAAACGCTCCTGTCATCACTCCATCCAACGGGTGGGACGAGACGTAGAAGCCGAGGAGGTCATGCTCATCCGCTTGAATGATTTCTTTGGGAGACTCGTCGAGCTCGGATAGCTCTGGCCATGCTGGTGGGACTGGTCTCACAGGAGGCTTGAGAGTACGGAGCTTCTTCCCTTTCTCAGAGAGCTTCCCATCTTCAATGTCTTTCTCTCGTTGCTCACATGCTGCCAGCTTCTTTGCATATGTGTTCAGCTTACTCGAGTAGGCCTTCTGTTGCTTCTTGTGCTCCCAGATGAGAGGGATGGAAGCAAGCAGAGCTGCACGAGTCACACCGAAGCTGTCAAAGGCTCCAGCCTTGATGAGGGAGTCTACCTTCTTGCTGTTGACAGCACTGGTGTCTACTCTCTCACAGAAGTTACGGATGTCTGTGAAGAGGCCACCCTCTGTCCTCTCCTTGATGATATCAAGGGAGCCAGCCCCCAGGTTCTTGATAGGACCTAGCCCGAACCTGACTAGCTCTGGCCCGTCAACGTGGAACGTGGCCCTGCTGTTATTGATGTCAGGTGGGAGGACCTTGATGCCTAGTCTCTTGCACTCGGCCAGGTACTTGATCATCTGATCTTTGTCACCTGCATCAGAGATCATAGCTGCGCACATGTACTCTGTTGGGTAGTATGTCTTTAGCCAGGCAGTCTGGTAGGTGATCATGGCATAGGCAGCAGCGTGTGATTTATTGAAACCATAGCTGGCGAAGCTAACCATGTCCTCCCATAGAGTGTTGCCCTCTGCTTTGGGAAGACCATTCTTGACCCAGCCCTCTTTGAACTTAGGCTCATGCTTGGCCATCTTCTCTGGGATCTTCTTTCCAATAGCCTTGCGCAGATCATCAGCTTCAGCTCCTGTGTATCCACAGAGGTTCTTAGCGATGTGCATGCAGTTGTGAACTATATGTCCTGACACATTGAACTGGTGTGAATGCTTGGTAGTAATGTCATATACTCTTCTTGTTCCAGCGTGCTGGATATTTTTTACATAGGTATAAAATGGAGATTCTTCTATTTGTAACTGTGTCAGTATCAGACTAGGGATAGAGCTTTTCCTGATCCAGGGAAGCTTGCTGTTATATTTGTCATAACTGTAGTTTTGCCTGAAACAAGCATCTTTAATTGACTCTGTTTGTTTTCTTCTTCGGTCTATAAAAGAGTTGATACGTTTGCGCGGATAGACTTGTGATTCATCTTCTCTGCCCTCATAAGGTAAACTCTTGAAACCATATTCTGTCCAACGGAGTTGTTCAAGGTTACTGAAGTATATACGATTAGTTCGAGTAACATGACTGATCCCTAGTTGGTTCATGGCCCAACTAATATCATTGATTAATTGGGGAGAAGTGCTGGTTATATGCCATGGTTTTCCTGGGAGAACAGAGCCATCAGTATCTATCAATCCTCGTATACAAGCCGCCAGTAACGATTTACTTTGTCTTACAAAAGAAGGAATTCGTTTCTCTTGTGCTGTTTTTCCTAACAATCTATACTCGTTTAGTTTCTCCATTACTGGGGACCGGAATTCTCCTTTTTTAACTGATGGTCCCCTTCCTCCCTTTCTTTTAACACTTATATACCAGCATCTTTCGTGAAAATATTTTACTACTTCTCCCCATGGTTTGAAAACCTTAGCTAGATAATCAGCAAATTCTTGTGTCCCTGTAGCTATTGTACAGCTTTTGGTGACACACCCATCTCCGAGAAGAACTCCTACTCGGTAAGATTCTCCTATCAGGTCTGTCTGGTCCGCCTCAAATGCAAGGGAAGTATTGCACATATGGTTTATACTCACCTTGCGAATAAGCTGTGATTCTTTTAGGGAAGAAGCCTCTATGAATTCATCTGAATTAGTTAGAGGATTATAGGCTAGCACCTTATGGTCTGGTGTACACGAGAAGACTCCAGCAGAAGTTTCTATCTCTAAACATTCTTTCATTCCAGTATAGGCTGTGTCAGTTACTTCGTCATAATATCCACATACCTGTACCTTGTCCCCTGTTTTAATGTCTTCTATCGAGACGGGACCTTTGTCAGTCCAGATGGGGGAGCCTTCGGGACAACATTGTTCTTGGTAGATTAGCCAGCCATTGGTTGGGGAAAGGATAGATTCGAGTTCTGGAACCAGATACTCTGCTAGCCGATTGCCTGCGCGTACCTCTAAGTATGTATCCTTGTAGGCTGAGGTCATCGGACCTGGCCGGTAGATTGCCACTAGAGCCGTGAGATCATCAAGGCATGTTGGGCGAATCTGTACCAATAGGTCCTGCATACCTCCGCTAGCTTCCAGCTGGAAGATGCCTACCTGGTCTCCGCTACGCAGCTTCTCATAGACCTCGTCATCTTTGATGTCTATGTCTCTGATGCATATTCTCACATCATGCTGTTCGCGAACTAGATCTACGCAATCATGAATCTTCGTCAGAGCATCCAGCCCCAGAAAGTCGAACTTGATCAGACCCACTTCCTCGATGTTGTTCATCTCCCATTGGGTCGTTCTTTCTCCGCCTTTTCCGAGAAACAGGGGGACGCTGCTCGTCATGTCCGTATTGCTGATTACCACACCGGAGGCGTGGACACCCACATTGCTTATATGATCCTCCACCTTTTCTGCCCATCGAAGGACCTCCCCTTGTGTTGAATTTGTACGACGGTAAGCATTGAGCTCTGGGACTCTCTTGATGCTATCGGACAGAGGTACACCCTTCCCGTGGACAGGAGCAAGACAGAGCTTGGCTAGCTGATCACCTACTGCATAGGGATGACCGAGGATCTTAGCGATGCTTCTGACAGAGGCCTTGGCTCTCTTCATGTTGAAGGTACCAATGTGAGCTACTCTGTCGACCCCGTACTTCTCTATGACGTACTGGATTACCTTCTCGCGTGGTCCCTTCTCAAAGTCCACATCGATGTCAGGCATAGAGATACGAGATGGATTGAGGAACCTCTCGAACAGAAGCCCCCACCTGATTGGGTCCATGTCTGTGATGGTGAGGCAGTAGGAGACAAGACTCCCAGCTGCACTACCGCGACCAGGACCAACATAGATGTCGTTGTCTCTTGCCCATTGGATGAAGTCTTGAACGATGAGGAAGTATCCAGCGAAGCCCATCTTGATGATGGTCTTCATCTCAAACTCCAGGCGACTTGTATATTCAGGATTGTCATTGAAGCCTCGGTCATAAAGGCCTCTCTCACATCGGTAGGCAAAGTAATCGTTAAGCTGGCTCATCAGGTTGATCGAGTATACTACACTTGTCTTTCTGCCACAGCAGGAAAGCTTCGTAGTCGTTAGTGTCTTCCACCTTAAATTCTGGTGTCTCGTAACTGCCTAGCTTGAGCTCGACGTTACAACTATCAGCAATCTTTCCAGTGTTCTCGAAGGCTTCCTCTGCCCCCATCTCGACTGCTGATCTGTATAGACTATCTGGTGTCCTCATCGATAGATCTGATCTCTCATAGTTGCCGCGCATATTCATCTCTTTAAGCTCAGCTAACGTCATCCCCATCTGCTGTGCCATGATGAGATCATGTGTTGCCTTGTCTTCTTCTGTGAGGTAATGACAGTCAGAGGTGATGACTAGTGGAGCCTGTATTCTCTTCGCTAGCTTGATAGCCCACTGGTTGAATGAACGCTGTTGCTCGATGTCATGGTCTTGGATCTCAATGTAAAAGTTCTGGCCAAACGCTTCTATCATCCGGCCGCCCCATACCTCTGCTCCCTTGAGTGGGTCAGAGAAGATGCCTTGGTCGTTGAACTCTCCACCCTTGCCCAGGATTCCTCCTAAGCAGGCGGACATTGCTACCAGGCCTTCGGATCTAGCTTTCAGGTGCTCCCAAAAGATTCTAGGCTTGTAATAGAAGTTGTTGAACTGTGCGTTGTTGCTCAGCCATATCAGGTTCTTGAGCCCTGTCTCGTTCTGTACTAGGAGGACCAGGTGTCGATTGTCCCTGGTCATCTCCTCTTTAGTAAGGAAGTCTGGATCGTCGGTGACATAGGCTTCGCAGCCAAGGATAGGCTTGATGCCCTCCTTCTTGCAGGCCTTGTAGAACTCGATGATTCCGTGCAGCACACCATGGTCGGTGATGGCACAGTATCTCATCCCAAGTTTCTTGGCTTGCTTAGCTACGTCTTCTACCTTACTGACTCCGTCTAGTATACTGTACTCAGTATGCAGATGGAGGTGGCAGAAGTTACTCTCTGGTGGCTTCGTCGATGGCACTAATTAGGTCTCCCCACTTCTCACAGCTGTTCGAAGCATCATCTTCTCGTAGCTTAACAGCTACCTCTGACAGTAGTCCGCTATACTCTCTGCGAATAGCCTCCGCAAAGTTAACGAGCATGTCAACTGATGGTGGAGCAACAGGGGAGAGCCCCGGCGCAATTCCAAACCAATCTGTTACCCATTGTTTTGATGATTTCATAGTGCAGCCTTAATTTTCTTTACTAACTCTGGAGTGTTACGGAGAGTCTCCACTGTGTTTGCCTCTCCCTGACCTAGCCTGTCTGTCCCATAAGAGTACCAGGCACCACTCTTCTCGATGATGTCCTTGGCTACTCCAATCTTGAGAAGATCTTTCATTACGTTGATCCCCTTACCGTACTCGATTTCAAACTCGGTCTCTTTGAATGGAGGAGACACCTTGTTCTTAACCACCTTGACCCGGGTTGCGTTGGCCACATATTCTTTCTCTCCACTGATCTCGTTTTTGTCGTTCCCTTTTACTCCGCCGATTCTCCTGATGTCTAGACGTTGGCTTGAGTAGAACTTGAGTGCGTTGCCACCAGTGGTGGTCTCAGGGCTGCCGAACATGACGCCGATCTTCATGCGGATCTGATTGATGAACATGATGCTAGTTTTTGTTTTATAGCAGACTCCGTGAAGCATTCTCATAGCTTGGGACATAAGCCTTGCTTGACGTCCCACATGTGTATCACCAATATCACCCTCGAGCTCTGCCCTAGGGGTAAGGGCAGCTACTGAGTCTACTACCATGAGGCTCAGTGCTCCACTCTTAGCAAGTTGGAGGACCACATTGAGAGCGTCTTCACCACAATCTGGCTGAGAAATTAATAGCTTGTTTGCATCTATTCCTAGAGCTTTCGCATAGCTGATGTCTAGTGCGTGCTCAACATCAACGAAGGCAGCTCGTTCACCTAGCTTCTGGATTTCTGCTGCTGCATGAAGGGCCAGCGTAGTCTTCCCGCTGGATTCCGGGCCAAACACTTCTATCACTCGGCCTCTTGCATAGCCATTGTGGTAGCTGCCACTAAGGGCCTTGTTGAGAGAAGGGCATCCTGAAGGAAAATAGAGCACGTCCTTAAGAGCCGGCCCCTCTGCCATCTGAATTATTCCCTTACCGAGTTCTTTATCTAGTACACTAAGTGCTAGTTCTAGGGCTGCTTCCTGAGGATCTATCTTCTCGGGTTTAGCTGCCTCATCTTTGTCTTTCTTCTTCTGTGCCATGATCTTCTCCGTGTTTCTGTTGGTATCTTCTGGCTACTTTCTCGCGAAACCAGATGACATCAATATCTACCACATCCAACAGATCCTCTAAAGACATTTCGAGATCACCCCACATGATTTTATGTTCGCTATCGAAGATGAAACTGGCAGCCGTTTTCCATAGATAGATATCACTAGGCAGATCAGAGCGCGACAGAAGAAGATAGTCTCGAACGGATTGCTCGACTACTTTTAGGATAAGGAATCTATATTCCTCTATGTTGGGGATGTAGGTGTTCAGTAGGAACGAGACGGTGCCGTGGGTGTGAACTTTATCGTACCTTTGCATTACCTTCTGGCGGTACTAGCTCACATCGGTCTGAGTCGCAATACTTGCTCTCGAACCCGTCTGTTTCATTTACCTTCTTTAGCTTCAATGGCTTCAACTTCTTAATAGCCCGCTCGTACTCCTCTTTTGTAATCGGCTGATAGGGAGCATGTTTGAATCCGTGACCCTCGAGAGGAAGGAAGCTGACTGCTTTCAGTCGTGTTTCATAGAGCGAAAGAGCTCTCTGTATTTGTTCTGCTTCTTCTGGTTTGAAGGTGACTGTGACTGATACCTGGTTGTCTGCCCAGTAGTACTGCATCTGTGCAACTAACTCTAGTTGCTCCCAAATTGTTAGGTCTGCTCTACTCTTGAAAAAATTATCCTCTTTTACAGGGAAGTAGATAATCACGGTGTTGACCCCTTCACCGTCACTGTCTTCTATTCTATATCCTGATCGCTGCAATGCTTCTACTAACTGTGAACCTCTATCCATGCGGATAGTTCTCCAGTAGTATTCTGCGTAAGGGAAGTGAATACCAGGGGTTGCTCCTGGTAACATACTGACTGTTCCTGATGGCTTGACGCTTGTTACCTTAATCGACCTAGGAACACAGAGCCAGCCGGAGTAGTCTTCGTCGAGGTCTTTGATGAAGTGGTACCCTTCGTCACACCACCTCAGGTGCTCCCTGATGCCCCTGAGAGTGATTGCCTGAGCAATTCCAGACTGGGAGGTCCCGATGCGTCTGTTGCGCAGCATGACGGCATTGGTACGGCCGTTGTGAGTCGGTAGTAAGGTGACTGTTTTTGCATAGAGATATGCAAACTTCAGTGTACGCTTATAGCTCTCTAGGTCTTCGTGTCTGGCGGGGAAGGTTTCGACTAGGCAACAGAGCTCGTAGGATTCGAGTGTCTGTTCGCTGCAGGGGTTGCAGCCTTCGGCCAAACGATCCTTCTTGTTCGGTGGATCACATAGCCGGCCATACCGACGTGCTGTGTCGAGCCAGAAGTATCCAGGCTCACCGTTCTTAGCTGTTCTCTTAGCTAGGCCACCATACTCCATACCTACTTCGGCATAGACACTGTTGTTACTAGTCCATCTCCATTTGTCGATGTACTCTTGATTCTTCTCGGGATCTTTGAGGTCGAGATAGTTTTCATCTTCTGGATCTCCCAGCATTATCTCTGCTGAACGACGGACGTTCCCTGAGACAACACATCTCCCTATAGCATTGAACAGATCTACGATTGCCTGACTACTGATATGGTCGTCGATGAGAGGGCTGAGAATATCTGGGATGTCTTTGGTGAGTTGCTCAAGTGGCGCAGGGCCACTGGCTGTTCCTCCGAAGCCATTGATAGAGGCTCCGTAGGGACGAACCCCGGAATAGTCAATTGTCTTGGGGATACTTCCTCTTCCGAAGTAAGCATCGATGTAGACTCTAGCGAGCTCGACCCATCCTTCTCTCGAGTCATCCACAACCATCGTACAATCACTATACCTGGGCTCCTTGATCTTTATCTTTCCTGCTCCCTTGGTATCTGAACCTACTCCTACTCCGAGCATGCTCATGTCCATGAGGAAACAGAACGGTTCTGAGTACTCTATGTTGATGTTCTTAGTAGAGACAAAGCTACAGTTTCCAGTAGGCATGCCTCCTTCTAACGTGAAACTGGATGAATCTGGCTCTGTTACACAGAAGACTTCTTTCTCTTCTAGCTCGTGAATTTCCTTCACTATGTATGTAATCGCTTTGCGAGATAAAGATAGTCTTCTGATAGGAGCTGATCTTATTCCGAGATTTGTTTCCATTACTGGACTGTAGTAGTCTCCCGTGACACAATAGCCTAGTAGTGGGGCTCTTTCGATGGCCCAGTCGATAGCCTCATGGTTTTGTGAGTCTAGTCCTACACTCCCTCCATTCTCTTTGGTATGACCATCAGCAGCTATCCAGCCGTCTAGAAACCCTTGTCTATATTCTAGAGTGTCGGTATCTTCTGGTAATCTCTTTAGGTTTTTGGCTGATTTTATTGTAACTACCTGATCTCCATTATAACTAGGGGGTGATGTGGTAGAGATATAACCCGTGATTCTTTCAAGGATACGAGTATATTTCTTATTTTTTTCTCCACAGAGTCTAATAAAGTGTCTGTCAGGGTAGTAGGTATGTCGTGTTCCATCGCCGAATATTAAACCATGTACAAAACCATGCTGGTATTCTTCACTCCAAGAATAGAATACGTCCTTGGATGGATCTGGTTTACTCTTATAGGGAGTAATCGTTACTTTGTCTCCTACTTGTAGTGACGTTGTTCTTGACCCATCTGAGAGGATCCAGTTATGATTTGGTGTAGCTACATATTCCAGATTAAAGTTACTGCGTCGCCCGCAAGGCTTAAAGACTATTGCCTGAGTAGGTTGCTTACCAAAGCTTTGTACAGTAGCAGACTTCAGCCTGCCATCATAAGTACGAACTTTGATTTCACCTGCTTCAGCAGCATCTCTTAGAGTCATTAGTGCATCGTGACCAAAGAATTTTGTGTCACCACTAAAACAGTTGTTCAACGCAGCTGAGCCCTTCTTCTTGACGAAGTCTGTCCCCATCATCCAGAGACCTCGGCCTGGTGGGAGAAACTTCATCTCCCACATGAGCCGGAACATCTCCTGTGCTGAGTACTGGGCCTTCAACCCGTTCCATGGGAGCTTAAGTCCCTCGCAGTAGACTTTCTGAACCTCATAGGTTCCTTCGACTACACGAGAGATTGTCTCCCAAAACTCTTCGGTACGATCTTTTCCAGGGACAGGCCTAGCATAGGTACGCTTGAATGTAATGTACCCAAGCGGTCCCCAGCTAGGCTGCTTTCCCTTGAACTCTTCCAGGAAAGATTCCTGGAGCTTGAACTCGCTCATTAGACGTCAGTCCCTTTTCTCCTGACGCCAGCTGCTTGTAGAAGTTGGTCCATCTTGTTAGCTAGTGTCTCTCCTACTTGGAGGACCGCTAGTCCTACTTCGTGAAGTCTCTTCTCTCCACGTCCTGTGTTGGTATCATAGATGAGACTGAGCTGACGATCAGCATGTTTAAGACAGCCGAGTAGGCAATCTAGTGATGCGTCCTTACCGAATGTTTGCCAGATCCATTCTCCGTCTTCAG